AGTTTCGGTTCGTTTAGGAGTTGTTCAAGTTAGCTTACCTCAGAAACAGCAGTACTAGGGGCACTCCTAACAGGAACTATAACTCAAGCCGCGCCCCGCGCCTTGGTTCATAATAAGGTAGTTGTTGATCTTAGCATGAATTGTTGTTAAGTAGAATAAACTCGCTGGGTTTGAACTAAGGATTATGTATGTGCTATAGGAGATGTTATGATGTCGTCTGACATGATTGTAAAGGTTCCTAAAGATTTTTTAGATGCATTTCCAGTCACAACTTCTCGGAAAGTGATCAAAGAAGGACTCTCTGAATTCGCAGGTTGGAGTGACCTTGAGAAAGTAGAGATTATGAACTCCCGCATGTTCAGTGCGTTTGACTTACAAACGTTCCTGAGCATTCTTTTTGTGTTCACACAAGAAGAGGTGCTTGATCGAGAGTGGGCGACTCAAGAGGGTCACTTCATTCCTACAAAGGTAACAGTTTGTCAATGGAGTACTTTTGTGAAGCGGTATCGAAAGAGAGAGTTCTATAGCGGGCCTGAGATCTTCGAGAGTATCAAGAACGTCGCAAGTATAATGTACGTTTTGTCTTGGAAGAGTAGAGTAAAAGAAATTCGAAGACTTCTCTGGCATGCTGCTTTGTATTACTATGATGGTGGTAAATATAATGAGGTTGATCTCTTACGAGGTAGAGGGCGGCATACTAAAAGACTTTCGGTTGGATTCGCTGTTGATGGAGATTTTTGGGAAGCTTGTCAGAAAGGGTTTCACATCAACATCGCTCCTATTCTTGATTTATCAAATCCGATGGCTATTTTGTTAGGAGTTTGGATCCAAGGACAAAAATACACTGCTATTAGAGAAGATCGTCTTATGCGGTATGTATTTCGAGATTTACCTATACGAGCCTCCCGTAAACGTGAGAGTATTTTTAGGGCATTTGATTTGTTAAAGCGAACGGGCCTTATTACTAATTGGCATCATGATGACGAATTTGGTTACCATAAGTACTCCTGGCAGAAACCTGAGAGGTTCACATATAACCCGGCCTGGCGGTACCCACCTACGTAGTTGACATCTCTTATCGTTTAGAAAGCTTTCGATGACCTCATAGCTATGGGGTTGCTTGAACACTGGTGGGTTGAAAAAGACTTGTTGAATAGGTACCGTTACCACTGGAGGAAAGTTGAAAGGTTCAAATTTAATGAGGGGTGGTGGCACGTGAGTTAGCAAAAATGTGGGGTGTAGTGGGGAACCGGGGACCAAAATCTTAATCTACGTAAAACTGGCATGCCTTTACACAAAACCGGCAGGCTTCTACGTAAAACCGGCAGGCTTCTACGTAAAACTGGCGATTTTTGCGCAGCTAACTCGTTGAACTTTTTGGTGATTTTGAGCGTATATAATATAACAAGATTTAACAATCTTGTACAAAGGACGCGGCGCGTCTGCTGCGCCGCCGCGTCCTTCTTTTGAGAAGAAAATGAACCTGCCAACCCAGAAGGGGATGGGCACTCCTAACAGGAACTATAACTCAAGCCGCGCGCGCCCGGCTTGGTTCAAATTGTTGAAAAAGAGGCTAGTGTGTGTTAGTTGTTGGAGAAGTCTCTATAGTTGGGAAACCTGCGTACTTCCATCGCGAAATTTTCGCGAATTTGTGCAGAATCGCGCGTACCTTCAGCACTTAAATCGTGGGTACCTATCTAGGCTATATCAAACTATTGCTTAGGTATGTACCTGCGTAAAATTCGCGTAAAATAAGCGCATCTGAGCGTCTATTTTGTGAGGTCTCAGCTTTAGTAAGTACAGAAAAAAGGAGGTCCATTTATGACTTGTAAGTTTTCCTTCGAAGTTCCTTTGAAAAGCCTTGAGCTTCAAGTTGAGTTTAGTGATTATATCTTCGCTATAGCTCCTTGGTTTGAAAATGAGACTTACCGTAACTTCGTACACGAACACCGTTCTCAACTCCCTCTCTATCTGGACAACGGTGCTTATGAACAAGGAGCTTCTATTGACATTAAGAAGTACATAGAGCTCATCCAAACGTTACGCCCAGACGTAGTGGTTGCACCAGATGTGTATAGTGATAGTAAGGGTACCATTAAACTCACTCGTCAGTTTTTCAAACACTCACTTCCTGCGGATACTAAAGTTATGATTGTACCTCAAGGACACAGCATCATCGAGTGGACACGGTGTTTACGTATCCTTTATTCTGAGTTTGAGAACCGTTTTCATTTGGTTGGTATACCTCGAGTGATGTATCCTAACAGATTATTTCTGTCAGTTTATTCATTTAAGTTGACTTCTAAACCAGTTCACATTTTAGGGTGTCCTGACCCTAGTGAGCTACCCGAAATTTTTGATTCGGGAGTACCTATTGAGTCATTGGATACTTCTTATCCAACACGTAAAGCGTTAGGAAAGGTAGGTCTGGATGATCGGATCGATTTTTTTAATGATAGAGTTTCTTTTAAATCGATGCAGAAGGCAGTAGAAGAATTTTTTCAATTGATTCAAACTTGAGCTCGTTTCCTTAGAAAGGAGGTTGTTAGATGGAATGGACGATTTGTGAACGGCCTGCGGAAGTTTATGATATTGAACCAACGCAAAGAAGTGCTGTTGTGTTATCTTCTGGCGGCCTTGATTCTTCGAGTTTAATCTCGATGTTACTCAACCTAGGTTGGGACCTTACTTTGATTCACTTTGATTATGGTTCTACTCATCATGAAGCTGAATATCACGCCTTCCTCCGGTTGGTTGAGCATTTTGGAATTGAGAAAGAGAGGGTTTATGTAGTTGATCTTTCGTCTCTGAAGCGATTGGTTTCTAAAGGAGTTGCGTTATTAGACGATCAAGTAGATGTACCAGAAGGGTACTATACCGAAGAAAGTATGCGTCAGACTGTAGTTCCTGGAAGGAATACGGTAATGATCTCCTACGGACTCGCCCTTGCGGAGTCCTTAGGGAAGAAGTTCGTTGCTATCGCAGCTCATGAAGGTGACCATTTTATTTATCCTGATTGCAGAATTGACTACCTGAGGTATATGTCACAAACAATTTTTCTTGCTTCTGATAGGAAGGTAAAGTTATTAGCTCCTTTTGCCCATCTTGCGAAATGGGAAGTTGTTTCTGTCGGGAATAGATTTAATTGTCCGTTTGAGTTAACGTGGTCCTGTTATAAAGGGGAGCCACCAAAACATTGTGGCACCTGCGGTACTTGTGTTGAACGTGCTGAAGCTTTTCAGAAAGCAGGAGTTGAGGATCCTACTATCTACGATAAAGATCCTTGCTCTTTTCTTCGGAACAAGGAGGATTGAGGATGATTGAGGTTCTTAAACTAAAGCGTAAGGACAAACCTTGTGAGGTACCCGGTATGTTCGATTCTGTGTTAACGTTAGTTGTTAAGGGAAGTCGTTTTGAGGTATTGTGTTTAGAGAGAGCGATTTTTAAAGCACTACAAAAGTTAACCAAGAAGGTTTAATTTTACCTAGGAGGCTCCCATGCAAATTACAGTTTGTGATGTTTGCGGTACGCAAAAGGACGTGCAACGAGTTAGTTTTTCATATGACCGCCGTGCCGATGCTGCTGGATCCGTGGAGGATGTATATGAAACTTTTGATTTGTGTTGTAAATGTTACCTGAAAGCTTTGAAAGCCGCCGTTAAGGAGGAGATCAGAAGGAAGCACCTTAACGAGTACTTGTTCAATAAGAATTTGATTGAGATCATTAGGATTCGACAGGAAACTTCAGCTAAGAAATGGGAATAGGAGGTACACATGGCATTATTGGAGAATGTTCGTCATCCTAAACACTACACTCGTGGTAAGATTGAGGTAATTGATTTTATTGAAGATCAAGGATTTGATTTCCTTGAGGGGAATGTAGTAAAATATCTTGCTAGGTATAAATGGAAAGGTGCTCCTTTAGAGGACCTAAAAAAGGCAGAGTTCTACCTTGAGCGCTTGATTAAGCGGGAAGAAGCGCGTCGTAGAGGTTGATCCTCCTCCTTTCCCCGGCCGCCGCCCACGGGTAAAGTAGCGCCTTAATTAGAGGTTGCGAAGGGCGGCTTTTTTCTCGTGCTATGCCAGCAACTAGAGATGTAGTTTTTTGTCCTAGGTGTGGTTATATAGTTGAGAAGTTTCCTACTTACCGATTAATCGGGTGGTATCGATTAACATATAGTATTTGCCCTTTCTGTCACTATTTTGGTAAGTTGAGAATTGGTAAAACGTGCTTTGACTTGTCTCACTTGTTTGAGTTTGTTTTCCTTCCTCCGTCTTCCATTTTACGGAGAGTCCATCGTCGGCTTCGTGGTACCGGAACCCTTTGAAACCTTTAGAAAAAATTTAGTTTTGCTCTTGCCCTTCTTTGTAGTTACTATGATAATGACTTCGTTAGTCTTACTCGGGAGTGCTTAAATGAATTTTAAACGCATAGCTCGTGTTAACGAAGAACTCGTTCAGGGCTTAGAGAATTTTTCCCTAGAGCGGTTGTTCTTCTCAGTTGGGTATAGTAACATTGTTGGTCTTTACACAGATGGGAAGGAAGCAGCTTTTGGGCCTCTTGTTACTTGTGGCGTAGTAATTGATGTGCACCATACTCCCACAGCTTCTAAAGCGCCTTCCACCTTACGACAAATGGTGACCCCTATAGTTGATACTGTAGCTGGAGATGAGATCAATCGTATTGGTAATGTAGATGAAGCTATTCGTAGATCAAAGTTAAGAGTAGTCGAGCAGTTGGTACAAGAGTATCCTTCCTTGATCGTTGTTTCGGATCCTCTAATTCCTGAATTACCCGCTGATTGCTTCCCCATACTTCGCGGTAGTATGTATGTTTACGTTCTTCGACTGGCTATGATATTGGCAAAGGAATTGCGTAAAGAAGCATTACTCTCATTGTTAAACGAGAACCCTGGGTGGCAAGTTTACGATTTAACGTCAAATTTGGGGTTTCTCTCGAAGAAACATCGAGAAGCACTTCTTGAGTACGGAAGAACCCCCCAACATAGGTACTACGTAAAGGTTAGATAGTATGCGCGATAGAGTTGAGAATGCATTAGTTCAGCTACGTGAAAAAGTTTACTCTTTACTCAGTGTTGTTAGTAGCCCTCCGTCTGAGAACATAGTTGCTAAGCAGAATATGGACTTACAACTGTCTCCTGGACTACGTAAGGGGGGCGTTAATATCTTCCAATTTCAAAACGCTGTAATTGACAATAAGGTTGTAAACGTAGTTGTGGAGATTTTGCGGGATATTGATAGACTACGTGATATAGTACCTATAGAGTCGAGTATCGATTCGTACTTTGATAGTTTGATTGAAGAAGGTGTTACTTGGCGTGAGTTTGTTAAGAGAATGCAACGAGAGTTCATTCAAGCTTATCTACGAAAAGGGTTAACCATTACAGAGATAGCCAGAAGGTTAGGTATTCAGAGGACTTACCTCTCCCGAGTATTGACTGAGCTCGGTTTACGAGACGATATCCAACTAATTCGAAGGAGGTAGTGAATGACGGACGTAATTACTGACTGGGATGACTTCGAGCGTGCTCTAATTTATCAAAGATATTCTATTCGTCATCCAAAGACTTCCGAACGTTTGGAGAAGACTTATGAAGATATAATTGATAGAATTACTAATTTCATCCTCTCGCGTAAGTACCCTGTCTCGAACGACCTATTATCAGAAGCGTTACAAATGGCACGTAATAGGAAGTTCACGTTTGCAACCCCCGTTTTAATGAATCTAGGTAACCCTTATACAAGAAGAGGCGGATTTTATTCTTGTTTCCCGTTAGGACCTATTCCCGATTCAACTAAGGACATCCTGCGTTATATTGAAGCTTGCGCTAGCATCTTTCAGTATGCTGGTGGTGTTGGGTTAGACTTCTCTTCTCTGCGCCCAGAAGGAAGTGCTGTTGATCAAGCACAGGGAGTGAGTTCAGGCCCTGTTGGTTTCGTTCCTATGTTTGAAGCTACTTCAAAGAGTATTGCCGCAGGCGGTAAAAGACGAGGGGCAATGCTAGGTCAGCTTGATTACAACCACCCAGACATTTTTAAGTATGTTCGGCTTAAGAGAGATCGGCGTGATTTATGGTCAATCAATATTTCTGTGAATGCCTTTGGCGATTTTTGGGAGCAGCGTGATCTGATTAAGGAGATCGCGTTAGGGATGTGGACTTCTGGTGACCCCGGGTTACTCTTCCCCGACGTACTTGCCGAGCATTCACCTTATCCTCCTAAGCTCAAACCTCTTGTACGTTACGTGAATCCTTGTGCCGAGTATGCTTCACCTCCCTTCAGTGTTTGCCATCTTTTAACAGGTAACGCCCTTTCTGCAGAGTCAGTCTCGGATTTTGAGGCGTTGGGTTATTACATGACTCATATTGGGAACGCAATTTTGTATTTAACCTTGAAGCACAATATGGGCTTACCTAAGGAGCCAAAGTGGCTTTATCATAAGCTCCGAGAGCGAGTTGACCAGATTCACCCTGTTGGTATTGGTCTAACAGGAGTTGCAGAGTACCTCTTTAAGAAAGGATACAAGTACACTGATGTCGACAGAATTTCCGAGATGTACACCGCTCTTGCCCGCGGTTCACTTATTGCGTCGAATGAGTGGGCCCTCTCGACTAAAGTTGAGAAGGAGTGGGACCCGACGTACAAAGATGAACATCTTTCACTTGTTGGTTACACTAAGAGGAGCAGGAAATTTTGGAACACGACTACTCTATCTCAAGCGCCTACTGGTTCAGTATCTCAGTTCCTACGCTGTGTGTCTACGGGATTAGAGCCTCTTGAATCTTTTCAGGTTAAAAGGCAATTTCTTAATAGTGAAAATGAATTTCAGACCGTTATTCTTAAGTCTTCAGTGACTCCCTCCAATCCTACTACGCTACCTTTTATACCCCCTGAAGAGCAGATAAAGGTTGTTTCTACCGTTCAACAAATAAGTCATACATCAGCGAGTAAGACCATCAACGTCCCGAAGGAAACTACTGTTGAAGAGATAGAAGAGATTATCTACACAGCGCGAAAATATCGTCTTAAGGGGTTAACTGTGTACCGTAGAGGTTGTGCTTTGGAATCGATTGTTGAAGCAGACGAACCTGAAAGGGACGTGCTGATCGGACAAACTTACAAGTTTAAAGGCCTGAATAATATCTACATCACGGTTAATAGATCAACATCTGGGAAGCCCATTGAGGTATTTGTGTCTACCGGTAAGAGTGGGAATGTTGTTAATGGACTAGCTATGGGTTTAGGGAGACTTGTTTCTCTTGCTCTTAGGTCAGGAACCCGCCCTGAAGTGATTATGAAGTCTTTATCGGGTATTGAAACAGGAGACTTCTATGTGAACAGTCGTGTTGGCCGTGTTACCTCGATCTGTGACGCCGTCGCTAAGGCTCTTAGTGATACTTTACAATCAAGTGGGAAGGTAGAAGAACTATTTGACTTATGTCCTAAGTGTCAGAATTACACTCTGACACGTAACGGACAAGGTTGTAAGAGTTGTTCTAGATGCGGTTATTCAACTTGTTGACTATGTAAGGAGGTTGTTTATGATTCGTCTGTTGAGTAAGGAGGATGTTAAGGAAGAGTTTAGGGACCACGTTTCTCGGTTAGTTCGGTGTCCCGTTTTGAAACGAAACCACACTGCTTTGATGTGTTTCGCGTGCTCACGTAGGGCAACTTGTGAGGTTGCTAAAGAGGTTGGGATCGCCGATTTGGATGTTGATGATGTAGTGTACGATAGCGCTTTTTTCAAGAAAGCAACACTTTCTCGTAAACTCGAACTTGACACGTTAATCCCTGATAAGAGGAAAAAAGAGAAGAAGGAAGGGCAGAAGACCAGGAAAAAAGCTGATAAAAGCTCTCAACCTACTTCTGCGGAGAAAAAAGTTGACATTTCTAAAGATAAAGTTGAACATAACAGTAACTCTTTGTCGGATGAAAAAGGTAAGGTTAAAGGAGGTAATGCTATGAGAGGTAATAAGAAGAAAGAGATTTTGGAGTATTTGAAGGCACATCCTAACGCGAAAGCAGGAGAGATACGAAAGGCCTGCGGCGTTTCCCATGTGTATGCGACCAAAGTATTGCAACAAGTACGTCAGAATCAACCACAAGACACTGAAAACCCTCCTCAAGGTTGATCGAGCAGTTTTTAAAGACGTTGACTTCGAAGAAACGGAGTAGGGGGTACTCTTTTGAAGTGGTCTTTGAAGAAGGAAGTATTGTAGTGAGGAGGAGAAGACGGTGACAGAGCTTGATTTCCCTGATCTCAGTAAGGACCCGCCGTGCTTCTCCTCAGCCCAGCCTTGTACTAAGACTAATTGCTATTACTGGGAGCGTACTACTCCTGAGTACGGTAATTGTACAATCCGCGTCGCTAATCAAGGTCCACACAAGCTAGAGGAACTGGCCGAAATTCTCAATCTCTCACGCGAACGAGTTCGACAGATCGAAGCTGTTGCTCTCCGTCACCTGGCGTGGGTTGCAACCAAACGTGGCTTAACTGAGAGGGTTATAAATATCACTACGTCCACGTTAGGCAACGTTTGTTCATGGCCTCTACGCCCGTTTGATGTGATGGAATATCGTCGTAAAAGAGATCCTTCTGAGTTAGAGTTGATCGACAAAGCTTTTTATTTAGGCGTTTTTTCTCACTTTCTTAAGAAGTCAGTGGTTCTACCTGTTGCTGAGTGCTGGGTTCTTGATAAAGTGGTAAGCGGGTTTGTTTGCTTATTGTGCCCAGAAAGACCTTATTGCCCCAGTACTTCCTTAGGCTCTTCTTCTCCTGAAGAGTATTTAACTGTTACTTCGTTTTCTGAGATGATGAAGGAGATTAAGAAGGAGTTAGGGATAATTGCTTAGTCAGAAGGAGGTCAGTGATGTGGTTAATGTTGGACACACCTATACCTCACCTAGAGCTACTTACGCAGTTTGGGATTTCCCACCATTTAGTACTCTTCGACGTAATTACGCAAAGTAAGAAGTGTAAACGTTTTTATAAGAAAGTAGCTAAGAAAGGACACTGGCTTACACTAGCTGGTGTGAGTGACTTCGATGATGTTTTACCTACCCTAAGGGAGTTAAAAGTTTCCGAGGTAGTTCTACCCTACGTTCCTAATGATAGGGAAGGGACTTTAAACGTCGTTTCTCAGTTTGTGAAAGAGGTTAGAAGTAACTCTCTGTTTGGGAATTTATCCCTTATGGGTGTACCTCAGGGAAAGAATGCTACTGATTTTTTCCAGTGTTTAGTTTCTATGGCAGAGAATCCTTATATTAGTGTACTCGGTCTTAGTAAGACATCGGTAGTAACGGGTGTACTACCCACTTATTCAGCGAGTTTGCGAGAGTTATTCGGGCGTTTTGCTGTTCTTGCGTTCCTTTGTGAGGAGTTTACCAACAGTAAGCCGGTACACATATTGGAGCTAGTTACTCCTGATGTAGAGATACCGTTTTATTTACGGCTCCCTTTTGTAAGAAGTTTTGACACTTCTTTCCCTTTTCGTCACTTCTCACCACCTGAACCTCAACAAGTGACTTCTAACGGTATTGTAGAGTGGTTAGATTACACTATCGAGCTAGAGAGTAAAGCACTTCGTCAGTGTTTAGTTTGGGTTGAGAAGTACCTTTCACTTGAAGGGATTGAGGCGTAGGAGGGCCTCGTGAAGATAGTTGATGCTACGTGGACACCTTCCGCGAACTTGTTGTTGATTCGCTGCGGTTGCGGCAACGAATTTTGGCATCGGGCAGATCGCTGGCGTGTTAAGTGTCCCGCTTGTGGTTTTGTCTATCATTTAGCACCATTACGTTTAAGATGGAGAAGAGAGCATACTTTGCTCTCGAAGGAGGTTTCAGATGCGTATCGTTCATATGGCTGATGCACACTTGGGGTTTAGTTCTTACGGTAAGTTTGATGGAAACAAGAACATACGTGAGTACGACTTTTATCGAGCGTTTGTTACTGCTTGTGAGAAAGCCAGAGAGTTAAACCCTGATGTTGTAGTAATTGCTGGTGATTTGTTTCACGTGAGAAGACCACCCGCGCAGGCTATAGCGGTAGCACAATCCGCTCTAGCTCTATTTGAGTGCCCTATAATTGTAGTAGCAGGAAATCACGACAACTCTATTCATCGAGTCAGTTCACCCCTTGTTACGTTATCACTGTTACGAAACGTCGTGTTGTTTGAACAACCTTCACTTTATGAGGTTCGGGGATCTTACTTTTACTGTGTTCCATATACGGAGTCTCCACCCAACTTCCTCGAGGCGGATTATCTTGTTGGGCATCTTCGAGACCGGCGTGTTCCTAAGTTCAAAGACTCTGCTATCGAGGTCCCTGATAAATACAAAATCGCTATGTTAGGTGATCTTCACATGCCATTTGAAGTGTCCCAGAACACGTTTTATGCAGGAGCTTTGGAAAGGGTATCTTTTAATCAATTAGGAGTTCCCTGCGGGTTTACTTTTTATAGTGACGGAACTGCAAGGTCACGCACGTTTGTTGAGATTGAAACTCGTCCTTTCGTTGAACTAACGAAGCCCCCAGAAGATCTCGAGATGGTAAGAAATGCAGTTGTTAGATGCGTGATTCCTTCCTCTGCTTCTCTGGATTGGGTCAATCAGGTTAGAAAGGTCGCACTGCATGTTACAGTGCGAATCACTGATGAAGTTGATGTGAAGGATGACTTGGAACGTGATCTACCCATAGTAGGCTCTATTTTGGATTCGTTCCGTGAGTTTTGTCAGGCAAATAAAACTAAGTATTCACCAGCTGCTATTAAGTTAGCAATAGAGACTTTAGAGGAAAAATCATTAGGAGGGAAGTCGTCTTGAAGATATCAAATGTACGATTAGTGAATTTTAACTGTTATGAGGACTCTGAATTTACGTTCACTTCTGGCTTAAACGTTGTGGTGCTTCCTAATGGCGGTGGTAAGTCTTCATTGATTGAAGGGATTAGTTTTGCTATCTACGGGTCCAGAGTCCTTGACGAAAGTACAGAGTCTTATATTAGAGAGGGCTCAGTTGGAGCTTCTCTTGTTAAGTTAGAAGGAGAATTTCGAGGTGTTCCTTTCTCCTTGACACGTCACTTGAAACCTTCCCGTGTCAATTTTAAGTACGGCGATGTTCAGATCAAGAAGTTAAACGAGCTTTCTGGTTTTTGGAGGGATAAGCTTGTTCCCGCGGCGCTTTTTAAGGCGACGATTTGTTGCAATCAGCGTGAGGCAGCACTACTTGCTCAAGCTAAACCTCCATTGCGAAGGAAGATGATTTCCGAGCTACTTCGCCTCGATGTAGTAACGGAGGCGATTAATTCGTTAACTTCTCCCGGAGTTCGTAGCGTATCTACTGTTTCTGAGGAACAGATTACTTCTCTTCAGAAGGAGTTAGATGAACTAGCGGCTGTTGACGTTTCCCGCGAGAATTTTCATCGCGAACAATTGTACCTCTTAGAGCAAGAAGCTCGGGAGAAGCCGGATGTTGTAAGTGAACGGCAGAAGCTCACTCAGAGAATGACTACTTTGTCTTATTTGGTCGAGTTACTTACTAAAGTTAGTAACGTGCAGAGTACTAGTTGCCCCGTGTGTGGCTCTACTCAATTTGATCGTAGCGTGGTTCAGGGTAGACTTACTCAGGTCCAGGAGGAATTAGCCAACGTTCGTAGTCAACTCGCACAGTTACCTATGGCAGTAACGTTAACAGAGGAACAGCGTCGCCGAATTGATCGAAGCCTTACTGTAGAAGATCACAAGACTATGTTAGCTTTAATCGAGCGGAAGAAGGCTTGCGAGACTTCTCTTGCTAGTCTACTCGAACTCCGTGAACAGTTGTTAAGAAGTCAAACAGTGTTGCAAGCTCGCGCTGCTCTTCGAGACTTTTTGGACAGTGTGTCTGTTCCTTTATTAAACTCGGTTTCTACACTAGCGTCGAAGTTACTGACTGGCTCACCATTTAGAGAAGTTACTCTTACACCATCTTTCGATTTAGTGGTAGATGGACGCCCTTTTGGCAAGTTATCGGTGGGTCAACGTGATTTTGTTGCTACTGTATTCCGTGTTGCTGTTTCCTATATCACTTCCGCGCTTCATGGCGTAGAACAGTTCCCTTTACTCCTCGACTCCATTGGGGATTCTTTGGATGAGACCTTCTTTAGTCTGTTGATGTCTTTGTTGTCTTCTGAAGTGGTTAAACTGTTCCCTCAGGTAATTCTAACAACACATCATGCGTGATGTTACAGCGAGGTGAATTTTATTTGCTAAATTACGGAGCTAGGAGAGCTTATCAGATTGAGAACCCCTCTATGTGTAGGGGGTTTTTCAGTTTTGTCGACTCGCGCTGTCTTAGTTGTCCTTTCCACGTTGAGTGCGAGTCAATCGCACTGACGGAATTTGGTTACGCTGGGCGTCCTGAAACTCTTTTAAAGGAGTACTTTTATGCTATGCCCTTCTTTTATAAGGTTTTGTTACCTGAGAAAGTCTCGTACTTTTACCCTTATCTAGTTCCGAAACATCTTCCTTTTAAAATGCAACGTATAATAAGGCGACAGTTACGCGTTGTTTATAAGATGTACTTGTATCAAGATGTCCTGCGTTATTGGCGCGTCTTTGCTCTTAAAGAGGAAAATATGATTAACTATTATTCTAAGTTACCCCAAGTCGTTCCTTACTTTGAATGGTTTTCGGACGATCAGGTTAAACGTATTTCGCTCACGTTGCGCTCTCTGATCTCTCGAACGGGTAAGAATACCCCTTTCTGTGTCATTACTATTGAATCGTCTGGCTGGTTGTGTTACAACATTAAGGCTTTGATGGCGTTTAAGTATGCGCCAGATGCTTTTTATTGGATCGACCTTGCGGACCCCGAGAGCGAAGAGATCCGACAAGCTATGTCTTCTGTAGTTTCGGATGACTTAAGTAGGAACCAGATCGAGTTCCCTTTATTGAAGATCTCGTGCGCTGTTGTTTGGTTAGTTTCACGACATTCATTTCTTCGTGTGCTGGCTTGGATTAAGCGGAATGAGAACTTTGTGAAGTACGTAGTTGTTTTGTTCAACGATTTTCGTTATTTTAAACTATTACAGTGTGTTATGTTCCCATTGATGTTTTCAGCTAGTACTAGTCAGAGTCACTATTCTTACATGGCCCTTTTCAAGGTGGTTAGGAAAGGAAAGTCGTTAGAGATACGAGGAGATGCACTAAAGGAGGTTTTTAATGAAAGTTAGAGTTAAGGGCCCGCTTGCTGAGGTAATAGAAGCTTCTGAAGTTGAGAAGGACTTAGTTAAGAGCGCACTTTCATTTCCTGTTTCTTCAATGAGGATTAAGTATGAACCTCATAAGGGACGGCACGTTTCGTGGTCCTCCGATAAGAAGGAGTATTTCTTTGAGAATCGTTATTTCCCGTCTCCCTTTCTGAGTTTGTTCCCTTCTTCCATCAAGTTGGAAGTTGAAGATGATACTACTGAATGTACTCCTCTCTCTTTAGATGACCTTCCTTACGAGCTTAAACCATTTCAGCGAACTGCGCTAGATAACATTCTTTCCAAGCGATCAGCTCTTGTAGTGGGCCCTACATCGATTGGTAAGACTTACTTGATCGGAGCCCTTGTTTATGCTTTCCGCAATTCTAAAGTCTTGATCCTTGTCCATAACAAGGGCCTCGCTAAACAGAATTATGAACGACTACGGGACTGGATGCCTCAACTAGAGTTCGGGCGCGTTTTTGGAGGACGAAAAGAGTTCGATAGTCAGATAGTAGTTGCTACATTTCAGAGCTTACGTTCTCTTCCTTTTAAGGCTGATGTGGTACTAGTAGATGAGTGTGTCCATGCGCTAGCACCTAGTTATATTCAGACTCTGATGCATACAGAAGCGCCTCGTTGGTATGGATTTACAGCGACTCCTTCTGGTCGGAGCGATCGACTTGATGAGAAATTGAGAGTTCTCTTTGGGGACCGGGTTGATGTGGCAGATCTTTCTGTGGGTTTGAAGGAGAAGTTGTTGTGCCCTGTTGATTTTTACGTTCTAAAGTATTCAAACAAGCGTTATCCCGTACCTGGTTGGCGCTTACAAGACAGTAATTGGATCTATCAGCAGTTCGTAGCTTTAGATCAGGATCGTAACGCTTTGATTAAATTACTGTGTGATTTAGAGCTCCAACGTACACAGAAAGTAGTTTTGGTCTTAGTTCATCGAATGAACCATTTAGAGCAGTTAAAGAGTTTGATACCTGGGAGTTTGACTGTGAGTTATAAGTCCAGGTTGGAAGAAAGGGAGGCAGCTAGGAAGTTAGAAAGAGGTGTTTTGGTTGCCACTCGTGTTATTGAGGAAGGCGTTGATAATCACTCGATTTATTCGATAATAAATGCGGCATGTGTGAGATCTCAGATTGCTATAATTCAACGAATTGGACGTGGTCTTCGATTTGAAGAGGGTAAACGACTAGCTTTTTTTGATATATGGGACCAGTTCCCTCCTGTTCTCCGATCACAAGGTAATTTCAGAATTGCTTTGTATAAAAGGTTTGGAGATGTTCACGTACTTGACCCAGCTTGAGCTCCAGGACCTAGCTGCAGACCTAGTTTTTGTATTGAGAAGAGTTTATCCCCGCTTTGGTATAGAGTTATTTGACAACCTTAAGTCTGTTAAGCAGTTAATGCGGTTGAATAATTATTTGAAAGAGTATGGTATACGACAGTTGGCCCCTCGTTATTTCGAGGAGATAATTCGAGAGACTTCCTTCAGTGACTGGAGGTTGATTTTGCAGTACGCTTCTCGTAAAAGTTCCGTTGTTGGGTTCTTCCGACGTGTTATGGAGGTAGTATGAAGGAAGTTTGGGTCCTTGTTTATTTCGTTACGGTACGAGATGTTGAGCTGCTCCTGATGGTTGAGGAACAAGATTTTGTTCAGCCGGTTTACCAATTCCTTTTCCGAGCGATCCGAGATTTGATTCTTCAGTATAAGACCCTACCACACCCTGAAGTGGTCTTGAACGCCTTTAAGGAGATATCTCAGCAGAAGTTAACCCCAGAAGAGTTGCAGCTGGCTTCTGAGTTTTTTACTGAGTGGTCTGAGTGTACTTGGCAAGAAGGAGATAGGAAGTACATTGCTGAAGAAATTCTTAAGTGGGTTAAATTCAGACGTGCTCAAAGGTATCTGCAAAAAGCTTCCCAGTTACTCACAAAGGGTAAAGTTGATCAACTTCCCTCTCTATTTAAGAATCTGGCAATCTTAGAGAAGTCTACTGGCGTGCTTGATTTGAGTGACGACATTTCAAAGAGGATCGAGCACTGGCAATCACTTCGTCAACGTTTGGGAGTTCCTACTCCTTTTGAACTTGGGACTTTTCGGTTTGTCTTGCCTGGAGAGGTTGCTCTTATCATTGCGCCACCTAAAGTGGGAAAGTCTTATTTATTGAACTGGATCGGAGCGCATGCACTTGTGGTAGGGAAGGTTAAGGTTATTCATTTTACTTTAGAAATGCCCGCTATTGAGGTCGCTATGCGGTACGACCTTACCTTAGTGAATCAGTTTGGGCAGTCCCCGCTCCGGATTTCCGAGGAGAATTACGCGAAGAATGCTACTTTAATAGAACGCTATCTAAAGTATTTTTTACGACCTCCAGCAGCTCTTAAGTTAGTAGATATTCCTTCTAAGAGAGCCTCGTTCTCAGCGATTGAGGCGAAGTATGATCAGTTGTGTGATGTAATTGGTGACTCTTTTGATTTAGTTCTGATTGATTATGCGAATTTGATTAAATCTGAGAACATCTCAGATCGTTCAAGGTTGTATGCAGTAGGGACGGATGTATTTGAATGGTTACACGATTTTGCTAAAGAGAAAAATGTTGCTTTGTGGACAATTGCGCGAACTACTAGAGAAGCTATGAAGATGCAGGAAGCAAATCGGTTAAAGAGCGGACTTAAAGAGAGAATTAAGGGTTCACAGATTGGACATAGTTATGCGATTATTTATGATTGTGATCACGTTATTACTATGTCTGACCTAACTCAGTTTACCGAGTCGGCAGTTCTTGCCAGTCGGATTTTTGATATCTCTCTTGACTATTCAAGAAGGTGCTCATCCTATTACGGATGCCAGGTCGAGCTTCATTATCCTACGGCTACTTTTTACTGTCCCCCTATTACTAAAATTGATAAGGCTAAGATACCCCGGTCCTTTCCGGAGAGTAGAAATGACTACTGAATGGGAACGATACTATTGCCCTTTTTGCCATTATAGAGGAAAGTCTCCTGATGTAAAAGGGAAGTTGTATGTAAATTGGGCAGCTAAACGCTATCTTTGTTTTCGATGTGGTAGTAAAGGTCGTTCATCTGAGTTGGACCGAAAGTCTTTAGTTCCTTACCGAGGATTTCTGAGTTCGGGACACACTGACTCTTCTTCAACTTGGGATCCTCGTAGGTTTGTTGAGTATAGTTTGACAGAGGTTCGAGATCAATTCCCCGAAGTTTATCGTCTTCTTGAGAGGAAACACGCACTCGATCGTTTTCAGAAGGTGAACTTAGTTTTCTTTACTCAGGGTTATGGTTTAGTGATTCCTATAGATCAGGATAATTTTCAGATTCGCCTGTTTTCTAGTGCACCTGACGCACCGAAGTATTTGACTAAGAAGGGATTCCGTAAGAACGGGGTTTTGCTAGGTGCTGATAAGCTAGTTGGAGACTTTGCGATTTTTGTTGAAGGTATTTTTGATTATTATCGTTTGGAAGGTTTGGCCGTTTGTGTTTTTGGACACTTTATTTCTTCGTCTGTAACTAACCAACTCTTAGCAAAGGGGGTTAGGAAGTTCCTTGTATTTTGGGATGATGATTCGTGGGAAGAATCAGTGAGAGCAGCTGTAGAACTCTATCAGACCTACTTAGTGAAGACTTACGCCGTTTTCTGTTTAGACGGATCTCCTTCAGATACTTCTCAACTGTGGGACTCCCCGTGTTTGGAGGTGACCTCGGGTTCTTTTATGAGTTTAAGAGAATTTGTGTATAAGGAGGTAGCATGAGCGTTCCTGATGTACAATCACGAAGTGAAGGATTTCCTAAAGTTTACTTACCTTGGGTAGGAGTCGAGGGTATCCGGTACCCTGTTTACGTTTACTACCCTCTTACTGAAATATTTATGCAAACACTTGGAAGTTTTAATGTGTATTGTTCTTTAAACCCGGAAGTGAAAGGCGTTCATATGTCGCGTTTTTACGAGGTAATTCAGGACGTCTTTTCTGAGAAGAAGTTGTTAACCCAAAACGTTTCCGACACGTTAGGTGCAGTTACAGGTCGATTAGAGAACGAGAATGCACGAGTAGAGGTATCTTTTACTTATTTAGTTTCTACTACTGCTCCTGTGAGTGAGATCGATCAGTTTCTACCCGTTGAAGTTAAAGTTACAGGTATTAGGATGAAAGGGTACCCTGATTATATACTGATAAGTGTTGACGTTCCTTACACGTCATTATGTCCTTGTAGTAAGGAAATTTCTCAGTTTGGAGCGCATAATCAGCGATCAGTTGCCTCTGTCACAGTTACCACTCCCCCCAACAACGAGGTCCTGTTTGAAGATTTAGTGGGTGTGGTCGAAAATGGCGCTAGCGCGCCAATCAGGGAATGCTTGAAGCGGGTTGATGAGAAATACGTAACAGAGCGTGCTTATTTGAACCCTGTTTTTGTAGAGGATATGGTTCGGTTGATTGGTCTTGAACTCGAAAAGCGTGCGCTCCCTTACCTGATTAAAGTTACTCATTTCGAGAGTATTCATGCACACAACGCTGTCGCGTTTGCTTGGTCATCGGATTTTAATTTTGCGCTGTTTAACTATTTAGGTAACTGAAAGGAGGTTAGGTAATGTTGTTTCCAGAGGATATTTTGATTGAGGCCCTTGATAAGATTTACGTCCCTCGTAGAGGTGAGCAGTTCTCCGCCGGCTACGATTTGGTTACTCACACGGTATCCCCTTCGCTTGGTGATTCCCCCGGAGATTACTTAATCCCTAGTCAAGCAACAGTTAAGTTGCACTGCGGCTTTCGCATGGCTTTACCAAGAAACTACTTTGCCTTAATTGTACCAAGGTCTTCCTGGCGACGACAGGGTTTACTGTGTTTATCTGTTTACGATCCTGGTTACCTCGACTTTGTTGAGCCTTTTGTGACTAACCTTTCTGACAGTGCTTTAGTAGTACACACTGGTGAGCGAGTCCTCCAAATGCTGATCCTACCACTAGAGCGTTTGGAGTTAGTGACAGTCGATGCGTTGCCCGCTTCTTTACACAATCGGGGCGGTGGCGCTGGTTCTACTGGCAAATAATTAACCGTAACTGAGGAGGTTATTGAGATGGAGTTGCATACACACATTCTTGAGTATTGCCGTGCCTGTCCTCTATATCGGAATTCCCTTAGGTTTGTTCCTCCGGAAGGGAGTGTTCACGCACCTATTTGTATAGTTGGGCAGAGCCCGGGTATTAATGAGTTCTTTGAAGGAAGGCCGTTTGTTGGAAAGTCAGGAGAAGAGATAGCCAAGTTTCTCATTCCTATCCTTGGTACTAGACCTCCAACCTTTGATAAGTTTTTAGAAACCCGTGGAGAACATTTATACATTACTAATGCTTGTGTTTGTGAGGTCTTAACTCCTGTTCCTAAAGTGAAGAGGACTTTCTGTTATGACAGACTTCATACGGAACTTCGACGCATTTCCCCAAGATTGATCGTTACATTTGGTGGACAAGCTCTTGAGTATGTAACTAGAGGTGAGCTTACTTCTATTCTGTCCGCTAGGGGGTTCCTACTCCGTACTGAAGTAGGACCTGTGTTACCCACAATTCATCCGGCGGGTGTAATGAGACAGCCCGAGCTTCGATGGCTGTTCGAGGCTGATATGAGAAAGTTGGCCAGAATTGTTGAAGGGGCTTACTCAGAACCTTCTCCGTTGATTTTCCAGATCAATACCCTTGGAGCACTTGAGGAGTTGACAAGGTTGGTAGAGTCACTCCCAGAAGACACACTGATGTCATTCGATTTGGAGACGACCGATACGAACCCGTTTAGATCGTCGATCATTTGTCTCTCCCTCTCTTTTGAAGATTGGGTTGGGTATACTATTCCAATGGATGACCCGATTGTTGTTCCTTACATCAAGCGTATTCTTGCGTCTCGATGCCGTAAAGTGGCCCAGAATTGCAAGTTTGACCTCCGGTTCCTGAAGAGGAACGGGTTCTGTGTAACTAACATGTACTTCGATACCATGATTGCTCAGCACGTGTTGAACGAGAACCTCCCTGCTGACTTGAATACGCTTATTACACTGTATTTGGATTACCCAAAGTACGACCGAGAGTTAGAGAAGTTCAAGAAGGAGCATAAGATTAAGTCATATGCAGAAATTCCGCAAGAAATATTGTTCAAGTACGCAACTCATGACGCCATTGTGACAAGGATGATTGCCCTAAAGCAAATTGAGGAAATACGAGAGAAAGGGTACGAGGAGCTGTACTGGAAAGTTGAGTTCCCGGTACAACTCGCTTTGGTCGATGTTGAATTAACAGGGATCCTTGTTGATAAGAAACGAGTAGACGAATTAACGAAGCGTGTGGTGTCCGAGATTCAACAGAACGAACAACAGCTTTTTCAAGCAGTGGGTTATGAGTTCAATTACAAATCTTTTAAACAGTTGACTAAGGCGTTGTATACTGATTTGAAGTTTCCTATAGTGAAGAGGTCCCCGACAGGAAACGCATCGGCTGATGAGGGAACCTTACAGAAGCTGAAGTCTAAAGTAGGCTCTGATCCCAAGAAGTCCGCTGTAATTACTTCGTTGCTCAAACTCAGAGCCCGTCAAAAGTTACTCTCTACTTACCTTTCTGGAGGTAAAGGAGGGATTTGGAAGTTTGTTGAAAATGATGGGAGAGTACACCCAGATTTTAAAGTTACCGGTACTGTGACCGGTAGATTAAGTGCTGCAGACCCTCCTATTCAGACAATTCCTAAATCCGCAGTTAGATCTATTTTCACTGTACCTAAGGGGTACAAGTTCATAGAGGCAGATTTGAACAGTGCTGAATTGTATGCTCTCGCGTGGTATGCAAGGTGTAAGACCATGCTCGACCAGTTAAACTCGGGTGAAGATTTTCATATTCAAACGGCAGAGCGGATATTTAAGAAAAAGGTTAAGAAAGGAGATATTGAACGGAAACTGGCAAAGTTTGCCGTTTATGGTATCAGCTACGGCCGCGGGGCGCGTAGCATGGCTGATCAGTTCAAGCTTTCACTAGAAGAGGCACAAAGAATCGTTGACTCGTTGTTTGAAGCCTATCCTGAGATTCCAACGTTTTTGGACTACGCCGTACAAACCGCTCGGGAGCAGCGAGAACTTCGAAATGTTTTTGGAAGGACGCGCATCTTTCCTCGAGATTGTGCGTTTATGCCTGTGTGGGAAAGACAAGCCCTGAATTTTCTTCCGCAATGCGTGTGTAAGGGTTCTCTTGTTCTAACAGAGTATGGTTACATACCGGTTGAAGAGTGTGACGGAGTTAGAGTTTTTGACAGCAAGGAGTTCACTCCTGCCGTTCTACAAGGACCTCGTTGGAAGGAAGAAGTAGAGATTACTACTTCTTTTGGACCACCACTATACGCAAGCGGCGATCATCGCGTGTTAGTACTAACAAAGGACGGGATTCAAGAACGGTTTGTCCGAGATTTGCAAAAAGGGGAGCTGTTAGTAGTTCCTGAGGTGAATACCCTGAATAATAAATTGAAGGAGCTAGAAGATTCATTTTTGCCTAAAGTTAATACTGTGAAAGGGAATGTTTCTTTTTATAAACCTGTTCTAGTAAAGAGAGACGCGCTTCCTAAGATCAGAAAGAGAGGTTTGAAAGGAGGGTCTCCGCTTCCTGAAACGGCTTACTTGTACCTTTCTAAGGTTTTCCGACATCTACCTTCTCGAGGCCTTTCTGAGACAGAACAAGTTCAACTTCGTAGACTGATACAGGAGAAGAGTTTATCATATGACCATGCTCGAGAGTTGTATACAAGGTTTAGGTCTCTGTTTAGTCCCGAGGAACGAAACGAACTCGATCTTTTCTTCAAGTCCACCTTTTTCGAAGTTACTCAAGTTAGGAGTACAGGCCGGGTTGTAGAGATGTACGATTTAACCGTACAAGGCCCGCGACCCTACTACGTGTGCCAAGGTTATTTGGTTCATAATAGTACTGTCGCAGATCATACTAATCAGACGCTTTGGATGCTCCAAATGATTTTTAACGAACGCGGGCTAGATGCGAGAGTGATAATCCAACTTCATGATGCTATAATGGTGGAAGTTCATGAGAGTGTTTTGGATGAAGTTGTTGGTTTAATTCAGGAGTTGTACACGCGCCCTGTGGCTAATACAGATTTAGTGATCCCGGTTGAAATTGAAGTTGGGGATTGTTGGAAAGGAGGTGATCATTTGTTTGAAGAGTAGTTTAGGCTTTTTCCTAGAAGAAGTACAATAGATGGTCGATGTTAATTTTTTTACAAAAGGAGGTTTGTTATGCCAGTTGATCTCGCTAAAATTAAGAATGATCTTGCTAAGTTTAGCTCTGGGAATTTTTGGAAACCTAAAACAGGGAAGAATTATATTAGGATTTTACCGCCCTACCGTGAGGACATTCCAGTGTACTACTACGCCGTTCGATTACATTGGGTGAGTAGTAGATATGTCCTTTGTACAGGAGATGGTTGTATTGTATGTTCAATGTTGCAAGACTCGGCCTTTGCGATGGTACTGAAGGATAAGGTTCAAACAATGAACAAGTTCCTCGTGAACATGATTGACTTAGAGAACCCTTCAGCAGGTGTTCAAGTGTGGAGTATGCCTGTTACAGTATGGCGTTCGCTGAATCAGTACTTTCTAGATCCTAAGTGGGGTGACCTAACTGATGTGAATCAGGGAAGAAATATCACCATAGTTCGTGAAGGCACTGGGGCTAAGGATACTAAATACCAAGTGTATCCGGATCCTGAACCAACTCCGGTTGACCCGACCTTCTTGTCTGGCCTTAAGGACCTGAGCACGATCTTTGAGGAGATACCGTTTGAGGAGATAGCTGAGTTACTTCAAAACGAGAATGTGAGACTGACTCCGGCTTCTGTTGGTCAAAGTCTCCCTACGCCTGGTTCTACTCCTCCGTGGGAAGGAACCCCGGGTAGTCAACAGCCGGTTACACCTTCTACTCAGTCATCTACTCCTAATCCGCAGCCAGCGCCTAGCGCTCCCCCTCAATCACCTCCGCCTGATCAACCAGCTCAGGCTAGCCCTGCAGTAGAGACACCATCTTCTGATAAGAGTTCTTCGGGCCAGCAATTTGATCCTCAGAAAATGCAAGCTTTGCTCAATAAGTTGATGAATAAATAGAGTCACTGGTAGGGGAGTAGAATATACTCTCCTACCATTCTGTTAATGGGAGGTAGGAGATGGAATGGTTAGAAGCTGCTAGAAAGTCACTCAAGTGTGCGACTTCTACTCTAGATACAATTTCTCAAGACGAACGAGGTTATCTTCCTTCAGGGGTGTTACCCCTTGATTATGTAACAGGAGCTCCTGGATTCCCTTTAGGTAGAGTTGTAGAGATTTTTGGTCTTGAGTCAGTAGGGAAATCTGCTATTGTAGCAGCACTTCTTGGCTCTGCCCATGTACTAGAAGGGACCGCTGTCCTCGCTGATACAGAGCACGCTTACACTAATGATTGGGCGAGGCTCTTCTGCGTCTCTCCAGAGAAACTGCTCGTTGTGAACCCTGAACACGTCCAAGAAGCCGTTGAGACATTTAAGACTCTTTGTACTCTTTTCAAAAAGCACCCCGCACCCCCACCACGTATATTTGCGTGGGATTCTATCGCAGCCACTCCTGTCCTTGAGGAAATAGACGATGATCTTTCAGATAAGGCCGCAGGCCTTCACGCACGGCTCCTTTCGAAAGGACTTCGTCAACTAACGACCGCTTTGGAAGATTTGAATATTTTGTTTGTTGCAACCAATCAGCAAAAGGAAAAGATCAGTATTTGGGGTGCTAGTGGAGTTTCGAAGATTGGTGGTCACGCGTTTGATTTTCACAGTTGCCTTCAACTACAATTGAAGCGAGTAAGTTTAATTCCTCATCCTGAGAGGAAAAATGAGGTAGTAGGAATGAAACTGTCTGTGACGGCGGTTAAGAATAAGATTTACCGTCCCTACTTGACCGCTCCGGTCACCTATTATTTTGACTCTGGTTTTGACGATACCGAGTTTGTTACTTGGTTCGCGAAGGAGACGGGTATTCTCAAGGATTTGGGTGGAGGTGGTTGGAAAGAGTTCAAAGGTGAAAAATTTCAAGGTACACCTCCGGTTGAGATTTTTTCAGAGATTGAGAAGTTGGTGGTAGAGACCTACTACGGGCCTCTTGCTAACACGGTTCTTCAACTTCGTAATCTTCGAACCAATCAAGTTCTGCTTTCACCTAAGTGGAGGAAGGGCGATGTTTCCCACGAAGACGGAGTCCAGACAGCTTTACCTGGAGAAGAGAGTTCTTCAGATACTTCATCCGACGCTAGTTCGGAGTACTGATTATTACTCGTTGAAAGGGTATTTACTTGGGGATGAGAGGTATTTTGACGTTCCTTTAGTTCGCCCGGGGCTGCTGTTTTGTCGTTACCTCAAGCTCTCTCTGAACCAATTACTCAAGAGGGGGTTTACCCCAGAGCTGCGCGAATTCATTCAAGAGTGTCATCAGCTCTCTGGTGGTGATGCTTTTTACATACTGACCCGTAAAGAGGGGAGTAACATTTTCTTAATCACTCCGATAGATAACTTGCAAACACGCGTTCAACCATATTTGTTCATCAACGGATATTTCTTGTGTGAGTTTACTAACTTTGCCTCTCATGTGGTTTTAGGAGGTGCTTATGCTGCGAGTAAGTGAGGTTTTTGAGAGCATCCAGGGTGAAGGTCCTTATGTTGGAGTCCCTGCCCATTTTGTGCGCCTACAAGGCTGCAATCTTGTTAATCTGCCGTGTGGCCCTTGTCGGATGTGTGATACGAGTTATGCTATTCCCATAAAAACTTCGCCTTCACTGTGTGCAGAAGGAGATTTTCTGCGATTATTGAAGAGTAAGAGACTGCCACTTCTTGTGATTACGGGTGGAGAGCCGTTACTTCAACAACGGGAATTGGTGCAATACCTGTCCAGAGTTCCTTCAGAGTTATTGCCAAAGTTAAACGTTGAGACTAACGGGACCATTCCTCCTAGTAGGGAATGGGCGAAGTTTGATACTCTTTTTTCAGTTAGTCCGAAGTTACACACTTCATCCTATCTTAACTTAACGTCTTTTCGAGGGTTTAAAAAGATACTTAAGGTTGTGTATAATAAGAAGGTTGATGATTACACTTTTGCGCAGTTTGTGTTCAAGTGCGCTTCCCAGCTCGGAATTGCTTCGGAAGAAGATATTTACGTAATGCCTGAGTCTCGAACTAGGGATTCTTACGTAGAACAAGGTCTCGCGTGTTTTGAGTTTTGCATGAAGTACGGGTTTAGGTTTGGTACCCGTGAACACTTAGTTCTTTTTAATGGAGTTGCGGGAAAGTGAGGTCGAAGTTCATGTTTAAGGGTATGTTTACCTTAATGAGCGGCGTGTTGTTGTCTCCTTATTGCGCCAGTCAAATGGTGATTTTGGTTTGTCTGGTGATTGTGGAACTAGTCCTAAGTGTGTACTTGTCTTTGAAGTATCGGCGGTTTGATAGTCACATACTTCTTAGGACGTGTTGTAAATTCTTACTCTACTTCGGAGTCATTTTGACTGCAGTTGGAATCGACTCCTACTTCGGGTTTCGGAGGATTTTAGTACAGGGGTTTCTACTCCCTTTCTTGTCCGTGACAGAAGCCCTTGAAGTGTTCAGGCAAGCAACTGAATTAAAGTGGTTTGAGAGGAGATTTCCGCGTTTCTCTTATTGGGTTAGACATGGATGAGGAGTATAGTGGTGAGAATTTATATGGCTTGTTGGACGCAGTGATGTCCCGCTTACATCGGGATTTAAATGGCCCCCGCGACAGCGGAAAAGATGGTTGGGATCTTTGTTGTAAGGCCCTACTGTGGTTTATGTTTAGCGAGGGAGTTTTATCTTTTCCGCGACGTAATAAAGCGGATGAGTTCTTTAGGTACCTGTTTAAGAAGGTAGTGAACACGTCACGGAAGTTTGCTCTTAATGAGGACTTGATTTGTTTGGGCCTTTTTGCGCTGAAGAAGCAGTTTGAACAGAAAGGAGAATCGAATGAAGTTTAGTATTTACACGCACGGAGATTTTGACGGTTTGGTGTCAGGTGCAATTGGATATAATTTTTGTAAGGAAGTTGGTTTAAGTTTGGATAAGATTACTTTTGTTGAGTATTCGACTTATCCTCCTGAAGTTTGGGATTCCTATCGGTTTGACCCTATTGTTAATGTGGTAACTGACTTTCCATATAGTCGTGCTCTTCCTTCTTCTGACTTCTTTATTTGGGCTGATCATCACCAGGAAAGGTTTGTTCCAGACTCTTCCGAAATAACTCGGGGAGTTTGCTTTTATGACTCCGACGCCCCTTCCTGTGCTAGAGTTCTTGAACCTTTAGCTAAGTTGAACCCTCTGTTGGAGTCTCTAGTACCTTGGGCTGATATGGTTGATAGTGCTCGCTACGAATCTGCTGAACAAGCCGTCTTAATGAAGGACCCGCCGTTAAGAGTTGCTGTTGCTATGTCTCAAACGTTCAACGATGATGTTTTCAGAGCCGAGTTGCTGAAAATGATATGTCAAGTTCCTCCCGACCAGATACTCTCCCATCCGAAAGTAGACGATGCTTATCGACGGTATACTTGGAAGCAAGAGAGGTCTATAGATTTCTTACAAAAGAATTTGGTCCTTTATGAAGACAAAGACGTCTTAGTAGGGATATGTTCCTTTGTTGGTTATAAGTTTTCCTCTCGGTATGCCGCTTTCTTGGTTCAACCGAATTTAGACTTTTTAATACACATTCGTAGTATTCCTCCTTGGGATTCACCTGCAGTCAGCCTGTCGGTCTCTTATAACCCGTGGAAGGAGTTTGATTGTGTAATACCTTTACACGAGATTCTTCGTGATGTTTACGACGGTGATTCGGGAGGTCATGTTCGTGTTGCCGCTGCGGTTTTACCCAATGCTCAAGCTGCTATGGAGCTAGCGCGGAAGTTGGCTCAGGTTGTATGTACACGTCTTACTACTGCGCGTGAAAAAGTCACTTGACTTTGGCCATTTGTGAGGGTAAATTTTCTCTTGTTGAATGTTCAGTTCAGTTTAGTTTTAAGGAGGTAGGTTATGAGTAATACTGATAAAGTGAAAGAGTTAACCGAACTTGTCACTCAACTGGTTAAGGCTTTGGTGGACGACCCGGATACTGTAACCGTTGAGACTTACAAAGGGGATTCAATTGTGTTGTTTACGGTTAAAGCTGACTCTCCTAAGACGCTCTCGTTTCTAATTGGGAAGAAAGGAAGCACGGTGTCTGCGATGAGACATCTTGTTCGGTGCTTAGGAGCTCGGTTGGATCTTAAGACTGTCTTTGAGGTGTCTAGTCTTAAGTAATTTTATGTACCTCGAGCATGTTGTAGCTTTTTGCTGTTTGTAGGATAGTTCTGATGGTGTTAACTGGAGCTGTGGTTTTGTTTTGTATTGTTGAGCTGTAAAGACGTACTCTTACCCTCTTTCCCTCGTTGTCTATGTAAACACTTACGTTGTAACAAGCTACTGCTACTACGTCGCCCTTGTTCAAGTAAAGTTCGGAGTTGTGACTTCTTCCTACTAGTTCGAGATCTCCTTTCTCGTTTGCAGCTCCTAGGTCGTAGTTATAGACACCTTTTGTCTTTGTGGGGATCCTGTTAATAACTTTGAGCGCGAATTCTATATACCGTTTAAACTTGATGAATGTTAAATTATGTGCATCTTGTTTAGTTGGTTTGAGTATTGCTCCTTCAAAGTGTCTGATTTTACAGAACTTGCGGACGTTCTTGTCGACCTCTGAGAGAGACCTTGCTCGCTCGTAAGGGACCCTGTTTAGGGGTGTATCTATAGGAGTTAGTTCTGAGGGGATGGGAAGTGCCTTGAGTTCTTCTAGGCGCTCCAGTGTTGTTTGATGAGAGATATCTTTATTGTCTATGTAGAGACAATCGAAAAGAGTCAATACCGCGTGAACGTTGTTGCGAGTTTTCCTTCTCCTATGGATTAAACCAATGGTAATTCCTCGTGGTTGGTGCTTTTTGTTTACGTAAGTTTCCAGTTCGCCCTCTGCGACAAGGTTGTTACAGGGGAGGTTCTTTAGGGCTTCTATGATTGGATTTGGTAGTTGTAATGGATTGCCTTGGTCACTGTACGCTTTAATGGAGTTACCTTCTTTACTAATTTGGATGTAGAGACCATCGTACTTGGGTTCAACAATGAAATCGAGCCGTGCTCCGTATTTTTTACGTATGAATGATAACAGTTCGCGCGTGTTAATTTTCTTCACGTTGAAGATGAAAGCTACATAGTCGTGTTGACGCCCGTTGAACTTTCCTGGTGTTATTTTTTTCGCTAACATTGAGCCTCCTTGATTAGTGTTCTTAGTTGAGGTTAACTCCTTTTTTTGTTAGAGGCAAGTGAGGTTTGTGATGGATAGGACAATCTCTATAGTAATTGGTTATGAACATCATGAGCGACGTCTTCCTTTACTTCTTAAGTGTCTTTCCTCTCTCCAAGACATCGAGCAAATTTGCATCGTTGAGTCTGGTCCTTTTAAAGCACTAACTCGTAATGTGTTATCTCCTGTTTTAGCTGAGGATACTGAGTTGAAGTACTTGAAGATTTACACATCGACCCCGTACAACAGGGCCTGGAACTTCAACATTGGAGTTCGTCATCTTTCGACTTGTGATATAGTTGTTCTAATTGATGCTGATTTGGTCTTTCCTCCCGACTTCTCACGTATTGTACGTGAGCAGGTTACTTCCAAGGACTATGTCGGTCCTGCCTGGAACTGTATTGTGTACTTGAGTGAAAAGGATACTCTTCGGTCACTCTCGCTCCCAAGGTATGAAGTAGAAATTACGTCTCCGTCTCGGGCTTGTCGCCCTTCTAAGGCAGGTGCTGCCGGAGGAGCCTTTGTGTGCTATCGTGATACTTACTTCGATTTTCAGGGTATGGACGAGAGGTTCTTTGGAAGGACGAGTGAAGACAACGCTCACTGGGCTAAGTTAGAGGTCCTAGGTTACAAGGTGAGGCCTCTCCCTGTAACTCTCTATCACTTGTATCATCCTATCAACCCTGTAATTGCATCAAATCGTAGTGAAGTCTTTGACATGTTAAATTGGTCTAAAGAGAGGTGGTTGGAAGAGATAAACTCTAAAGGTAACTGGGGGTCGATTGATGGATTCATTGTTAAACCTATCTAAGACTTGTTATCTATTTTGGTTGGTAAGAGGTGATGTACCTTTATATGTTACTGTAAGTGTGTCTTCTTTATGTGCAGTGGCTGGATTTGATGAAGTAATTATGTGTTTGGATGTTTCTGAGGTAGACATGCCGTTTGAGTTCGTTCGAGAAACTTATTTCCCGGAGGTAACCCAAGTTGTAACTCCTCAAGAGTTCTTTGAGAAAGAGGCATTTTCTATTTATTCGAGTTTGCACGGTCGTTATGAGGTAGTTAATAAAGCCGATTTTTTTCGAATTTACGCATTGTACCGGTTTGGGGGTTTTTATTGCGATACAGATACGCTGGCTCTTCGTCCATTTCAACCCCTTGTAACTGGTTCTTCCTATATTTCTTCTGAAGACGGCTCTCATTTAAGCAACGGTATTCTTTTTACGGAGAAAGGGCACAAGGCTTTGGAGTTTATGTATAAGAATTTTACTAACCGGTGGCAGCCCAATACTTTTAATTTAGTAGGGTCTCAATGGTTTACTGAACTAGAAGAGTACTTCCTAGTTGATTGGAATAGGAATCATCATTACTACATTAGTTGGCAGGAATGGAAGAAACTGTTTTCTCCTTTCTCTGGAGAGGTTGAGGATTTGTTTACGCGAGAGGTATTCTCTGTGCATTTATGGGGTACCACGCTTCGTCGAAACAACTTTTATCTCTCGCCGGATTATGTACGTGAGCGCCCTTCAACCCTTTTTTCGAAGATCGTGCAGTTTCTTTCACAGAAGGATTCCGTAATTTGCAAGGAGTTGTGCCAATGAGCGTTCTTGAACGATTGTCCCCGGATAATCGCCTCTTTGGTATTCCGATTCAACACTCATTTGCGTCACTCTATATCTTGGATCTAGTTTTTGACCAGTTTGATTTTGCTCAGGTTGTTGAGTTGGGTACTTATAGAGGTGCTCTTTCAACTTTTCTGTGGCTAGAGTGTCAAGTTCGAGGTCACCGTTTCTTGTCGGTTGATCGCGCTGATAAGAGAGTCACGGATTTATTTCCTTTCTTAAGAGGTGATATTTTTGAATGTCAACGGACTAAGTTGAGAATTTTTGAGTTTTTAGGGCAGGCGCCCTCTTTCTTGTACTGTGACGATGGGAATAAACCACGTGAGATTCAGGTTTACGCACCTGTCCTTCCCCCGAGAAGTGTACTCGGTGTACATGATTGGGGCACAGAAATCTCTGAGAAAGATGTTTCGTTTTTGGCTGACTTGAGTTTTCATCCGATTGATGACATAAATTGTTTAAGCACGGAACTCCACACGTTGCAACAGTTTTGGGTTCGAAGATAATGTCTCCTGAGTTTGTTCACGATTTTCGGAACGGGATTAGTTGTATTGCTGGGATTATCCTTAGAATTAACCGAAAACAGGAAAGTATCCTTGCTGCACAGGAAGAGTTGTCTCAGTTATTTTGCGAGCTTCGGCTCCAGTTACTTCGTGTTCTTTCAGCTTTGGAACGTTCCGTTGATAGCTTTGAAGAAGTGCATGGAGGTCAAAATGCCCTCAAGCAATCCGTTCGCGATCACGAAAATCTTGACAGAAGTTCTTGATTTGAAACCTCAAAGTATTTTGGATATTGGTCCGGGTTTCGGTAAGTGGGGTGTACTCTTTAGGGAGTACTTGGATGTTTGGAATTGGAGGGTGTTTCCTCCTGAGTGGAAAGTTCGAATTGATTGTATCGAAGCTTATTCCAAGTACATCTCTCCTTTACACGAGTACATTTACAACAAAGTAATAGTTCAGGACGTTCGATCCATTTCTTGGGAGTCTTTCCCTACTTATGATCTCATATGTTTGTTCGATGTTATTGAGCATATGAGCAAACTCGAGGGCTACGATCTGTTACACACCTTGCTCCGGAAGGTTACTAAAGCAGTGTTTGTTTCAACACCATTGCCAGAGGATTTCTCTTCCTTTCCTCACGGAAGATGGGAAGATGATTATGAAGGACATAAGGAAGCTTGGTCTCCGGTAGAGTTTGTTGAAAATTTTGGCGCCGAAATAGTGATGTGTGACGGTGGTAAAAGAGGGTTCCGGACTTTTCTCGCGAAGATTATGATACGATAGGAGGCTTTTTTATGGAACTCGTAGAGTTTAAGGGTCGTAAAGGAATTTGGATTACTTACAAGGGCCGCAAGATCTTTATCCCTGAGGAAAGAATTCATCAACGAGAGTTGGGGTCACGTTCCCGTCTTGATCCAAAGATGAAAGTCCTCGGAGGTATCACTTTAGCAACTTTAGCCGCTTACTTTTTAAAACCCGGTACGCCCATTTCTGAACTTTTTCGCAATAAAAGGTTTGTCGTGATCGCTAAACACCCAAATCCCACTCCCTCAATGAGAGAGAAGTTTTATGACATGATCACGTCGGCAATAATGGGGATGCGTGTAGTTCGTCCCAAAGCGGGCGCTAAACTTCCCAAAACTGCAGGCGTTGTTCATACCTGGTCGAAAGAAGCCTTTAAGATGAAACTTCCTAAGATTCAAGACTATGACTTGATGTCTGCTATTGACGATAAAGCGGTATTTCCAAAGCTGTTCAAGGACGACCCTAAAATTGTTCCTCAAACCTTCTTACTTCGTGAGTTTCACAGTCTTGAATCCGCACGCTATGCGTTCCAACGTGCTGGGAAGGGATTTGTGATTAAACCGCGCATTGGCTCACTTTCGAAGGAACTCCCTACTCATGAGTGGAGTGACAAACGTTTGATGAAATATATTGAACAGCACGGTGGTCCTAATAATGTGATCATACAAGAAATGTTACCTTTTAGAAATGAGTTTCGTGTTCACTATGTGAATGGGAAGGTTTACTCTATTACACATCGTCGTTTTCCTGATCCTTTCCGTAAAATTTACAATAAAATCTTTTATCGATTCGGAATGGAGGGTGGTTCTTCTATTCCAGTGCTCAACCCTGTGAAACGTAAACGACTTAAGGAGTTTGTGACTCAAGCTATGAAACTATATGAGAAGAACGCCCATGTAGGGTTTGACATCGTCGAATTACCTGACGGTTCCTTCCGATTTATTGAAGGAAACCCTGTTCCAGGTAGTTTAATGAACCCTGTTATTGCCAGGAAGTTACACAAGACTGTCACTGGAGTATGGACTAATGACTTACGCGCCGTTGCTCTAGCTGGAGGCGCGGCGGGTTTATGGTGGGCAGGAGAAGGAGTTTCCGAAGTACGGAAGAAGGAGAAGCAGCTGTGGGTGTAGGAAAACACGTGTTGATTGACGTGTTTGAGGTGCCTTTTGAAGTTTTAGATAATGAGAAGTTGGTTCTTCAGTGTTTGATTCGGGCCGCTAGTAAGGCCGGCGCAACCATACTTCATTCATTCGTTCATCATTTTGAACCTCACGGGGTAAGTTGTGTGGTTGTGATCTCTGAGTCTCACTTTTCTATCCATACTTGGCCTGAACGACTTTACGCGGCCGTTGATTTGTTCACTTGCGGCGATTCCGTTGATTTAGATGTAGCGGTTCAGGAGATTCTTCAGTTTCTTAAAGGTAATCCTAAAGTTTTAGTCTTGGAGAGGGGGGATGTACATGATCGCCGATTGGGGACTTCACCTGATTTTAGATTTGTATGATTGTGATGAGTTCCTTATTTCTAGTAAGGGCAAACTTAGGGAATTCGTATTCGAACTTTGTGATATTCTTGATGTGAAAAGGTACGGTGACCCTATAATTGAGTGGTTTGGTAACGGCCCTTCTGAAGGATACACTCTTGTTCAGTTAATAGAGACGTCTCTGGTATCAGGACATTTTGCTCCTTCTAGCCGGACTGCTTACATTGATGTGTTTAGTTGTAAATTTTTTGACCCGATTAAGGTTCAGGAGTACATTGGAGGTTTCTTTAAAGCTAAGAAGGTTGATTCTACCCTTCTTGAAAGGGGGTCGAAGTTACGTGAAGTATAAGATAACATTTCTGGGTTCTAAGGGTATGATTGAGGAAAGTTCCCCTCATCACAAACTGAGAACAGGTATTGTAGTCGAGACTCGCAGAGCGCGTTTCCAAATTGACTGTGGTGAAGAGGAGTTCTTTGATAACCTTAAGGACGTGGATTTTTTGTATGTAAGTCATTGTTATGATGAGAAGACTGAAGTTTTTACTAATCGTGGCTGGAAGAGGTTTACTGAGTTAAGTAGTTCGGATTACGTCGCGACATTGGATGAGGACGATCGATTAGTGTTTGAGAAGCCTATAGATTATATTGAGCAAGATTACACTGGGTTAATGTATTACTTGAGTACGGATTTTTTGAATATGATGGTGACTCCTAATCACAATTTGTATATTTCGGAGAACTTTGATGACCCTTCCTTTTCTCTTATCCCTGCCGCGAGGTGTTTTGGGCGCCCTAAGATGTTTACGTGCTCTTTTAAATGTGAACAACACGATACTTCTCTGGCACAAGCAGTTTTTTCTGACAGTCGTTCCTCTACCGCTAAGTCAGTAACCTCCGGTAGTCAAGAGTCCTGGGTTCCTTACGACGGGAAAGTTTACTGTGTTACTTTACCCGAGTACACTAGGCATATACTGTTGACTCGCCGTGAGGGTAAAGTGTGCTTTTCCGGGAACTCACACCCAGATCATGTAAGTGGCTTAAAACACAAGGAAATTCCGACGACGTTGGTGTCTACGTCGCTCGTTCGACGTCAATTAGTCCGTAATTGGAAGGTCACTCCTACTCTTTTTTCTTCACTTCCTTTTGAGTACGAAGATGTGTCGTTAAAAGCTGTTTCTTGTTTTCACTCTATTCGATGTCCTATGTGGGGTGTTGTAATAAATAACGAATTGGGTATCTTTACGGATGTTATACGACCACGTGCTGGCTGGGGGATTCTCAAGGGACTCCGAGTTTACATTGGTGATGGCTCCGCGATTAACCATCCCATAATCCGCGTTAAGGAAAAGGGAGGAGAACCGTTCGGGCACACTTGTATGAAATCTCAACTCCGATATGCTTCTCAATTGAATTGGCAAACAGTTGTTTTTACTCATCTTGGCCGCCAGCCTGTTTTGAAAGGTGATGAGAGAGTGAGAGAAATTCTCGGTGTGGAGGATTTAATTATTGCGAAGGATGGACTTACAATCGAAGTTTGAGTCAGAGGTGCCGAAGTACAGACATCGAACACGAAAACGTAGAATTCCTGTTTACTATCGACTTAGAAGGGAGTACCGAAGTAGGGTACCGTGGTTTCGTGAGTGGGCCGTTCTAAAACGTTATGTCACCGTGGATGATGCTGAAAAAGCTGTTAAGGTCTTGAACGCTAAGGATAAGTGGTTTGAATATAGTTTAGATCCTTATTAAGGAGATTGGCGTGAAATTTAGAGTCCCTCCTGAGTGGATTGAGAAATGGATTACCAAGGGCGGACGTAGAGTTCCGATTATTAAAAAGGAGTTCCGCCAAGCTTTCTTGTGGACTTTCGCCTTTGCCAGGAAGTCTCCTCTTCGAGTTGTTGACTCCCGGTCTATTAATGAAACGCTAGAAGGGGCGGGCTTCGAGACTTTTAGGTTTCTCGAGAACGTTGCAGCGCCTCATCCCGAAGTCCGCAGGAAAGTCCTTCCTCAGGCTGATGCATTTTTGAATTTTTTTATTGGGAGTGCTGAGAGTGAAAGAGCATTTCGTAATGTAAGTTTATCCTTTCATCGTTATACGTCGTCTGCTCCAATAGGGTGTTATGTTGATGCCTATATTCTTAGGTCGACGGGGAAAATTGAAAGAGAGCTCACACAACAGTGCCTTGAACAATTTTCCGCAAATGATCGTGTCCATCTCAGACACGTTCTGGGAATTACTCTTCCTAAGGTTCAAAGGGTTCCTTCTGAGGTTAAGGATCTTGCTGAGTACGCGTTTCCGCAAGGATCGGGGGCTATTAGTATGCTAGTGTACTCCCCTAGGCGGCGTGATGTTCCTTATGATCTTACTTTTCTCCATGAATGCGGTCATTTTGTTCAGAGTCAGCTTGCTACTCGGGCTCCTGATTATTATGTAGAATTTGGTCGAAGTGTTTATGCTCCTTACCTTCAGAGAGTTTTGCCTGAAGCTGTACAGCTCTTTCAGCAAGCTACTAAGCATTATGGTTCGGTACGCCCTTCAGTTAGGCGTAATTTTGTGAGGTTGCAGTTTTATCGGGCTTTAATGGACGACCCTTTTAACACGTCCGTGATATCAATTCCCAGCCTTCAAAGTCCAGAAGAGGGCTTTTCTGAGGCTTTTTCGCTTTTTGCACATTCAAATCTTCAGCATCGTAGGTTTCTTAGACTTAAGTGGCCTGAGGCACGTGACTATTTTGCTACTTTGGAAGGAGTACTGTGATGACTGAATTCGACCCAATTCGGTGGCTGTCCAAGTATCGAGCAAAACATCTCGGAGAAGATCACTTCTCCCTGTGCTCTTTTTGTAAACATTTCCGTGAGGATTGTACTTGTGTAGCGTTTCCCAAAGGAATTCCAGGAAAGTACTTGTTCTTTGATGTCTATCACCTTGAGAAAGATCCTTCTCAGAAAGGGGATGCTGTATTTGAATTGTCTTCTCGTTTTGTGAAGGAGAAGTAACTATGCTGAAGATTTTATATATTTGTAAAGACTTTACTAACTGGATTGGACATGGACATCTAGCCTTTAAGAAAGCTCTTGCTAAAGTTGCTGATGTTACTTTTCATCACAAGCCCTGTCACGTACCTACGCTATTGAAGGAGCTCGCTGACAAAGGGAAAACTTTTGATCTACTCATGTTGGGTGAAGCTCCTCCAGTAACTCCTCCTTTGACAGGGCTAGCTGAGATTAAGCTTCCTAAGGTAGTTCACTATTGGGATGTTCATGCTTATCAGAGAGATCGGCTCCTGTTTATCAAGGAGAATAAAATCGACTTTGTGGTAGTAAAGTTTAAAGAAGGGACGCTCAAGTTGTTTCCTCGACTCCTTGATGTAGTTCCTTGTGAGTGGTTACCTATTGGAGTTGACACTCACGTGTTTAAGAAATGGTCTCAAACGAAGACCATAGACATCTTACTAACCGGAGCTATTCTCCCTGATGTTTATCCTATGAGAACATCTTATTTACGTACGTTTAAGGGGTACCCTGGTTTTGTACACGTCCCTCATCCTGGTTATGGTCACTTTGATTCACGAACTGCGATTGTTCATGATACCTACGCGAAGCTTTTGAACTCAGCTAAAGTTTGCCCTACTTGTGGTAGTATCTACAATTACTCCATTCAGAAGTTCTTCGAGATTCCCGCGTCTTTTTCTCTTTTGGCAGCTCCACCTATTAACGACATTGTAGAACTTGGGTACGTTCCAGATAAACACTTTTTGCCCGTCTCACCAACTTCCTTTGAGGATAAAATTCTCTCAGTGTTAAGGGACGAAGACCGCTTAGTTGAGATTACGACACGAGGGTATAGATTAGTTCGTAAGTTCCACAGTGTCGATGTGAGAGCAAAGCAGTTTGTTAACTTGATGTGTAGAGCTGTATTGGGCGTTAAGCAGCCATTTGATGGGTTAAGGGAGTTTTCTCTGAGGTGAGAATCGCAATTCTAGGGGCAGACGGCTACTTAGGTTTTGCACTTTCACATCATTTGCTTAGAGAAGGGCACTCTGTACTAGGCGTTGACAATTTAAAGCGGGAGTCTTTAGTAGAGGCGACCTCCTCTTATTCGATTATTCGTCACTCTTTTGAGTCCTTAAAAGATTTACAGACTGTTGAGTTAGATGTTACAGATTCCGCTGCCTTACGTGACCGATTGGAGAAGTTTGAGCCTGATTTGATTGTCGACTTATCCCGGTTATACAGCCCAGCCCTTTTTCAGCAGCGAGACCAATTGCTTTGTGTTACTAACCTTTACAACACCATTTCGGTTGTAAATACACTAGCTTCGTCCGCTTTACGTAACGTTCCTTTATTTGTGGTAACCGATCTAAACTCCTATTATCCCTCACAACTACCGGTTCCAGAAGGTCCGTTATTGATTCACCACAATGAGCTTGAGGATTTTTTACCTTTTCCATTGAAAGGGGACTCTCTTAATCAGTGTACTGAAGCCTTTGTTCAAATTTTCTTAACATATGCTCGTAACCACTTAAAACTCAAGTTAGTCGATCTCCGTGTAGGTTCTGTGTATGGTGTGTATCCAAGTGAGGAACCACTTCATCGATTGCACGTTGACAAGTTTCATAGTACCGTCATTAACTACTATTGCGCCCGAGGCGTCCGTCAAGGGATCGTAAATGTGCCTCAGGAGGGTTACTATACTATTATCTCGTTGAATCAATTTGTTGAGAGTTTTACTTACTTGTTGACTAAGAAGGTGGACAAACCCATTGTTCATTTGTTCGATCGGCTGGTCAGCTTTCAGGATTTGATTTATAAGATAAAACATGTTTTTGCGGAGGATTTTGGGTATAGACTACGAATTGGGTTCTTTCGTACTAAAACATTTGAGTTTACTTGGCCACAGTTTGTCCACATTGAAAGGGAACTCTTGAGTGATTGTTTCTTAAGTGATACAATTGAGCTTGAGGATGATTTGAGAACGTTGATCGATGTGTGCTTCAGGAATAAGAAGAAAATCACTTCGTTACCTCGTTCTTTGTGGTAGGAGGAAAGAGTATGAGAGTCCTAATCTTGGACGATGAGGCGCCAGTAAGGGACTTTTTTAAGTCTTTCCTCGAGAGTAGTTTTGACAATTGTGAGTGTTATACTTGCGGTTCAGTTCAAGAGTTTAAGAAGTTAAATACTGAAGTCAATCCCGATTTCTACATCCTTGACGTTGTCCTACTCAATGGGCAAGTGTTCTCAGCGGTGGACCAGTTTGACCCTGCACGGGCGATACTTGTGACAGGTTACGATTCGGATAGAGTTCGTAAAATCGCCCGCGTATATGGGTTTCACGGGGTTCTTCCCAAGCCTGTAAATGGAGACGTGTTGAAAAGTATGCTGGATTCTTTGGTATTGAGGGTGAGCCCCCGCTTACGGTCTAGAGTTCAGGATTTAATGGGCGTTTTCCCGAAACTGTTTGAAGTTCTTGCAAAGAGTTTGGTTAGTGGGCAGAAAGTGCAAGAATGTGTTGAGATAGTTGGTAAAGCTCTTAACGCAACAGTGATAGTTTCCCCATTTGAACAAGGTGGTATGATTAGTTTCCCTTTGTTTGCATACTTTAAAGAGGGCGAACCTAAAATGCCCCGACGATTTAAGTTACCTAAAGGTTGGTTTGATCAGTTGTTGAACGGGAAATTTGTTACCTGTTTCGAACAGGGACTCGACGAGCTTGGCATCGATGTTAAGAGGGCTTTAGCATTTCCTATCAAGGGCGAAGGTATAGGTCAATGGGGTTTCTTCTTGACTTATGATGATAAGGATGCTCCTTATTCTCAAGAGGAAATTACGTTCGTGAAGTGTGTTACGGATATTCTTGCTCTTGCATTACTCCGGCTACGTCATAATACTACTCTCGAGACTGTGCTTCGCAACGCCATTACGAAGGTGAGTGCTTTTTGAAGTAACGGTGGACTTAAGGAATCTCTCTACAGTCGAAGAATTGTTGGTTGAACTAGTACGAGGGAATACGTCTGCCACGGAGAAGTTAGTTGAGCGGGTGACTGTGATTGAACGTAAGGCAGAAAGTCTGTGTGAAAATCAAACTTCTGTTGTGTCGAGTGTGACTGAAGTTAAACTCCGAGTAGATGATATTTGGCGTATTTTACGGAGTTTGTTCATTAAAGTTATCCTAGTTTGTGGCTCCGTTTGTGCGATTAGTTTCGTGTTAGGATATCTTTTAAAAGGATAGGATTACATCTCCGTGATCTTGAAAGAGACCTTCCGCAGTGTTAGATCGTACACCGGAATACAGTTTTGGTGTACTCCCCCCTTTAGCGCTTTAATCTCTGGCCTCTCTTCTACCGGGAACATTCTCTGTAGTCTAATATAAAGAGGAACGAAGTAGTAAATAGGTATTTTGGGTATTAAGAAGAGATGATATGCAGGTGCGTAGTGTATAAAGTTTTTGATAAGTGTCTGTTTTTCGGGTAAGTCGTTGACTATTTTGTGAAGATCAATGGAAATTGGGTTGGTATAGTTTTTAGGGTACATAGGCGCGTACTTCCTACTCAAGACCGGCGGTGTGAGCTCTAAATTGTAGATGGGAGCGAACGTTGAGAAAGGTGTTCCGTAGTATGCGTTTGACCAGTGAACATAAGTTGGTAGAAATTTTTCGAGGACTTGTTTGGTCACTCTGGCGATTGGGTCTTCTTCAATCTTGAGAGGAGTGAAGACCATAAAATCGAGATCGTGCGGTGTTCCGTAGAAGACTGATCCTGTTACGATCACGTAGGGGTTTTTGATCTGGAAAGGTAACATCCTGTTCAAACTTCTTTTTACTTTATGAGCGTTTACCCCTCTCTTACGCAGTTCTCTGACTATTAAGCTGTCGAGTTTCATAAGCTGCGATAGAGTCAAACCCCCGACTTTCCCTCCTTTTTTTCGGGCCTTTTTAATCAGGGCTACTACAATTGAGTGCTTAAAAAGCAGGTCTTTAGTAGGGATTTTTGATAAATCGGCCCCTAAAAGCTGAGTTACTTTCATACTTACTCCTTGCACTAGTTGGTTGGTTCTAGTATAAAGGTAAGGAGACGCCGAGTCAACCCGTAGAGGAGGAAGACTGTGGAGAGACAACTTGAGAAGAAGGAGAAGGAACAACAGGTTAAGGAGCGATTAGTTGGAGAGACTTCGATCACTGCAGGAACTTTCGCAAGTTTGGTTACTTCTCTTTCCGCCTCGCAACTCCGTCAAATCTATAAAGAGACTAATGTTGTGAGGCGGTGTGTTGACCATATTGCGAGTTCTGTTGCGGACCTTCCGCGAGAGTATGATGTAAAGTTTGGTTTGAAGAAAAGTGAAGTAATCGATCTTATTTTTGTGCGCGAGACTATAACTGGAGAGACTTTTCGAGATGTGTTAATCGCTTTGACAGTGGATTTGTTGGTGTTGAACAAAGGTGTGTTAGTACCTTTGAAGACATTTGGCGGAAGGTTAACCGGATTTACGGCACGCGATGCAGCCACTTTTTCTCCAGTGTATGAGAAAGACGGCAGGCTTCGTGGGTTCATTCAACAAGTCGGCTTGGGTAAGGTGTATAAGTTTCGCCCAGATGAGTTAGTGTACATTCAACTTATTCCTAAAACTTACACTGCTACTGGAGGGTCTATCTTAGAGTCTCTTACTTATGAAGTTACGAGCTTGTTAAAGAACTTAGTGAAAAGCGATCCTGAATCTAGGAAGCCTATCGGGACATTTATTTTTCCGGAGAGTTTGGACGAGGCAGTTGTTAATAGGTTTCAAGAGGACTTAACCTCGTTAGTATCTGGAGGTAAAGTGAAAATCCCCGTGGTATGGGGCGCTGGTAAAGGGGAGTGGATCGAGTTGGTTAAACAATTTGACATTCAGATGGTTGCTACGTTCTTGGATCGCTTAGATTGGCTAGTTCGGAGCGCTTTTGGATTTGTGCCTCCTGGAAGTAGTTTACTTCAGTCACGACCTAACGAAGATTTGATGTATTCTACCTTAGTCCCTGTGGTTGCTCGGGCGATCCAGAATCGACTGAATCGGTTTCTTAAACCTTATGGAGTTACTTTTAGTTTTAAGATTCCTCCTGCACACTCGTTGCAACGTATTATTGAAGGGACTAAGTCAGGGTTGATCTCACCTAATGAGGCCCGTCAGTTTATGTACTTACCACCGGTTAAAGGCGGCGATCAGTTGTCAGTTATGCAGCCTCAAGGTTTAACTCCTGTAGGGAAGAGTGGGCAACAATCTCCTGTGGTACCTCTCTCGGACGCTAAACAAGATACAGATATTACTCGCTCGCTTTCTATAGAAGAAGTGAAACAGCTTAGGAATCTCTCTCTTTTGTCCGATGAGAAGGTAGCACGGTTTGTTCTTAGGAGAATTAAGTTGCTGAAATCGATGCAAGAGGAGTTAAGAGAGGCAGTTCTGGATTATCGTTCTTCTTTTGAAGAGAAGGTGATGTTGCGTCAGGATACCCCTGCTTTACCTTCTTATGTGCCTTTCTTACTACGAGTAGAAGGGATCATTGATAATTATGAGGCCCAGTCGATTGCGCTGGGTTATGAACGCGTGCTCCAGTTTTGGAACAGACGCGAGTTCGATAAGGATCTGATTGACGCTGAGATTGCTGAACACGATCGACGACTTCGTCGAGAGTCTATTCGGAGTTGGAAAGAGCGTTTAGATTCTATTCACAATGAAGCAAAAAGAGGTGAGTGGGATCAAGTTAAAAAAGATCTTGACAATTTTATACGCGCGATTATTGCCGCCGCAGGGTTTGTCACTTTGTTTGCGAATCTCCCTCTTGTACTTGTGTCTAAGTTTTTTGAGGAGACACAAGGAGTGCTCTTACGCTGGGTGGGCATATCTGATGATGTTACATGTTATGATGAAGCAACTAAAGTGTTGACGGATCGGGGGTGGAAGTTCTTTAAGGATTTGGATGGTACGGAGAGGTTGTTGAGTATTAACCCTGATGATTTGACTCAGGTTGAGTGGCTTAAACCTGTTGCCTATCAGACGTTTGAGTACGATGGTGAGATGATTCATTTCGAGGGCTATCAAACGGATCTACTCGTGACACCTGATCATCAGTGTTTTGTGTATGATAATGGAAGACTTCGGAAAGTTCGCGCAGGAGAGCTGACTCAATTTGCGAAGGTTTCTTTCTACCATGGTGTTCCCGTCGATGTTGCTGACGTGTCTAGTATTTCCTGTAGTGAAGCAGAAGTTCGCCTTTCTTACTACAAGGGGAAGGTCTACGACGTGACTCTTCCTAAATGGCACACTCTTTACATCATGCGCAATGGGAAGTGTATGTGGAGTGGTAATTGCGAAGACTGTGCAGCTCTTCAAGGGCGCGTTTTTAAACCATCCACGCTTGAACTGCTTCAAACTTGGCCCGGTTATGGTGTGCGTTGTGGCCATAACTGTAGGTGTGCCCTTGAACCTGTTTCTAATATTACGCAAGCAAGTGTTAACGAGTGGATCGGTAAAGTTATCAAGTTTAGGAATTTGCACGTCCCTCTAAAGGAAGCAGCGCTTGTTTATTCTGACGTAATCGAACATATCGATAAGAAGATCGCAGAAGCTCTCAAAAAGAACCCTCACTTACGGGAGCCTTCGTACGTTGCTTTATTTAAGGAAATCCGATTGCGCGAGACTTTAACCCAACCTAAATACGATGCTATACGAAATATACTCGAAATCCCCGCCTCTTTTACTGAGGAGCAGATTCGTTCAGCTTTTGTCGATGCAGTCGCCCTGAACGTCCTGTTACGTCAGAACTTTCAGTATCCTAGCTCACCTTTCGTCTCTGAGATAATGTCTATAATGGAGCGGGCCAGGAAAGTGCTTTGGAACGAGCAATTAAGTAAGCTTTTACCTTCAGAGTTGAAAGAGTCTTGGTTGGAAGGTGATTTCGCTCCTTTTGAGAAATTGTCACTTAAGCTGTTTGATATTCCAGTTAAGGCTTACTTTGATCCCAGAGAGTTTTTTACTTACATGTTCCGGGCGTCCATTTTTAGCCCTCATCGAGAGGATATAGTAGGGATGCCCGCTTTTCGAGAACTCCTGGCAACCCATGTGTGGTCCCCAACTACTTATGAGAATTGGCTTAACCGTGTTTATAAGGCCCGTTCCGCCCCTTGGCGGGCCACGTTAACTCCTGATAGAGTACTTACTCGACTGGAATACGTTGACTCAGAGTTCCGTGATAGATTGGTAGAAATCCTTAAGAGTTATCCGATGTTACGAGTTCCATCTTTTTGGGATGGGTTGAAGGGAATTAAGTTGTCAGATGTATCTCGCTACGACGCGTCTTATAGTTTGGAGGGGACCTATGATGAGTTTGTGAAGTCCTTTGTTGGTTCTATCTTGACTACGGGGGATACATTTCAGTTCCTCCACGAGCTAGGCCATCATGTGTTTGAGCGTCATTTTACCGCGCGCTCTACACTAAGAGACGCGTTTGCTTATGTGTACCGTGAACGAGTTTTGATCCCGTTTTACGAGCAAGTTTTACCTTATTTGACTGAAAAGGAAGCTCAAAAGTTCATGGGGTACATGAACGAGATGCTTGATGCAAGTGAGAAGAGAACTCTTGGGAGCTTTTTCTTAGGGTCTCGAGACGTATTTAGAGAGGAAATTTTTAAGCCTATTTATCCTAAGTTACAAGAGGTGATGCGGAACTGGGCACTTCCGATGCGACTGTACTCATTACAGAGCATCGACGAATCCTTTGCCGAGTTGTTTGCCACTTATATACGTAACCCATCGGTGTTGTACTTCAGTGACCCCGAGTTGTACTTGTTTATGGAATCGCTCTTGCAGAACCTTGCTGTACGTCCAGAAACTTTGATAAGTAAGCACCCTATGTGGAAACGTGTTTTTGAGGCCCTTTCACGTATAGGTTTAACACGGAGTCAGATAAAGCAACTTCTTCCGAACCTTCTGTGGGCACATATTAGAGAAGATGTTGGGTTTGAGGAGTTGATAGCGTTGTTCGAGAGCGCTGCTACTGCAGAGGGCGAAGACTTACGGAAGAAGATAAAAGATATTGTCGAGCGCTTTTTCAAAGCGCCTGAGAAGAAGAAAATGCCTAGTTCTGAGCCGAAACCCAAAGAGATTAGGAAGCCTCGTAAGGCACCTTCTCTTCCCGAAAAGACTCTAGTAACTCTAAAGGATGTGCGCGAAGTTCTTGAGAAGACTTTGAAGCTCGAAGGTAGAGACTTAGAGGTTTTTATGGACAAGATTGTTTCGGTTGTAGCTGAAGGTAAGATGAGTATGATTGATGTGTATGAGAAATTGACTTCTTTCAAGACTAAAAAGGAGGCTTTGAAGTGGCTAGCCGGTTTGAAGAAGTAAAAACTGAATTGGGTTATATCGTTGATAAGGAAGGTACCCTTGTAGGGACGTGGTTGTGGAAAGAAGGGAATATGACTGTGAGCACAAAGAACAAAGCTCTACAAGAGGTACTATCTCGAGGGGTACAGTTAGTAGAGCGTGTATTTGATCGAGGGGAGATTCAGCTTAGCTATTCCCCCCCAACAGTTCGAGTAGTAAAGTTTACCCCTGTTGAACTCAGTTCGATTCTTGCGCCTGATTTCTACTGTATTACAGCTGAGGAGCGAAAGAAAGGAGTATCTTTACCTGCTAATACTGGCAGACACTCTCGCACGTTTAAACAAGTTCACCGGGGTTATGTCCTCGAACGATTAAAAGGGCGTGATATCACCATAGGAATTTGGTTTTATTCCCCGGGAGGAATTGTATGTCAGACTAATAGCAGGACGTTTGATAGGGAGTTCCACGAGGTTAAAAAGAAGTTAACAAGGACAGTGTTTACACGGGATGGGGTAAGGGAGGTTCCTCTTCCATTTAACGAGGCTACTTATTTTGATGTTAACTTGAAACTTCCCTCACGGTATTTTCTGGTACCTAGTTGGGGAATTGAAACCTCAGAGAAGGAGAAGTTCGAGGATGTCAAAGAAACTTGAAGATTTTCTTGATCACTCGTTAGACGATTTAGAGTCTCCTCCGGTCTTGGGGTTGGGTAAAGCTGCCTCTGAGGACTTACCTAAGCAGGAGGACATTCCATCTGAGGTTGGTTCGCCTGAACAGGAAGCGATTGATACAATTGCTGAGAGGATAATAGAAGAGTTACGCGGTAATGAAAGCATTAGGCCGAAGAATTGGAGTGACGTTCTCCGTGGTTTGGAATTAGTATTAAAGTTTAAGCATGAGTTACACGGCAAGCACAAGAAAGGAGAACAGGACCTCGCATACCAAGCTCTTCAGGAGTTTAAGGAAGTGGTAGATGCCTTCTCGAGATTTGAGTCAAAGTAAGTTCCACATTTCGTTAAAGAAGCTTCGTACTATTTGCCAAAATAGTTTCCTTCACTACTTGATCTTCGTTTTTGGGTTTCCAGTGTCGGCAATGCATCGAGAGTGGATTGACGCTCTTATGAAGTGTTCTCGAGTTGTGATTGCTGCTCCTCGGGCCCACTCTAAAACTACCATAGTTTCTATTGCGTATTCGACGTGGTTGATTGGGCGTAACCCCAATATAAGGATTAAGATCATAACTAACTCTATTGACAAGGGTAGAGAGATTTTAGCCGCAGTTTCGAGTACTCTTCTTTTTAATAAAAGGTACCAGTTTGTTTTTCCTGAGATTAGACCCGCAAAGACACGTTATTGGACGAAGGATAGATTGTATGTGGAGCGTTCTTTGGTTCTTCGTGATCCTACGATCGAAGCAAGAAGTGTTCTATCTACAGGGGCCGGAGGTAGGTCAGATGTGATAATTGGAGATGACATGGTTGATAATTTGAACTGCGTTACTGAAGGTTTGCGGAGAAAAGTAAAGGAAGCTTTCTATGATACTTGGATGAATACTCTCGAACCACAAGGGAACCAAGCGGTAGTTGTTGGTACTATTTGGCATGAAGACGATCTGCTCTCTGAATTGCTCAGGAATAAAGACTGGGAGTTTCGTAAAGTTTGGGCGATAAATGATAACTTTGACCCTCTATGGCCCCAAGTGTGGTCGCGAGAGAAGCTTTATAAGAAGTGGAAGGAAAACCCTTTGGCTTTCGATAAAGGCTTTCGCCATCGTCCAACACGTGTAGATACTGCTCTTTTCCCGCCATCTTCATTTAAACAACGGTCTGATTGGCCTCTTTCTCCAGGGTCTAATCCTCCTGAGTATAACGATGTGGATCCTTCTCTTATCAAGTGTTACTTTGGGGTGGATATTTCAGCTGGACATGGAGATGATTTTTCGGTGATTTTTGTGGTGCGGGTGAATGCTGAAACTCTAATTCGGTGGCCTGTTGAAATAGCTCGGTTGAAGCAACCAGCTCCTGATGTGACCCGCAAGCTCATTCGGATGTACAAGCAGTACCAACCCGAAGTGATTATGATTGAGTCAAACGCTACTCAGTCTATGATGCAAGATTGGATTTCTGAAGTAAGTAAATTACCTCTAAAACCGTATTACACAGGCGTTCAAAAGCACTTGATTTCGGTAGGGATCCCTTCTCTTAGAGTGGAACTTGATAATAATATGTGGATGATCCCTTCTTGGGATCACCCTCTTGAGTGTAGTTGTTCTTGGTGCCAATGGAAAAGAGAGGTACTGTCGTATCCTTATAGTAAGAAAGACGACACTGTTTTTGCTTGGTGGTTTAGTCGTGAAGCAATTAGGCTTTTCCTAGAAGGAAAGCGAGTAGGCCGCGGATATGCTGTCGTAGAACTCTGACGTCTTGCACTTTTCTGTGTTATCCTAGTAAGCTTTTCTTAAGATGTTAGGGGGATTAAGGTGTGGGAGAGAATATCTCGGTAACTTCCTATACTTTTAAGAAGTACCTCAGCCCTTTTTTAGTTTGGTGTGAAGGTAAATTCGACTACATTCTTCACGTTCATTGGGCTAGCGTCCTCCACGGAGACTTGCGAATGGGTTACTGTGGCGACCCCAATAACGTGATTGGAGTTACCTTGTTCATTTACAAGCAAGGTGCTGTCAAACGCCGCCCCAATGGACCGAAGGGTTGGACAGAGTTCTTGAAAGTTGTTCGAGACCCTAAGAACTTCAAACTAAACTTCAAAACAGGAGAAATTCAGGGCCAGCGCAGCTTAGCGGCAACTGTTAAGTTACCGGAAGCTAAGGCATGGATGAGAGTGAAAAAGTACATCTCTCCTCCAGGCACTATTGGCGCTCGAGTTTTGCGCAAATGGTGGTCCTATATGACGATTGTTGATAAAGGTAAAGTGGAACATTTAACTCGGAAACTGGACGAGTTTGAGTTTTACTTTACTGAGGGTAAGGCTTTTAGAGGACGGTACATTCTTCGACCTTTTGGTAAGAACTTTACCTTCTTTACTGCCAGTGCCCGACCCGTACTTGTTGGGACGACCCAGAAGCTGGAAGAGGGTAAGGAAATTAGTGGTTTTCTTTGGATTAAAGCAAAGAACCAGACCCCGTATGTTCTTTCTACACGAGCTGTAAAGAAACGATTTATTTCCCCTGTGCATTTTAGTGGGCTGCCCCAGGCACTGAAGGAGAGAATTCCAAGAGCTTTTCAGTATTGGACTATAGAGTCAAAAGCGAAACGTTTAAAGGTGCGGGATAGTTTGGTGTTAGCTCTGAAGAGCCAGAGACAGTATCAGTACTTGGAAGAGGGGGCTTGGCATAAGGTCAGTTTGAAAGTGTGACCGTGGACCCCTTGCCCAAATTTAGGTTCCCTGTGACTTTATTATGGAAAAAATTTGGAACAGGAAGGAGGTGCAAGATGAGGTTTGAGAACGGCTTGTTTCAGTTAAATCCAGAATTCATTCGCGCTCCAGCTGAGGTTTCCGAGAAGATTGCTAATCCGGGGGAGTTGGTGATCGCAGGTTATGCTACAACTTATGATAAAGGTTTGGATAATGCTGTCATATCTAGGAAGGCATTGTCTAACGCTGCTGAGGACCTGAAGAAGAGAAGCACAGTGTTGTTCAATCATGATCAAAATCGCCCTATTGGCCGCATTCATGAGGTGAAGTTGGATAATAAGGGGTTGTTTACAATTGCTGTAATTGATAAGACAGAGCAAGAGATTCAGGAGAAGATCAAATCAGGAACGTTGAACAAGTTCTCGATCCGCGGACGGATTTTAGCTTCTCATGAAGAGTGGGATGAGAATACTGGAAGGTCCACGTCAGTTGTTGATAACTTGAAGTTGCTTGAGGTATCTGTTGTTTCCGTACCTGCTGTTGATGAAGCAGAGATTCAATCGTGGTATGTACAAAGGAGTGCGAGCGATAATGACTTCGTCCCCTTACAAAGGGATGTTAATTCAGAACAAGGAGGTGACAAAATGAGTGATAAGGAAATGAAAGAGCTAGAGGAGCAGGAGCTTGAGGAGAAGGAAGAGGAAGCTCTTGAAGAAGAGGAAGGAACTGAGGAGTTGATTGAGGCAGTGGAATCCAGTCAGCTTGAACTGTTACTAGACCTTGATGAGCGTGTTTCTGCGTTGGTTGAGCGGGCGGACGAACTTCTTAAGGCCGCGAATTTAGATGCTGTTATGAAGAAGTTGGATGAGGCGATGGAGATGCTTAAGAAGATTTTGGACAAGTTGGAAAAATATCCTTACCCCTATCCTTATCCCTACCCTGCAAAAAAGTCTGCAGAGATTGAAGAGAGTGTAGAGGAGCTCGATCTTGAAGAGAATGCGGAGGAGCCGATGCAAGAAGTGCTCGAAAGTGTTCGGGCTCTTACTGATGAAGTTAAGGAGTTGAAGGAAACTGTAGTTGTTCGTGGCGAGAGGTCTGAAGAGGCTCCCGAGGATGCAATCCGGCAGTTTCTCGAGTCGGAAGAGTACAAAAACGCAGATCCTTCTGAGAAGATGAGGATGCTGTGGGATTTCACAGAAAAGTATAAAGGAGGTGAAAAGTAATGTTGAATCCTATATCTGAACTTCGAAGGGCATTAGCAGAGAATACTGGTGGCGGTTATGAAGGTATCGCTGATATCCTGCCGAAGGAAGTTGATAAGATCATCACCCAGATGGTCGAGCACCTTAACCCGCTGAGACAGAATATACCTAGGAAACCCGGTTCTGGTGCAGGGGTTTACATCAATCGTAGAACCCCTGGTGCTGCTAAGGCTGCGTTCTATGCTGATACTGATTCTTTTGATGAAGAAACCGGTACTTATGAACAGGTCGAGTTCCTTTATAAGACTATCGGAACACAAGGGAAGGTTACTCGTAAGGCGCGCGCTATCGGTTCTAAGTACGTTGATATTCTAACAGCTGAGATGGAGGCGAAGGCAGAGGATTTCAAAGATAAAGAGGAGTATGCTATTTGTTGGGGAGACTCCAGCGCCAACGCTAAGGAGTTTGACGGACTGTACAAGCTGTGCGATTCCTCGAATATTATTCCTGCTGGGTCCGACAACACAGGTGGTGATTTAACTCTGGCACTGCTGGATCAGGCTTTGGACGCCATTCGTGGTATGCCCAGTTTGATCGTATGTTCAAAGAGGACCCGTAGAAGGATTAGGGCATTGCTCCAGGCACAGCAAAGGTTCATTAACATGGTGAAGGTGAAAGGTGGATTTGAGGTTTTGAGTTATAACGAGGTTCCTATTTTGGTTAGCAACCAGATTCCGGATACTCAGCAGGTGAGTGCTAGCGGTGCTACAATTACTTCTCTCACAGGAGGTAATTTGAGTACTCTGTTTGTAGTTGATACAAGCAAAGTATTCGTCTCTGAGTTGACCCCGCTAACCGTTCAACCGCTGGCTAAGGAAAGTAGTCAGTATGATAAGTTTGATATCTTCGCTGATGAGGTGTTGGTAGCCAGAGATCCTCAAGCAATTTCGTGCATTGTAGGTATCAGGTAATTAGTTCAGTTAAGAAGTAGTATAAAAACCCTCAACGTGTTGACGTTGGGGGTTTTTTGTTGCTTCTTAACTAGTTGGTACTTGCTTTTCTGTGGGAAAGTCGGTAAAAACTTACTATAAGTACTTGTGGTGTAATGAGGAGGTTGTTGTGATAGAGTTAGAATATAAAGGGCCTTATGAGGGTGAATATTGGGAGATGCCCACGTATAGGGAGTTAGTTCGAGTTTATAAGGGGCGGTGTAAGGTGAAGTATGAAGACACCGCACAAACTTTGGAGATGCACGGGTTTGTTCGAGTTACCAAAAGTGAACCGGTTAAGAAGGTCGAAGTGTCTGTAGATACTACTCCGGCTCCTCTCCCAGAGTCGAGTCGAGAGCGCAAAGTGATTGAAATGTATAGAGACGGAAATGCTTCGGTCTCGATGATTTCTAAAACTTTGCGAATGAGTAAGAAGAAAGTTGAGGCGATTCTCGAGACTTACAAAGCTTGCTTAAACGAAGGAGACAGGAATGTTTAAACAAGTTTACACCGGGAGTGAGATAAGGCTGCAGTTTGATTTCGTTGTAGGAGGTCAAACTGTCCTTGTTTCACAACCTCAGGCAGATGTTTTCGATCCTTTTGGAAATAAAGTGGATGTAGTTGATCTTGTTTTTTCTGGCGGACATTATTTGACTTATTGGACTACTCCTTCTGCTACGTTAGGGTCCTACGTTGCAATCGGCCGAGGAAAGTATGGTTATGAAGACCTTCTAGCCAATTCTCAAGTCAGGTTCGATGTCGTTTCGTCGTTGACTACTGAGCTTGTTACATTAGATGAAGTAAAAGAGTATTTGCACGTAGATGATTTTTCTGAAGATCCCTTTCTCAGAGCCCTCCTTTTGGCTGCCTCGTCCGCGATTTTGGCGTATACACAGTTGAAATTAGGTTCTGTTAGTGAAACAGAGCGCTGTTTCTTGTCGGGAGCTACTCAGTATGGACTGAGATACTTTCCCATTTCTGAAATCACTGAGATTAAGCTCGACAGTGTGGATTTGGTTGAGGATACTGATTATTTTGTAGAACTGTCCACAGGTCTTATTAAGTTTTTCGTACCACAAACTGGTTTCTTTGAATGTACTTACACTTTTGGACTTTCCCAAATCCCTTCTCCGGTTAAACTCGCCTGTTTGAAGCTCGTTGCCGCTCTTTATAACCTGCGGGAATCTGAAGGTTTTTCCAGTCGCCGTTTATTGAGTAACGTTGAGAACTACTTGAGAGACGCGAAGATGGATGTAATGACTGAAGTTAGGAGTTTACTCGCTCCGTATAAACGTAAATTAGTTTAGTTACAGGAAGGAGGTTGTTATGATTACCGCTGTAACGTTTACGTCGGAAGATGTAGTCGCGTTTTTGAACACTACACTACCTTTTCACATTGAGGGCATTCCTTTAGTTGTAGTTGGACAGGATCAACGAGATCTTACCAAAGTCTTGAACTGTCGTACTTATGAAGGGGGAAAGACTTTTGGTAGGAAGTTACTTGCTGGATTAGAGAAGGTCGAAACGGAGTATTTTGTTTTTGTACACCCAAAGGCGGCTCTCTCTAATTTAGACTTCCTTGGTGAGGCTTTGAAAGTTCTTTCTTCCCCTGAAGTTGGTTTTGTAGTTCCTGGACTTCCTAAGGGTGTGGGACCACAGAGCTATAAGAGGAAAGACAGAGGAGCATTAGCTCGGATTGCCCCTTGGTGTTTCGCGTTCAGAACAGAGGAGGCTATTACTCTGTTTGAGAAAGCTCTGAAGGTGTTTCAAGACGAGCGAATTGTTCAGCTTGTATGTTATGAGCTGATGAAGCAAGGTCGTTTTAGCTATGTACTCCCAATGTACACTTTGGATATGGAAGAGGATTTTAGTGATCTGAAACTTGACGCGAGGTTCAGAACTCAACCGTTGGAGCCAGTATTAATCTATCAATATCGCCGGTTGAAGGACATCCCCTCTACTGCGAAATCTTTGTTCAAGGATGTCATTGTTTGCACTCCTTTAGACGTTCCTGAAATTGATCAGGGAAAGTTGATTTTTGTTCTGAGAGAGGGTGAGGATTTTGCCGATATTTTTACCCTTGAGCAATTGCAAAGGATGTGTGACAATCCTGATCCGTTTGTTTTCGCGTACCAATTTCCTGTACTACGGACTTGGTCGGATAATCGATATTTGAAAGATCAAGTTACTTGGGAAATTAGGGCTTTTGCTTCCTTTGAAAAGATTGCCCCGCGTATTTTGATTAATCCTTACTACGGGCAACAGCTTCCTTATGAAGGCCTACGCCCAGTTAATGTGCCCATTATCAAGAAGGTTAATGACTTACCCGACAATTGTTCTATTGCGAGACTTCGTACTCCTACCTTGACTATTGCAACGATTATGAAGGACGAAATGAAAAACCTCCCCACGTATTTGGGCACTGCTCTTCCTTTTGCTCAACAGGTGATTTTGGTAGACACCGGTTCTCAAGATGAATCTCTGTCTTTTGCAAAGCGCTTTGGAGCTGAGGTGTTAGAGACTAAATTAGATAAAGACTTCTCTAAAGCGCGGAATTTGTACTTACAGAGGGCGAACGGCACTTGGCTCCTTCAACAGGACCTGGACGAAATTGTTGACTATAAGCAGATTTACGCAGTGATGTTGGAAACACCTGAGAATACAGACGCGGTCCAGCTTCAGGTGCACAATTTAACTCCGCAAGAGGGGACGGTCATCTATCAAGATGCCATTCGTTTGGTTAAGAACCCACGAACTTGGTACTACTCAAATCGGGTTCACGAGACGTTTGAACGCTGCGCTACTGAGGAGAACCGTGTTGTATCACGAGTTAATGATGTAGTGATTTACCACCTAGGATTTCTGTCCCCACGCATGAAAGAGAAACTCTCTTTTTATCGAGAGTTGATCAACATGCAGTTAGAGGAGGAACCGGAAAACCCCTTACCGTATTTTAATCTCGCGCTCGATCTGTTGAACGAGTATGAAGAGCATCCTGAAAATTTGGACGTAGCGCTCAAACTCCTCCTTCAAGCAACTTCTCTCCATCCGAGTTTTGCCCTTGCACAGTACGAAGTTTCGAGAGTATATTGTCAAAAAGCACTCGAGGCAATTGAGAGGACCCTCGAAGTTGTGCCACCTCAACATCCTATGGTGAATGCTATTAAGAAGGTTTACGGACCTTTGAAAGAGTACACCAAAAGGTATATTGTGAGATGACCAATCTCGTTGGCTTTCATTACAGACAGCGTGTTTACACGGTTCGTCGGTATACCACTTGTGTTACAGTGGAGTTATCTTGCAAAAGAGGAGTTCCTACTGCTTTGAACATTTCGCAAATACATCCTGAAGCTACGTTGCGATTGACCTGGTTAGGAGATACACCGAGCGTGTTGTGCACGTTAGTCGGGGCCTCTGTAACTGAAACTCTTACTTTAACTAAGTTTAGCGCGTCTCTTACGTCAAATAAGTTTCCTGGGCTGGAGTACGTTACGTGTACTCAGGATGGTTCCCTTTCGATTTATACCACCGAAGAAGTTGGTCTTGACATAGGACAAGTCACCGGCGCGGTTTATACTACTAGAAGGGCTATAGGAACGGATGAGTTTGGTCGTGTTACGTTAGTCTCTTCGAGTGTAATGGTGTGTTTACCCGGAGTTGAAATTCGCTCTGACGATGTACTGATTGACCAAGAAACGAACGAGACTTTTTCTGTAGTAGAGGCACAGCAAGCTTTTGATCGAAGAGGTAGATTGCATCATTGGGAACTTGATGTTGTACGGATAAGAGAACGATGAGACTGTTAATTCGATTACCTTCTGTTTCGAAGATTTACGATGACCTTGAGAGAAGGAAGCAAAAGTCCATCGATGTGATATTTGAGGAGGTTATTCGACTCGTTAGTGGTGAACCTCTTTCTAACGAGGAGTTACGCAGACGAGGACATCCTTACTCAAGGCGACGTCCTACTAACTTGTCCCCTTTGGTTCATATTCGTACTGGACGTTTAAAGGCTTCGATTCGTAAGAATCGCGACGGAATTGCTTTTGACACTGGTAAAGCACCCCATCTAAAATATGTGACTAAAGGTACAAGGCGGATGATCCCTCGAGACTTTATTGCGGCTGCTCTCCAAAGGGCTTCAGATCGATTGAGGGAGATTTGGGAGTAGGATAGTATGATTTATTTGCACGAAGTTCAGTCGGATTTGAGTAGTAAGATTGAGTCCGTTTTGACGGATTTGGATCAAACGTATAATTTGGGGTTGATTAGAGCTCCGGTGATAGTTTCCTCCTTACCAGAGGATCGCGTTACTCCTTCTACTTACTTGAAAATGGAAGAGGTTTCAAGTCAAGAGAAGGTTTTCTTTCGGTGTACTGGAACGTTACTCGTTGAGTTATCTTTTGAGATAGGTGAAGATGTGGCTTCGAGCCTGATCCGGAAGTTAGGTAATAAGTTGCAAGATCAATTGGAGCGAAGAAATAATACTACCCATACCTACTATTCAGGTAGTGTTAAAAGAGTCACGTGGTCTCTTCCTAAGGAAGAGATGGTTAGAACAATTAAAGTTGAGTTCGAGGTACAAGGCATTGAGCAACCAATCTAGTGCTTGGAAGTGCTCAAGTTGTGGGGCCGTCCTAGGTTACCTGGATGGTACAGACATCTTGCGTATCAAGTATAAGGACTTATACTTTTACGTAAATGTTATAAGAGGAGCTTCGTTGATAAAGTGTTTGTGTCGTAAGTGTGGTAAAGTTAATGAAGTTATGGCGAAAGCGATGAAGATGAGTGAACCTGCTGTGATCGAACTGGAGAAGTACTTGTAGTGAGTTAGGTTGTTGAGGTACACACTTAATTTGAGGAGGTGAGAATTGTAAATGAACACACCAACTTATAACACCAAAAGATTGAGTTTCGGGCCTAAGTGACACTGGGCCCGTAAAACCTCTGCTGATCAACGGGGAAACACAATGGTATCCACTCAGCTAAATGAGATTTTAGATGGATTAATTTTCAGTGATGGGCATATTGCTTATTGTAAGGCTGGTGACTATAGGTTCGAGTTGGGGACGACCAAGCGTTTGTACGCAGAGCAAGTTTGTAACCTTCTTCGTCCTGTTATTTCCTGTTCTATTAGAGAACAAGTACGTATTGGATTTGGGAAGAAATTTATCTCTTACAGAGTTGTTGGATATAAAGCTCCTGTTATGAAGAATCTTCACTATCGTTGGTATGATGATAAAAAGAAAAAGCTTCCCAAAGATTTTAGATGGACGCCTACTACTTTGAACGTTGCTTATTGTGGTGATGGTACTGTTATTGAGAATAGCCCGACTATGTGCTTAAATAGTTGGGCGGTTCCCGAGGTGAAAGAGATAGTTAGGTGCTTTGAAGAGTTGGGCTTGTATGGGACGGTTGTCCAAACCCCAACAGGACCGATTTTTAGGTTACATCAAGATTGTGCCCTAGATTTCTTCGAGTACATAGGAGACCCACTAATTCCGTTTCACTCTTATAAGTGGATTACCGTTGTCAACCCCCAGCAAGCAGTTCGCGCGACTCTGTGGGACGATGACCTAGCTCAAAAGGTTGCGAGGTGTATTAAGAAGATTATGATTTTACGCGTTTGGGGAGGTTCGAAGGAACGGCGGTACTTGTCGTACTTTCCTGAGTTAGTCGTAATGGTTAATGATAAAGACGTTAAAGATGCCCTTCAGAGAATCAGAACTTCAAGGAAGAAAGGTGAGGTTGTAGTTAGAGGTCGACAAGCGAAACGTGTTTTAGAAAGGGTCCATTTGTTTCTTCCGGACGATAAACGAATGTTAGCTACAATTGCGTTAGCTTTGCCTCTTGGGCGGAGGAAGAAAGATTTGAAGGAAGTTCTATATCAGTTTTTCTGGACGAAATTTAATGAATTAAATCCGCCCGAGAGAAGACGGGGACCCAAAAGAGAGTTGAATAGCGAACTGCGGCTGCAGAGACTGAGCGTAGAGGACACTAACCTCTTTCAGGATCTGGTTAGTGTATACGACAGTCCGACCCCTACGGTGACGTAGGGAAGTAGTTGTACTACTTGCCCGAAAGGGTCAAGAAAAATAACAGGTTAAAGCGGGTGTGCTTTATATTGGAAGCGCCGGCCAAACACCTACTATTGATATAGGCGCTGTTAAGACTGGAGCAACTCTAACATTTACTCGAGATAAACTCGAGGTTAAACAGGGTTCTCCCGAGAAGTTGATCAAACAGTGGGTTGTTACTGAGACAGTTAAACTAGATGTTGTTGGTCATGAATGGAATCTTGAGAATTTGAGGTATGCTATTGGTTGTGGTATCATTCAAACTTCGGGAAATGAGAAGACGATGGATTTCGGCGGAGATATGGAAGTTACTGAAGCGTCGCTGAAGTTCGTTCACCAGATGCCTGCTGGAGGAACTGTGGAAATTGATATTTGGAGAGCTCAGTCCGCAGGAGAACTCTCGATCGAGTTTGGGAACGATCCACACGAATTCCCTTACTCGTTCGTTGCTCTGGATGCCGATACTGCTTGGGATGGCACTACCTTGGATGAGAGGGGAAGGTTGTGCCGAATTAGGTTAATCGGTGACTTCTCCTAATTTTAGGTTAACTTAGTTAGTACAATTTAGACGCCCCAGGAGGTGCATTTATTATGAAAGCTTTTGAAGAGTACATTGAAGGAGCTCGTGAAGTTACCTTAAGCAATGGGAACACGGTTGAGATTCCTCCGCTTACTTGGGGGAAGGAACTTAGGCTCTACAACATTCTAACTAAGGTCTTTTCTAAGCTTTCCGTTAGTACTGATGCAGAAGGCAATCCTCAGTTCGATGAGTCCCAAGTCTACGCGTTCATGACCGCCTTTGCTAATGACGTGTCTGAGATTGCATCGATTATTTTCAACAAAGACAAGAAGTGGGTTGAAAATAATCTGACCTCAAAGGATATGGTAGAGTTTATCGTCCCTTTGTCGCTTCACATTTTCGGAAAGCTAAATCTCGGACTAACCAACGCGGTAACGAAGTTGGCAGAAGAGGCGGGGGAGACCCCATAGAGAAGACCATAGCGCAGGTAGTCGACTTCTTGTGCTCTCAGTATGGATGGACTCCTGACCAGGTTTTCGCCTTGACAAGGCCCACGATTGAGGGTTTACTAGAAGAAGCGAGAGAACGACTCCACGCTCAGTATCGTTTCTATGCTTCTCTAGTAGGCGCAGAACTTCGTGATGATTACGTTCGGCCAGATAGTGATGATCCACGTACCTTGTTGAAGAAAGTGCGAGATATTGGAGTCGATTTTGAGGTGGTTGGTGGGTAAAGAATATGGCCGAAGAGTATATAGTAGAAATAGGTGTTGAGAATAAGGAGGAGTTAGAAAAACTCCGTACCCAAGTCGCGAAAACCGCTGAGTCTGTCCAAACCCTTTCTGAAACTGTACGTAAGCTCGCTGAAAGTCAACGACAATTAGTTGAGTCGATTCGTAATACCGCCCGGAGTACCCAAGCTTCTGTTAAGTCCACCCAAAGTGCTTCGAAGGCCACTTCACAGTACGCCTCCTCTGTTCTCACGTTAAGGACTGCGTTTATTGCTATTGCCTCTGCAGCTGGGTTGGTAACTGCAGCGATTAACTCTAAAAAGATCTCGATGAGCTTAGCGAATAAGTTGTACGTACTTTATACGCGCTCAGCCCAAAGCGCTGCTCGAGCAGTCACCTCATTTGCAGTACAGCATCGCTTCCTTGGTACCGTTTTGACGCAAACCGTTCATATACTTTCCACTACAACTTCTGCTTGGATTACTTGGGCAAAAGGATCAATCCCTGCTACTGCCGCAATGAAACAGTCTTTAAATTCTGTGCGAGATGCGCTCAGAGTGTTGTTCACCGAGTTTCGCAGGGGACCTTTTACTTGGATAGCTTCTCAGTTTACGCACGTTGCAGAAGTTGGTAAGTCTGCGTTCGTTTCTATTGCTGTTTATGCTGTAAGGGCAGCTACTAGGTTAGTTGAGTTCTTGACTCCTGCTGTTGCTACGGTAACGCGCTTGTTTTTGAAGTTGAGCGATTCTCTTACTCCAGTAAGGGAAGCTCTTTCTCGTCTGTTTGTTAGACTGAGAATTCCAGACGCCTTTACTAAGCTAACCGAAGTTTTTACCAGGCTTAAAGTGATAATCGTTGATGTCGCGGATGTTATCTCTACTAAGTTTGTGTCTGGACTTCGTGTCGTAGCCGACCTCTGGAAAGGCTTACTCCGACTTGCTTATTCCCTACGTGATCGTGTAGCCCAGATCGGGAGTGTGGTGAAGTCTAAGTTAGCCGGCAAGATAGGACTGACCGCTAGTTTTGCGTTTTTAGGTACTGTATTGGATAAGGTGCGAGACAAGATCTTGCAGCTCGGGGCTCGTATTAACGAATCCCTAGGTGGTGAGGCCGTTTCTATAGGCGCGAAGTTATCTAAACCTTTTGTGGCGATGATGGGGAGTTTGACCATTCTTTCCGGGAAACTGTTGCGTTTCTTTCCCTTGACTAAGAAGTTAGGCTCTACACTAACTACGTTGGGGTACTCCCTCGCTTCTGTGTCCTCGTTTTCGCGGTCGTGGTCTATGGTAATGTCCCATTTGGATAAGACATTACCTGGAGTCAACGACCGATTACGCAGAGTTACTCGCGGTTTCTCAGAGTTGACCGGTAAGATTAACATACAAACGGCCGCGCTTCCTAGATTGATCAAGGCACTTGGGGAAGTCACCTTTCACTACCTTATGATATTCAAGTTTAATGTTAGTCTAGCTCACGGATTCGAGCTCTTGGGTGAGAAGCTCTCTTACTTTGGTGAAGCCATGCTCGAGCACTTCTCCGAATCGTATAGAGTCAGTTCTGAGATGATTCGCACGCAGGTTGATTTGAACCGAGCGGTTCGGAGGTATGCTGAGTTGACCGGCGATGCTTCTATGAGTGCAAAAGATTGGCTCCAGTGGTCCGACAGACTTGCTCTTTCTGCAGGTAAAAACGTTTCAGAGATGCGCCGGGTTACCGGTGCTCTGTTGGATTTTGCGGCTTTGTATAAGTTGAACCAAAAGGAGACGAAGCGATTCATTTCTTTGATGACAGACGTTTCGAGTTTCTTGGGCAAAGATGTGTTCGAGACCTTGCAACATGTCCACGGTGCGTTGGCTGGGTTAACTAATTCAGCCATGATTTTGGGCATTAACATAGACCACCTCAGAGAGAAGACTAAGTTTTACGAAGAACAACTCCGGAAAGAAGGCACCGAAACTGGAAAGTCCGTCAAACAAAAAGCGAGGATGCTCGCTCTTATACAGGAGTTGAGTTACTTACAGGGTGTTAACAATAGGTTGATGGAAACAGGGTATGGTATTCTGAGACGTTATCGCGTTTCTCAAGAACTTCTCGCGGCCCAAACTGGAAATTATGTAACTCCTATTTTGAATGCTTATTACAAAATTTTGACCCGAATTAACGAGGTCATGGCTCAGCCCGGGATTGGAGGTTTTATCACTACGATGAAGGCCGCTGGTGCCGCCTCACTTGATTTGCTAGGACGTTTTGTAAAACTCGGAGCGCAGTTGTTTGTATTGATTGAGACTGTACATTTAGTTGAAAAGGCGTTAACAGCACTAAACGCAGCCTTTGACGTCTTTGGGATGACTCAGAGAACAGCTCTTGCTCCTCTATTCGTGATGAGAGATGGTATGGTCAAAACTAGTTTTACTGCCTCGTCACTAAGCAAAGTTCTCAAGAGGTTAAGCGTTTACATTGGTACTACCTTTGTAAACTTCTTCAAAAACGGTGCCAAGGCTGTTAAAGGCCTTGTTGTAGAGTTAAGAACTGCGATCTCCACATTAATGGCGACTAAAGTTCCCAAGGCCATTTTTGGCCCAGCTCTAGCATCTGCTATGGTTCCAGAAAGGGGTGTGATTAGGAAAGCTCTGGCTGCTAGTAAGTTGATGCAAGCGACTTTTATGGCCGAAGGGTTGGTGCTGGCGAAGAAGGTAACTCCTATGGTACAGAAGCACGCTAAACAGGTTCGAGATTTGTACTTAATTACTCATGACGTCGCCGGAGCTCAACGGGAGTGGGCTAATACCATAATTACGTTTACTGGGGCGGCCGGGGGTTTGTCTAAAGTATGGTACACTTTCTTAGGTGTCGTTACAAAAGTTAAAGGTGCCGTGTTAAAACTCATTAACATATTCAAAGGCTTTGCCAAGATTTTTGGGATTATTTTGATCGTCATTCCCGCGGTGTATAAAGCCTTCAAAGAAGCGCTTATCCCGGCTTTTAAGGAAACTTTTGGGGAGTCCGAAACTTTTCGGGCCGCGGTTTCTGCACTAGGGAAAGTTTTGGGTTGGTTAGGAAAAATCATTGTACAGATTGTTACTGGCCCCGTTAAGCTGTTTGCGACGGGAATCGCTGGGACTGCAGGTGTTATTTCGTATGCACTGGGATTGATTATTAAGTACAGGGGCGTTCTTCTCCGCTTAACAGGACCTTTCTATTTACTCGGGAAGTCCGTCTTTAATGTGGGGAAGTGGTTCGGTATTTGGGGTAAGTCTGTTGACTCCTTGAACAAGAAACTTGACAGTGCTGGCGAGACTTTGATCAAGTTTGGAGAACGGTCTGCAGATAATGCTCGAGCTATAATTGGGCTGAACAAGGTACTACAGACTAACATCGATCGTACTGCGCGGTTGCGAAAGGAACTTGCTGAAGGAATGAAGAGACGACAAGAGGAACTGGGACTGAACCTTTCGTCTGCTAAGTCGTTGGAGCGAGTTGTTAACGCTATTCAGGAGTATCGAGATGCCTACCAAGAGTTCCTCGAAGTTCAAGATGAGATTGAGAAAGGTAGGACGACTGAGGGTAAGCAGTTAGAAGATGCAGAGGCTTTACATAGGAGAAGTACCGAAGCGGTTCAGGAGCTTTCGAAGGCGCGTTCCGCTCTTGCAGAGAATTTGAAGAAGCAGTTTGAAATTACAGGAGCCCAGATTAAGGAAACTAAAACGTTGGTAAGTTTGTACTCAAAGTACACTAAAGCTATTGGCGACGTTTCGACTGGACAAGTAGTTACTCTCAAAACTGGGCAAGCTATTTCACGGATTTGGCAAGGCTTAAATCAGATTACACAGGGAAACTTAAGTGGGATTAAGACAACCGCAGAAGCGTACAACTCGTTAGCAGGTATACTTCGTGATATGGCCTCTAAAGCTAGCCCTTCACTACGGGCCGCGTTGGTAGCAGAAGCTAAGTCTTATGAGAAGCAAGCTGGTATACTAACTAAGGTAATGGAGAGGACCAAAGGGAAGGTCAAAATTGATGAAAAATTAATCGAGACTTCCTTCAAAGTCTCCGCTGCCCAACGTGCTGTGAATGACGAATTACAAAGGCACCAAGCAATTTTGACTTACTTACATAAATCGATTTCCGATACAACTGAGGGACTGGGTCAGTTCGCGAATGTGTATTCTAAAGATGTAACAGTCTCGGCCGAAACTGCCGCCCGTGTACAGCTCGCTTTAGCGAAGATCTCCGAAGTAGGTGCTCGTCGCTACGAAGAAGCTATCAATGGTAATATAGACTCTCTTAAAGTGTACCGGAACTATCTTGAAACAATTCAGAAGTCCCAGAACGACGAATTTGCCACTCTTGTTAAGGACGCAAAGGGGAGACAGCTCCTGAATGCTTACTTGGAAGCACAGATTCGAACCGTTGATAACTTGATAAAGTCTTATGAGAGTGAGTCTCAAGTTCATGTAACTTTATCGGCTCGTATAAAAGCACGACTCGCTACTTTGAAGGCGCAGAATAAGGTAACAACGGAAACTCTGAAGCTTCGGAAACTTCTACTTGACCTTTGGAAGTCTGAGTTTAACCTCCATTCTCGGTTAAACGCCCTTACGTTACAGGGGTTGACTACAAGAGAAAAGAGAGCCCAAGCAGAACAGTATCTTAGCGAGGCTTTACAACAAAGTATCGAGCAGTATAGCAGAGCAGGACTTTCTCTCAAAGCCTTTGATGATTACGAGAAAGGGGCTATTTCAACTACTACAGCCGTTAGACAGGCTCTGGTGCAATTACAAGGTCGTACCGACTTGTTAAGTAGGGCTATTAAGGAAACCCTCTTAGAAGCTCTGTCTCGTGCTACATCTCAACAGCGTGAGTATGCGGCTATGACGATCCAAAGTGCGAGGCGGATTAAAGAACTCGAGAAAGTAATTCACCCTGTTTATACTACTTTTGGGAATTACTCGAATCTGATCGCTGATTTGGTTAATCGTTCTCGTGACCTAGCAAAGCAGACAGGGATTTCGGCCCTCGCCTTTGATTCCTCTACGGTTACTGTGAGTGAACTGGCTTCTTATCTCGCCCTTTTAAGCGCACATCAAGTTGATTACAACAATGTTTCAAAAGAGACCGCTCAAGAAGTTACCTCTCTAGTTGAGAAGTTACTCGAGCTGACCAGAGTTGATGTCCCCCAATGGGGGTCAAGCTTAGCTAATGTATTTGAGAGCTTACAAGGGAAGACTAAGGATTTCATTTCAGCGAATGATTACCTCAAACCCGCTCTCCTGAACGCTATCTTTGGATTTAGGGGGTTGGTTGACAGAGTCCGTGAGCTTGATGCTAACCTCGCTCCTGTTATACAAAGCGTGTTAGACAGCGCTTCGGCGATGTATGAAGCTAAGAGTTCTTCTTCGGCTTATAGTGAGGGGTTGAGTAAAATCACGAGTTTGGAAGAGCAAGTACGTACCGCCCTTAGTAGCGTACTCCCTCATTTAAACGCGCAAGTTCAGGCTTTAGCTAAAGGGAAAGTGCAAACTGCTGACATGATCGCGAAGACTCAAGATTATGCTAGGATCGTTTCAATACTGGTTTCCCAGTTAAACACATTGACTGATGCTGAGGAACGTTTGCGAGAAAGCCGCCGTAAGAATTTGGAGTTGAGTTCCTCTTTGGTATTTTCCACTCAGCAACTTCATGAGAATGTGTCCGAGCTCGCTAACATTGCTGTACAAGATCTGATTCAACAGTACCGACGAGCGGGTGTGGTACTGAGTGAATCGCAGAAACAAGCACTGGAGGACATAACAAGGACTATTACAGGTTACACAGAGTTAACTGAGTTGGCTCGTAGACGAGTTGATACTTTTACGAAGTTCGTGGACGCTAAGCTGGCCGAACAAACACGCGCTTGGTCGCGCAATAAGGATGAAGTTGAAGCTTTTGCTAATGGCTTGAGGACTATTGGCGAGAGTGCAATGCAAGGAATCTTGAAGAACTATGCTGAGATTGGGGCGAAGATCGAGGAAATGGGCGGGTTCTTTGGCGCCCTCGGACAAATGACTCAAGAGGCTGTTGCGAGGACCGCTGCGAGCGCGTTTGATGAGTTGAACAGGGCAATAATTGATTCTATAGTATACGGAAAGCGATTTCAGATGAACTGGCAGGAAATTTTGAGAAGCTTTACGGCAGGTCTTGCTCAGGCAATGCTACAGTTGTTAGAATTTAAACTAGCTATGATGGCGCTGCAGGCGATGGGAATTCGAGTTCCTATGATGAGACGTGGGGGTTTGGTTCCTTTAAGGAGGCAGGCCGGCGGCCCGGTACCTGGGCAAGGACGTGGAGATAGCGTCCCCGCTTTACTAGAACCAGGAGAATATGTTGTTCCAAGGCCTGTGGTAGAAAAAATAGGAGTTTCGTTCTTTGACGCGCTACGTAAAGGTGTTGTACCTCCGACGATAACACCTTTTCATTACCAAGCGGGAGGCTTGGTTACGCCGATGCAACAACAAACGCAGGAACCGAAGGTAACGGTTGTGACTATTTTCGATGAGAAGGAGCTTAATAAGTATTATAGCTCTCCCACTTATGGCAGGGTTGTTGCGAACAATGTAGGTGAGAGAATCGCGAGGAGGACTAGCTAATGGCTTTTAGAAAAACGTCTGGAACTGTATCTTCGCTGTCGGATTTATTTGCTCGAATTAGGACTTTCTTTGTTGGCTCTCTCGGATGGACACAAGTTCACTCAGGAACTCAAATGGGGAGTGCTTACTACTTTTATCATAGTACAGGAGAGGCTGGAAATAAAGACATTTACATTGGTGTTAGATCTTTCCGGCGCAGTAGCACTTTGTGCGGCTTTCAGTTTACAGCTTGTACAGATATAAACACGTCGGAGGATTTCGATAGTCAGCCGGGGGGTTTTGGAACTCCAGACTGTTGTTGCTGCCAGTTTGTAAGGTATCCTATCTTAAGCGCTGTTGATGATGGGACGTCGATGGCGTATTGGTTTATTGGGGATAAGGATTTTGCATTTCTTTTGTTTAGAATTGGTTCTAAATATTTATCAGCTTACGTGGGGTTGATTAATTCGTACTGGAGTGATTACCCTTTACCATTAGTAGTTCTTGGTTCTTTAACCTTCGACCCCTATCTTAGATTTGGCTGTACTAGCGTTTGTTGGCGTGATCGTCAGCTTGCAATCCCGTATCGCCGGAATCTGGGGAGTGGTGAAGGTTATGACGCCTTTTTCGGTTGCTGTGGTTCCTGGCTTCGAAATTGCGGAAATACTGAGTGGTTTCGCCGCTTTGTAACTAATTGTGTAGATAGTTATAATAACTGTGAATTTCTAAGCCATACTAATTCTTGTTGGTGGTTGGTTACTTACTTCTATTGCCAATCGTATTCGACCCGGTCTCAAGGGCACGTTTTATTTCCTATTTATGTCGGGAGCCCAGAGATTGACCTACTCGGTGAGTTGAAATATGTTTACTATTCATACTTTTATGGTAATGTACCGTCTGAGTCTACTATTTACGTTGGGGGCGACCCTTACTTGGTTTTTGTAAGTACTTATGGAGAAGACTCCGTTTCAATAGCAATAAGGGATTACGAATAATGGCATATCATATAGAACACTTAACTGATATAAACGGGCCTCAAGCGTTATACAACGCCTTGATTGACTTTATGACAAGTACGTTAGGGTGGGAAGTCAAGAAAACTGGAACTACTGGAGGTAGTTACGGAAGAGATTATACTATCCTTTATTCTAGCGGCGAATCAGAGCAAGAAGATATTTACGTTGGATTTAGTTGGTATTATCGTACTAATATTCGTTGCGGCATTCAAGTAAACGCTTATACAGGGTTCGACAGTGCTTACGGCTTTAGTAGTTTAGGTTCTCTAAATACGGAGAAGTCCCACGGTGTTTATAGGTGGTTGCCCACCGTACTACTTCAGGACACAAATTACGATCACGTGTGGTTTTGTGGAGATAAAGATAGTTGTTTCGGTGTAGTTAGGTGTGTTACTATTTACCCCCACTTTTGTGTTGGCCTCTTACGACGTTATTGGTCACGGTATTTTGATCCTTACCCTCTTTATGCGTTTGGAACTTTCAGTGGCGGATACAATTACCCTTATGACTATGACTGGAACGACTCTTCGCGGTTCAGAGGAATCAGTTCTTACCGACATGGGGATTACTGTAGAGATTACTTGTGGTACAATCAGGATACTTGGCATTCGGATTTTGGTTACTACCCCGTGGATCCTGGTACAGGAGATACTATGCGACATGAACATCCTGAAAGAAAAAAGAAAATCTTTACCGCTAATATGTTTATCCACGCAATGGAACTGCCTAACAACGAGAAAGCTATTGCCCCTTTTATGATCGCCGATGAGACAGGTATACGCGGCGAAATTAAGTGGGTTTATAAGTTATCTCGAGCTGTTGGGCTGGATCCGGAGGACGAAGTTACAATTAACTCGGCTTCGTACAAAGTATTCCCTGGTACAGTAGATCTGAATCTCTCAAGATGGTTTGCAATTAGACTCGCTTAGGAGTTAATTGAGCATGGGTGTGATTAAACTCTATAAGTCAAAAATTGTTAACGATTCGGAGTTCAACGGAGGTTATGAAGATTGCTCGTCCGAGATTTTCTCAGGACAATATGAGAACCTTTTTCCAGATGTCTCGCCCTCCGAACGTGCTTCTGGGTACGTTCGTTATCGAAAGTTCTTCGTTCACGCAACTGCTCAAACTATCTCTAGTTCGTACGTAGGAATCTTTGACAGGAGCCCTGCAGGAGATTATTTTAGACTTCACGCAGCAACTGTTGCTCAGACTCAAGGAAGTTTACTCGCACTTCCTTCGCACAAGTGGTATGGTACTGGTAGGATTACCCAACCCGTTGCCTCTGGGGCTACAGTTGTAGTTGCGTCTTTTGATGGTGATGTCCCTGATATTGAAGTGAACGATACCGTTCTTTTGGCTAGTGCGACTGATAATGAACTGCATACTGTGGCCGCTGTTACCAGTTCCGGACTGAGTGTAACCGTTACTTTGAGTAATGGTACTAACCACTCGTACGATACGGGTTCTCGTTTGTGCCACTTACTTCCGTTGGGTAGTATTGCCCCTAGTTACTCTGATTGGTTGGAGTCTAGCTCTTCAGGGACTTATGATGAAGTGAATTACCCTCCTAGTGTGTATAATGTGGGGACGGTTGAAGATGTTTGGACTTTGACGTTTTATAGTTCCTCTGCGTTTACGTGTGTAGGTTTAACTACGGGAACTGTTGGAACAGGAGATATTAACAACGATTTTTCGCCCAGTAATCCTGTGGGGGGCACCTATTTCACACTCTACGCCTCCGGTTGGGGAGGTTCATGGCAGTCTGGAGATTCTGTCTCGTTTAAAACTCACCCGTCTTCGAAGCCTGCTTGGGCTAAAGAAGTTATCCCTGCGGGCGCTGCGCCTTGTTTCTCGAATGAGGTGCCCTTTATTGTGATCTATGCTTAAGGGGACCCAGATGACTCTTAAGACGACTACTCCAATTCTCGAGTCTTACACTCCTAGTGGGCTACTGCGATTATAACTTAAGGAGAGGAAGTAAATGGGCTGGCTCCCAGAATATTCACACAGAATCAGGTTCAAGATTGATCATGCAAAGATTGACTCTGATCTTACTCACTTCCCTATTACCCTCTTCTTGACTGAAGATAATGCTGATGCAGTCTTTAATGAACTGGGTTCTAACTATAAGAAGATTGCAGTTACTTCTGATGATGGTACTACTCAACTTTATGTAGAAGTTGAAGTATGGGACTCAGCGAATAAACAGGCAGTTCTCCATATTTCTAGGTCGTCTTGGACTATTTCGTCATCTTCAGATACTTATTTTTATCTTTACTACGACGCGTCTGTTGCAGACAACACAACTTACGTTGGAGATCCTGGAGATTCTGTTGCTGCAAATGTTTGGGATGACAACTTTAAAGCGGTTTACCATTTATCTCAAAATCCCACAGGAGGCAATGGATGTATTAAAGATAGCACCAGCAACAATAATGACGGTACTCCTCATGGAAGTATGACTTCAGATGATTTAGTTGATGGGGGGGTAGGAAAGGCTCTGGACTTCGACGGAAGTGACGACTATGTGGATTGTGGGAGCGACGGCAGCTTGGATATTACTGGTCCTCTTACAATAGAGTCAGTTGTGAAGTTATCTTCTACAGGCGGGAGTCAAGCTTTTTTTGAAGGGCGTCTGCAATATACATTGTGGGTGAATTCAAGTGGTAGAGTACGCCTTGCAGACACGCAAGGTAACTACTGTGATTCAGATTCTGGTGATTTTGCCTGGGATGTTTATCAGTACGTAGCTGGCAAGTTTTCGGGTTCTTCTGGAGACTCTATTACCACGTCCAATGCTGCTGTTTTTATAAACGACGCTAATGTAACAGCAGCTACGGGAGGTACGTGGTTGCCACAGTCTCTTTCTACTGCTGTAATTGCGTGTTCTCCTCAAGCTACGCCCATCTCTTTTGCAGATGGTTTGATAGACGAAGTAAGAATTTCCAACGTGGCTCGTTCCGATGCTTGGATCAAGGCGACTTATTATTCTTTATTTAATAGTTTGATAACTGTTTGTGAGCATGTAACGGCGTGGAGTTATAGAAAGAAAATTACTATTTCTGGTTCTCCAGGAGCCGGAACAGGTTATCAAGTCCTTTTAAAAGTAGGAGAAAGTTCTGGAGCTAGTAACTGTGATTTCCATGTTGAAGGGCATTCTGCCAAGTTCCCTTCAGGAACCAATGATTCAGGAGACCTTCGTTTTGTAGATAACGATGGTTCTACTTTTTTAAACTTCTGGGTTGAGAAGGTAGAAGGTGAGGCACCCAATAGAGTAGCTTATTGTTGGGTTAAGATAAACGACAACTTAGATTCGGATGTGAATATTTACTGTTATTATGGCAACCCTGGGACAGGTAATGTAAGCAACGGGAAAAATACGTTTGAGTTCTTTGACGATTTTAGCATTGACTCACTTTCAAACTATGATCTGATTTCGGTGTTTCACTTCGGCGACGGTACTGATGATAAAACAGCAGGAACTTATGATGTAGTTAATCAGAGAGTAAACATTAACACTGGTGATAACCTTGAAACGGTTTATTCCCCGAAAAATTTTACCATCAGAAATTTTCATGCCCAGGCTAAGTTTCTTGTTTCAGGAGGCTACCCGTATGGTGCTACGGGTACTGTAGTAGGACGGTATCAAGATGACAACAATATGTACACAGGCCAAAAGGCAGCACAACAGTATAGTGAGACTGGGGGGACAGGTTCTTATTGTAGTTATACATCACCAATAATACGTAAGTGGGTTGCTAGTACCGAGAGTGACATTGCTACACCCCCGTCAAATAATTACATTCCAATGAATACTGAAACTATACTAGCTCTAGCAATATATGAAAACAATATAAAATTCTTTGTTGACGGTTCAGAGGTTTTATCGACTACAGACTCTGATTTATCTGATGCAGGCAGGGTGGCATTTGGAGCGGGTCAGTGGGAGGGCTGGCTGGATGAGATCAGAGTCCGTAAATATGTGTCTCCCGAACCTTCTTTCTCTACTGCAGGAGACGAAGAGCAACTTGTCGGCCCTACCTGGTATCAGGCTATTTCTTGTATTCGAAATCGCCTTTACGAGATTGCCTACAATTCTAAACATTACCTTACTTCTACCTTTTATATGTTCTTTAGAATTTGGGGAGGTGATATTACTAAAGTCAAGAACAAAGTATTTGCTGATGCGTTAACTTTAATAGCCAACCAAGTTCGATCCTATCAGCTCGTGGTCCCTCATTTGATTCAACATTGGGACGGCCCTGAAGGTGATTACCGGCTCGTTCCTCCTTCTACTCGCGAACGTCCATGGTGGTGGTGGCCTTATTCTTGCGGTGAACCCGTATCTAAAGGGCAGGAGGGTATTAACTATTCACGTATTTCGAAGGATCGTCGTTACGACACGTTTTTCTCCCCCCAACGGTATTATTGGGGTGTAATAGTAGGGACACCGTACTCACGAACTCCCTCATCTTACGCAGGTAAAACAATTGAGGACAAACCAAAGAATTTCTTCTGGAACAGAGTTTACGTTGTCCCTACAAAAATTGATTTCGGATTTACTAAGGTAGGTTCGTCTCGGTTAATTCACATTTTACATCGTTATGAAGACACCTCTCACGATTTACAATCTGTTTCTTCTTCGGATCCTACGTTTTCGGTAACTCTTCCTGAGCCTTTGCCTCACACTATGGCTCCCGGGGCTGAGATGGACGGTCTTGTGAATGTGGCACAGGTGGGGGCAGTGAGAGTAGTAGACGCGCCCATCTACTTCCATTTTGATACAGTAGGAGACGCCATTTGTTATGTTTCTGCTACGTTCGCTATAGTCCTCTTGAAACCGAGAAAGTATGATCAATGGAATACACCTCATACTTTTCAGAAGATAAAGTTCAAGTTCGAAACAGAATTGGTTCACAACTTAGCAAGCAAGCCCACCCGTATTCCTAAACTTTATTACCCTACCCGCTCGTCTTCGTTGCACTTGGGAGCTGTTGATGAGGTTGCATATGATCTTGATTATGATGCTATCAATGCGGCTCGTTATTTAGTAGTAGTGCCTGAGTTTCCTCTTAGAGTACGATTAGTGAGCAACGCGCACCAACATGATACCCAGATAGTGGTAGAAGATGTCACAGACTTTGAGGTAGGGTATTCTGCTGTTTTGTGTAGCTCGCGTCATTTAGAAGCGGGCCAGATCACCGAAATTGACGCAGCCTCGAAAACACTTAAGTTTGCTGGCCAGCTTCAGTATGATTATGATGTGAACGATACCTGGGTGTACCCCAGTTTTACGGGGTACGGCCACGTGCGACGGACTCGTTCTTTAGTGAAACATAATGTTTACAACCTTGAGATTGACGTAGATGAAATAATCCCTGAGGGCTGTAACGCATTGACAGGTACTACTTCGCAGTGGTACAAACGGCCAAGAACGGTGCTTGTTGAAGGGTCTGTAGTTGATAGTAGGGATGTTAAGGGTCTTGAAGTTGGCGTCCCGTCCATTAAAAATCCTTTGAGCTCTCGTCTGCGTGATAAAATTGTTGTAACGCATAGTTACCAGTTCTTTGGAACTGCTTGGAGGGATTTCAAAGACTTGTTTTTATACGCAAAAGGGCGCTATCAGAAAGTCAATATAATCACTTGGTTGAGTGAATTACGCGTTTACGAAGACGCTTATCAAGGTTCTGCTTCGCTAAAGATCATACCTCGGACTTACTCTGAGATTTGGAGTGCTTACAAGAAGGTGGTGATTGATTATGGATCTACTATAGTTCACACGACCGTTACGGGCGTAGTTACTGCTGAGGATCATTGTGTAGTTACCCTTCAAGATAATTTGTCGTTAGACACACCGAAGGGTACCCCACTCCACTTTAAGATTGACGCTTACTTAACAGAGGATACCATCGAGTTTGATTTCAAGGGCGATGGCTGTTTCGTAACTGTTACTTGGGAGGAAGCGTATGACTAAAATAGCACTTGAGCTCACTGGGGGGTTAGGGAAGAATATTGCTTTTACTGCAGTGCTCCCTTACCTCGACTCTAAACCAACCATTTTATGTTCGTTCCCTGTTGCCTTTGAGAATAGTCCTTATGTGGAGGAGTGTGTGCCGTGGCCTTCTTCCAACTTTAGGGTGCTGAGTGAGTTTGATATAAGGAAAGTTGAACCCTACTACGTTGCGGATTACCGTCAAGGGAAGATTACTCTGATTGAGGCAATATTTAGATCCTGTGATGTTAAGCTTGTGCAGGGCGCTGCCCCGAAGCTTTACTTAACTGATAAAGAGAAGAAGGATGCACGGGCCTATCTCGATCGGAAAGGGCGCCCTGTTATTTTATTCCAACCTTTTGGAGCTTCTACCGACGTATCCAGCCCCCTCTCTTCAGGTCAACGCTCTTTGAGTAAAGATCAAGCGCTGAAGTTAGCCCGGTTCTTGAGCGATTTTGGTACTGTACTCGTACTGCGCGGTTTGTCCCAACCCTCGCTACCTGGATTTGAGCATCCTGATTTGAACTTAAGGTTTTCCATCTCTCTTGTGTCAGAAGCGGACGCTCTAGTGGGTGTGGATAGTTGGCTTTGCCACGCCGGGGCTGCACTGGGGAAGAGAGGTTTCTTTATCTTTACGTCTACGGACCCGAGACAGTTGTCCTATCCTCTGCACATTTCAGTTCAGTCACCTAACCGCTGCGATTTGTACCCATGCCGCCGTCCTTGGCCAGGAGTTCCTGACAATTTTGTGTGTCCCTTTGGTTTGAAGTGCCAAGATTTTAATCCTGAAGTATTTTTTGAAGAGATAGAGTCCTATTTGAAGGAGGCCCTCGTTGAAGTTTGACGGCGTAATTCTCGTTTATGGCATGCATACAGACTATTTAATTGCGACTAACTTCCCGTTTACGACCAATGACTCTATTACCTGGGAACCTCTTATCACGTCTGATATTTCATACGAGCTTTCTGGCGTAGATCGGAAAGAAGCGTTTACTATTAAAATTTTACGGGATAAAGTACCCGATCTCTCAAGTTACCTTGTAAATCGAGTTGGTTCTGTGACAGTTCGCGCTGTTGAGATTGATGTGGATACGGCAACTTGGTCAGAGTTTTATCAAGGTAATGTCACTAAGTTTAAAATCGACCTCCACTTTGTCGAACTCGAAGTTGAGAGTATGGTGTCGTTAGGTCTTAGGTCAGCGAATCGTGTCCGCCTTTCTCTAGGATGTATTCGAACTTTAGACGAATGTGGAGTCGCATGGGATTCTTATTCTGCTTCTGGAATAGTAGCTGGTATTAGTGGGAGAACTATCTCGATTAACTATACTACTCGGGGTTCAAACTTCCCAGACCCCGTTCCAAATAATTTTCTGAAATATGGGAAGTTAGTTGCGCCAACGGAAGTTAGGAGTATAGTTTTTAATGATGCGGGTTCTGTGGTGGTGAGGTTTGCTACTCGTGATCTGTCTGTAGGAGATGTTGTTACTGTTTACGCCGGGTGTGATAAATCGATTGCAACTTGTAGAGACAAGTTTAACAATTTGGATAACTACTTAGGTTTTCCTCATACTCCTACAGAGAGTGCGACTTTAAGAGGAAGACAGGGAAAGACTGCGTCTGGTGGAAAGAAGTAAGTGCTACAATTGCGTACTCTTTGAGAAGGCTAATGAATGGATTGGTACCCCATTTAAACTCAGGGATTGTGTTAAAGGTAGGGGGGCTGATTGTGTGAGTGCGCCTCTTTCGATCTTGGTAGATGTAGGTCTACTTCCTAAGGAAACGTTTCTAGATATTTACAGCGCGCGAATGCTCAAACTATTTCGTCAAAACCATCAAGAGTTCTTACGGCAACTGGCGCATACTTTTGGTGACAATTACATGGTGGTAACTGGAGATAAAAGTGTGAAGTGCGGAGATATTGTGGTGCGAGACATTGGGCGCTATAGAGAGATGTTCGCCGCAGTCTATGTGTCCGATAAGTTTCTCGTTGCTAGACCTGTAACCGGAGTTCAGTGGGTTGCTAACTTTGAATTTGACTACAAAATTTCTAAAGTCAATTTTAGGTGTCCTTGTGAAGTGTGAGAATTGTTATTATTATCAGTTAGCACAGAAGTGGGTTAATACCCCTTTCAAGCTCGGGGGTACTTCTCTTAAGGGAATTGACTGCTTTGGAGTCTCATTACGTATAGCACAAGAGAGTGGTTTGATTTCGGAGGATCAGTTCAAAGTAATTCATACTACAACGGTACTTAGGATTCTAAGGAAAGAGGGTGTACATAAATTCAAAACGTTTATTCAGGAAGGGAGTGGTGGACGACTTGTTGAAACAACTAACCCAGCAGACTTGAAGTGTGGGGACTGGGTGTTAAGAATTATAGGAAGAAATTTTGACGTTGAGAGTGCTCTGTTTGTAGGAGGTCAGTTTATTACATCTTTCCCGAAAGAGTGTGTTACTATCACACCTGTGTTTAAGTTTGACTTTGCAATCTCGTGGGGAGGATTTTCGTTTAGGAAATGGCGGTCTTTGCAACTCTAGCAATTTATGCGGCGTTGTTTCTCGCGAGCTACTTTTTGGCGGGGCCACCTAAGACTGAGGACAGTCCGGGCGACCAAAGTGCTAATGAAGTAAAGATTCCTCGCAACCGAGTTGGGCTGGCGATTCCCTCTGTTTTTGGAAGGGGCCAGGTTGCTGGCGTAATGATTGATATGGTTCCTAAAGTAGAGGCATATGGTCGTTTCAAGCGGTCATTTCAAGAGGTTGAACATAAGAAGAAGGTAGGTTCTGGTAAGGCTAAGGCAGAAATTACCTATTACACCTACGTGATGGTTGCTCGTTGGGCCTTTTCTATAGGCCCGGTCGATGAGTTTACGAAGCTAATCCTTGAGTCCACTCGAGTGGATGTAGATCACCCTTCTTCGGGGTGCGATCAGAGTGAACGAGGTAAGTACCTCGGGGGCTATTGGTACTATGGTACGTCTACGCAAACTCGACATTCTCACGACACCGCTCTTCATGACAGTTCCGACCTATTGAACTATCGCAATGTGGCGTACGCTACACTAAATATTTGTTTAGGACAATCTCCATCTCCTATCCACCCACAATGTGAGTTGAAAAGGTTCGTTCAGCCCTTGACTTCACTTGGGAAGAAAGTTGGAGATGACGCTAATTTGATGCAAGTCCTTTACTACATTCTAACGAATCGATGGTATTTGAACATCCCGGAAAGTTTGGTCGATAAAGATTCGTTTATAGAGGCAGGTAATGTTCTTGCGTCGGAGGGAATTGGAGGTTCATATGTAGTTTCAACTTCAGCCGACCTAGGACAGGTAATAAGAGAGATCTTAGATTGGTGCGGGGCCAAGCTTTATTGGTATCAAAACAAAATTTGCGTTAAGGTAATTAGAAATACAGGGGCTGCAACGTTGACTTTAACTGATGATGACATTGACAACTTGTCACTCGAGGGGAATCTTTGGACCGCAGTTCATTGTGCAGCTTCGCTGGAGTGGATTGATCCTCACAATGATTATGAGACGAACTGGATTTATCAGGTTGACCACGGTACCGAAGCAGTTGCAGGTAATTTTAAACTAAACGAGTTTAGTTATAGGATTATTGCTTCTGATACTATTGCAAAGAAAGTGCTTGATCGTAAGATGACTGAGGTTACGTTCCCCCGTATTAAAGCTACTTTCACGACTACTGTGTCTATCGAACCTTACCAAATCATTGAGATTGATTCTGACCAGTTTGGAGTAACGGGTACATTTAGGGTTACATCAATTGTTCGAAAGGGAGTGGGCGTTTACGAGCTTGAGGCTATAGAACTTGTTGAAGCAGAACCTGTTGACATGTCAGACGTTCCTTCTGTTGGTCCAGGAGTAGTTACGCAGGACTTCGAGAGTAGTTGGATTTCCTGGGGTTATCTCGAAAACCCAATTGGAGGTGTTTACTTCTGGTGTAAACCTGATTTAAGCAATCCTTACTTAAAAGGTTTCTCGATAACCTTGAGTTACGACTCTTTAGAGCTTTCTACGGCAGAGATTTTGGTTAACTACTTAGGGACGCTAACTCACGATGTTCCTGTTACTCATAAGACTTCTAGGACTTATCAGATCGATGTTACTAGTGACGTCGCTTTTTCACTACTTGGATCTAGTGATGCTGGTTGGTTCGCTGGTTCTTTGTTATTACTGATCAATAACGAGATAATTTCTGTTAGAGATGTAAGTGTAGATGAGAGTGGATACCATTTTGTAGGAGTAATCAGGGGATTCTTCAAGACAATCATCTCTTCACATGCTGCTGGAACTGACGTGTTCTATCTGAATTACAACTCTCCCGTTACTACGGATAGAAATACGTTTGCGCCTCTTGCTAACCAAACCCTCGATATTGACATGACCCCTCGACATCACTTCCTTGGAGCGGAAATCGACGATACAGAACACGCGGAGACAGACTCCTTTACGTACAAGGGTAATCCTTTTAGGCCATTGCCAATCTGTAATCTCCAGGTTAATGAGCAAGGTAATAATCACCGCGTTTCTTCGGGCGATGACGTCAGCATTAGTTGGAGGAACCAATCTAGAGATGGGGCGGGGTTTCATTTCCCAAGTCAGCAAAAGCCACAGGATCCTACTCCTGATTATGACCAGATCCGGTTAGAGATTTATGATGGTACCACGCAGGTGAGAGAAGAGATATTAGATGGCACAACTACGTCGTATGACTACACGTCCGCGCTGCAATCTTCAGACGGCGTGCTTAACAAGAACTTCACGATTAAAATTACGCCAAGGAACAACGTATGTGAGGCGGACACTGTTGAACTAACAGTACTACGCTGAGGAGGTTAGTAGATGGGATTCTTAGAGCCTTACGAGTTTGAGGAGATGGGGAATGTAATTGGATGGGATGCTATTTGCACAGGAAACACTCAAAAAGTAAGAGATGCAATCGGTGCTCCTTGTTATTCGGTTACAGCTGGAGAAAACCTCTCTAAAGGACAAGCTGTTTATATCGCAAGTGATCAAAGGGCTTATAGAGCTAGCAATACTTCTGACAGTACCATGCCTTGTGTAGGGTTTGTCTATAAGGATGCATCTGCAGGTAACGATGTGTGGATACAGTTTGACGGGCGTGCCGCGCTGTTTTCAGGTCTTACAGTTGGGTCTAAGTATTTCGTAGGTACAAATGGAGGGATTACTTCTACACGGCCTACTGGGTCGAATATAGTTCAATGTGTTGGGATTGCTGTTTCTTCAACCACACTCCTGCTCGTATCTTTGGGGTGCGACTTTGCTAGCACTAGGACGGCAGAAGTAGGAGGTTTACATATAGTAGGGGCAAGTGACAGCTTTGGAACCGCTCAGGTGATTGATGTTGATGCTTCCCAGAGCGACCCATCTGCTATTACGTCTACTGCAGTTACCTATGCCGATGCTGCGGCTGTTACTTTAGGAGACGCAGACTTAACGTATGACGCGAATGAGAGAGACTTGATTAACGATCTGAAATCCAAATATAACGATCTTGTACCTCTGGTAAACGAGATAAAGAGTGACTATAATGCGTTAAGAGCTGATGTTACTTCTATCCACTCTGTCTTGATAGGGACTATTGATTACTGTGATGCTTTAAAAGCGAAAATTAACGAATTACTAGGAGAGCTCCGTAAGACCGGTGGTTGCGGAGTTTTGAATGATTAGAGGAGGTAGCTTATGATAGAGTATCCTGTTGTTGAAATTGTAAGGCTAGAGGAGAATGAATCTTACGGCACCTTTGGAGTGCTTCGTATTCAGAAGCAAGTCTTTTGTGTGACTCTCGAACCTGCGGACCGATTCAATATGCCCGGAGTTTCATGTATTCCCGCACAGCAGTACATATGTAGAAGGCACGTTTCTAGCCGGTTTGGGGAGACTTTCATAGTTACAAATGTACCGGGCCGTGTTGGTATTCTATTCCATCCGGGCAATGAAGTTGAAGATACTGCTGGGTGCATTCTTTTGGCGGAACATTATGGGAAGTTACACGGTGATAGAGCTGTGCTGAATTCGGGTAAGACGTTCAAGAGGTTTATGGAGGTTATGAAGGACTTTGATAAGTTTCATTTGACAATTCTGGAATGTTATTAAAGGGGGTTAAATTGGTGAAAAGAGTTTTAATAGGAGTATTATTGTTGTTTTTAATGAACAGTTCTCTTTGCCTGGCGAAGAATCGGATTACTTGGCTTAGTTTGCTAAACAACAAGCATTTCTCTGCTGGTGAAGTTGTTTCCACTCGAGTCCTCGATCTTGATAAACTACGCGCTACAGGGTACTTTTCGTTACAAGTGACGATTACTGGAGGAGGTGTTTACACTATTAAGGAGAAGTGCAGTCTCGATGAACAGTTTTTCAGAACCCCCGAAGGAGTCCCAGATATTGCGACTGAGCTTACTTCTACTTCTGGTCCGGAGAGCGACGGCCATTTGTTTATACCAGTTGATTTGGGTGCAATGACGAAGTATTTGCAGTTTGAGGTGGTTGAAACTTCTGGGACTTCCGGAGGTACTGTAACAATTCTATTGGGGATAACTGTGGATCGATAAGTGATGGTCAGGAAAGTCCTTTCAATTAGTATATTGCTCTTGGCGATTTTTACAACAAGTGTTTGTGCTCAATGGGTGCGTAAACGTCAATTCGTCTCAGACTCTACAATTACTGTCGCGTGGAACGCTCCTATAGTGCTGTCTACAGGTGACCCGATTCCAACTGATGCTGTTTTAAAGTACCGGGTTTACATTCGAAGAGTTGGGTCTCCTCCGCGAGAGATTACTTCTGCTCCTATTACAGAGACTCAATTTACGTTCGCTCCTCCTAAAGTTGACTTTTGTTTTATTGGTGTACGTGCAGTACTTTACGATTCTAACGGAGTTCAAATTAGTGAATCACCTATCGCGTGGTCGTACGACCTTAGAGTAGCAGCTAATGGTCGTACGTTCGGGATGCGTAACTATTCCTCGAAGTTGATAACTATATTGGGGCGAAGACCTCGATGGGGCCAGCTTTGGCATCATCGATGGTAAAAAGCACACTAAATTCTAAAACAGGAGGTAGTTAAGATGGAGATTAAACCAGGATACAAAACTACTGAGTTTTGGGTAACTGTAACAGCGAAAGCAATTGCCCTGCTTGCGGCTCTAGGTGTGTTTACACCTGAGCAAGCTTCTGTGGTAACTCAAGCGATTACTCAACTAGCCGGAGTAGTGGGAGTTGTAGCAGCTGCATTTGGCTACTCTCTGGCAAGAGGTTCTGCTAAGAAAGGGAGTCAACAATAGAATACTAACTCGCATTAGGGGGTAGAAGAGTGTTTACGAGGCTGGTGATCGCTTTAATCTTGTGCTTTTTTCGTGTTTGTTAGTCACGCTCTGGGAGTAGCACGTACTAGCGCCACTCCCAGACCCGGTCCAGTAAGACCTACAGCACTTAGGGTACTTCATTAGGTGAGTCAGACCGCTTTGAATCATCGGCAGAGCTTTACACGAGGGTACAACTGTATTACAGCTATTATCTTCAATTGGGAGGTCCGAAAAAATGGCCGAACTATTAGTCAAGTCTAGTGATACGACAAACCCCGATCCAATAAAAGATTTACGCGGATGCTACAAAAAGGGTGACGTTGTAGTTGTGAAGCCAGATGGATGGAAATGGGGGAAAGAAGAGTTGAACAAGAATAAGTTCTACATTCTGTGTGTGCCTGACAAAGAAGTCGATGAATTAAAGTTTTTGACAAAGGAAGATGAAATTGTGCTGGGAAATCGGTACATTGCTGAGTCTCCTGAATTAGGAGTAATGGCAGAAGGTCCTGATGCAGAGACAGCATCTAAGACTTGCCAAACCCTAGCTGATGCTGTTCTGAAGAGATTACAAGACCACGATTTATCTCCTAGTTACCAAATCGTAACAAGAATAGAACCTATCAGACACGTTGTGGCCAGGCGCAGACATAGGATCAACATTGAAGATATTGAGGACATCCTACAAAGTGAGGTAGTTGCTGAAGTAACCAGTGACAAAATCAGCGTAACAGACAAACCTCAGAAAATATCAGCAACCTTAGCGAAGCTGGCTAAGTAAAATGGCAACTGAAGTTGTAAAGATAGTCGATACAGGAGGAAGTGGAGATTACTCATCTCTAGCTGCTTGGGAAGCAGACTTCGGGAGCTGTACCCAGTCGAACTACCCTTCTATGTCTGGAGACGGTGACCTTGTGGGAGCGGACTTGATCGCTGTTGCTGATTGTAGGTGTTCAACTGGGGATGAGGATGATAGTGCAGTTACTATTGATGGATGGACTTCTGTAGACTCGGATCACTACATTAGGATTTGGACCGATCCAGATCAGGGGTACAGACACCCAGGGAAATGGGATGACACAAAGTACAGGCTTGTGCTCTCCGAAGGAACTATTTTTGACATACAAGAAGAGTATGTGAGACTTATTGGCTTACAGATGAAAGGAACGAGATCGACAGGGTCTCAGTTGTTGATACATACATATTACACAAGCCGTTATCTGCGGGTCGAAAAATGTATCCTCTGTAGAGAGAATGCTGGTGGAACAGTAAATACTGGAATTAGTTGTGATAATTCTGCTGTACAAATTTATTTGGTCAATAATCTTTTTTATGACATACCTCAATATGCCATTCGTGGAAACGACTATTACTACTTATACAACAATACTATTATCAACTGTGGTACTGGTGTAGATGGTGGATCATCAGGGTATTGCAGAGCTATCAACAACATTGTTGACTGTACTACTTGTTTTGTTGGAGTTTTCGACTCTGATTCAGATTTCAACATCTCGTCAGATGATACAGCTCCAGGACCAAATTCAATCCATAATGCTACGGTCACTTTTGTAGACGCAGCTAATGGCGACTTTCACCTTGATGCTTCTGATACAGTAGCTAGAGACGCAGGTACAGACCTTTCATCTGATCCTTATTTAGCTTTCACTGACGACATCGATGGTGAAACTCGCTCTGCTCCTTGGGATATTGGAGTGGATGAATATGTGAGCGGAGGTGGAGGAGTACTTACAGCTATAGCTGATATACTATTAGCGTCTCTCACTCCGGCCACGTCGTTTAGCGTACTCAGGAGTATATCAGCTTCCCTCAGTTCTCTAAGCACTACTTCTCTTTCCCACTTAGGACTGCTCCTTACCCTTACTTCAAACATTCAACCTAGTTCCTCTACTGACGAGATTATCCTCTCTTTAACTAAACTAGCGATGGTCGGTGTAAGTAGTCAATCAACTACTGCCGATTCGGATTTAGTCATCTTACGGTCGCTGTTAAGTAACGTACTCCCAGTCTCTGACTCTAGCATCTTTCATTTAGATATACTGAGGAACGCTTTAACACAATCTCAGGTTGGTACGTTTACTCCGAGTGGTGCTCTCTCAGTACTACGCCGTGTAACTAGTTCTGAGCCAATTCAGTCGTACGCAAGCACTACTGCCCTCAGAGTTTTGAGGAATCTCACAAGCTCGCTACAAGCGCAGTCTTTTACATCAGCTCTGATTCACTTACACGTAGTTAGGGAGTTGCTGGCAAATATACCCTTGCAATCCGACGCCTCTGACGAAGTCATACTTTCGCTGGCCGAGCTGTTTACAGCGATCGCGAACATTGTCACTGGAACAAGTACTAACACGCCACGTCTCTTGGTACTCCGGTCACTTGTAACGAGCGCTTCTGTGTTGACGGACTCCAACAGTGTAGTACTTCGACTACTGAAAAGGGTGTTTACCTACGTTTTGAGTCACACTGTTACGTCACCTACGACATTGAACGTTCTACGGATTGCTTTAAACTCGATCACCGCACAATCGTCAACTCCCGACGACGCCGAACTTCTCCTAGCGCAGTTGATCACAGCAGTCTCAAACATTCTTGCGCTAGTTATACCTTCAACTACTTCTCTGGCAATAAAACGAGCTCTCGTATCACATATTCAAACGACTACTGGCACGGGCGATGTACCTCTTGAGTTATTGAGAGAAGTGCTCGTTAATATTTTAAGTCAAGCAAGTGGTTCAACAGCTCCGCTACGAGTGCTAAGACCTGTTTCGAGTGCTACCTCAGTCCAAACACTGGCTGCTGATGACGTTGTCTTGTTGTTAGTCGAAGTGCTTATTGCTGCGGCCAACGTTGTAACTACTGTTACTACCAGTGAAGTTAGTTCGAATGTACTACGCGAGTTGTTAACACTAACCGAAGTTAAGACTACCTCTTCAGATTCTGTTGAACTTTCTATTGCCGCGCTCATAAAAGCAGCCGCTGATGTTGTTTCACAAGTTCTTACTGGTAATGCGAAGTTCTCGATATTAAGACTGATTTCAACTGAAGTTCAAACTCAAACCGCTTCGCACGCTGTGGTACTCGAGCTGATTCGCTCTGTTACTTCTGCTATTCAGGCCGCTGTTACGTCGTCGAACAGCGTCGGGCTAATAATCGTTAAAGTTGGGCAAGTAGAGATTGTAGTCACTGCTCAGGTTGCTCAAGCAGCTCTCGCGATTCTAAAGGCACTTGCTATAGATATTACCTCTAACACCATTACTGCGGATGTGTTGCTCAGGGTACTAAGATCGACATCTTTGGGAGTAGATAGTACGACCTTAACTGGAGCGGTTGAGTTGATCACTACCATGTTAGGTTTGATTGTAGACACAACTATAGAATCGCTTACGCCGAGGCGAACCATAGAGGAGGTTTAAAAATGGGATCACTATCAAATTATTTAGAGAATGCATTACTAGATCATGTTCTTAATCAGAATACGTACACACCACCTACTACTATTTACATAGCTTTGTCTACTGCAGATCCTCAAGATGATGGTTCTGGAGTGAGTGAACCATCTGGAGGTGGTTATGCTAGGCAACCTATTACATTTGGAGCAGCTTCTAATAGGAGAGTGGTTCAAAACACGGATGTTGAGTTTCCTCAGGCCACCGCTGATTGGGGTACTATTACTCACTGGGCTCTTTTTGATGCTAGTACAGGTGGTAATATGTTAGCGTATGGCGAATTGGCGTCTGCTAAGACAGTTTATGAAGGCAACACTCCTTCGATAGCGTCAGGTGAAGTGTATATAGAATTCACTGCAGGGTACATTTCCAGCTACCTTGCCAACGCATTACTTGATTTTGTATTTCGTAACCAAACCTACACACCGCCTTCTACTTACGTAGCTCTAACTACTGCTACTATTAGTGATAGTGACACAGGGTCAACTATTTCTGAACCGCCAGGAAATGGCTACTCTAGAGTGTTAGTGAATCCCAATGGAGGTAGCTCTCCTGCTTGGGGAACAGTTTCGAATGGGGCTATTGAGAACGCGGATAACATTGATGTGGGCCCTGCTTCAGGGGGTTCTTGGGGTACTATAGTAGCCACTGCCTTGGTAGACGCTTCGAGTGCAGGTAACGTGTTGTTCTACGATAACGGAGTAACAGATCAGGAAGTCGGCGATGGAGATACTTACCGGTTCCCCGCTGGAGATTTCAACATAAGTATGGACTAATAGTACGCGCTTTCACATTTTTTAAATTAATTTGCGATACGAGACTTTTTGAAGATGATAGTCGAAGTCTTCTACTTAGGGCATGACAATAGCATAGATTTGCTTCTGAAGTCTAATAACTCAGTTGTTGACCTTTCCCCAGTTACGAAGATGGAACTGGAGATCAAGGGGGTTACTACTCTTTCAACTGAAGATTATCCCGGACTGATACAGTGGGCGGGTTCACTGGAAAGGGGAAGGGTTGTGATTGACCTAAATAGGTACACTGGTACGTTGCCAACGGGTAGATTTATTGCTCGATTAATCGTTTACGACCCATCTCACCCACATGGTATTGTGTGGGGTGAGTTTGTGCTTTATATTCGTGATTAGGGAAGGACTTAGGAGGTTTGACGAAAAAAGACAACCTCTCTTTCAATCTTAATTGGTGCCTTTCTTTTCTCAGTGATTGTGCTTGCTCAACAAGTAAATTGGCACGTAGTTAATCAAGTTACAGTTACATGGGACCTACAATTCTAGCAAACGGTAATCCTGTCCCCAGGGACAATTCACTTAAGTATCGTGTTTACGTCAAGCGAGATGCCTCTGATGTCCAAGTTCAAGAAGTGACTACAGATCTCATTTCTGAGGCACAGTATACAATTACACTATCTGAGGAAGGTTGCTACTTCGTTGGAGTACGTGCTTTAATCTAAGGGATTCATCCTCAGGTGTTAACATGAGTCCGTTCACAACACCTTTGATAGTAGAACCTATAAGTACTAGACGTTGGAGATTGGTAGCGCCGTTTGAGTATCACGTAGGAAGTTATCCAAGTTCTAAGCCTAAGTGGAAACGTTTCATCAAAAGTCTTCGGAGAAAAGAGGATTTTAATTTTAGACGATGACGGGATGGCTTATTAATTTTCTATAGTGGTCTAGGCTAACTATAGCTGACCTATTGAAAAATTGGAGGGTGTACCTACTGATGAAGAGCTGAGGGCGTAACAGTGGTAGTCTACATCTGTTAGGAAGGTGGTTCTTATGTCGATAACATATGATTCAGAAAACAGTACAATTATCATTACGGATTTTACACTGGAAAGTCCTTGTACTTTTGAAGATATTTATCAAACTGACGTGTCAAATGGATGGGGAGTTGTAGAAAAGAAGGAGACTGCATATTTCATACATGCTATTATCCAGCTTGGTGATAGTGACCATGATGCTTGGCTGGTTGATAAGAATAAACAACTATTTTTCTTTGCTGATTGTGCTTTTAAAAATTCTGTTCGGACGGGGCATTTAATTTTGGGAGAAATTGAAAATGAATAAGAAAAAACTGCAAAGAATGGATGCTATATAGAGTGTTATGGAAATTATTTTATTGATGGTAATATTCAAGAAATTGATTTGCTTGATATAAAAGTTGTTTCAAGAAATGCTGATAACTATAGTATCTTGGCAGTTGATAACTGTATCGGAAAGATTTGGAATAGTGAATTGCATCTTTTTGTATTAAGAGGGAGTGCTGCAAATTTAGATATATACAATGTGGAACTTGGTAATTTTCCCCAAGATAGCTTTGTTTCACCTTTTTTGTATTTTAGTGTTGGCTCTGGAAATATGGAAAAAATCACTGTTGTTAATTGTTCATATACAGCTATTATTTTTATGTACGCTGGATTTGCTATCAAAAATCTTGTTGGGAGAAATATCAGGAATGCTCTTGTTTTGTGCAGGTTTGCTAGAAGTGAATCTTTTGCGATTGATTGGGATGTTGATTGGAATATGGCCGTTCTTGAGGGAACCGCATATGAAGGTCTTAATAAACTTTGGCGGCAGTATTCTTTTAACGTTAGAGTTCAAGATGAAAGAAATAATCCCATATCAAACGCATCGGTTATTTTGAAAGATAATAACGGTAATACTGTTTATTCTGAAACGTCAGATGAGTCAGGAAGGAGTCCCATTCAAGTCCTCGACTGGGGATATTATGCTCTCGACGACAGTAGTAATTGTATTGAGTATCCATCAACTCCTCATACCCTTGTTGTTACAAAACAAGGGTACCAAAAGTATGAAACAAAGATCGAACTAACTAAAAAACTGGCGGACTTTCCAGTAGTTCTTAAGAAAGAGAATATTAATGTTGACCAAGAGGCCTTAGTATGAGGTATGCCAAATCAGAGTCCACAAACATTTTAGCGTTATTTAATAGCGGAGATACTGTAACGATTAATGTGTACAGGTTGTCAGACAATACGAAGGTGGTGGATGGTGCTTCTTGCTCTGAAGTGGCAGAAACAGGGATATTTAAGTATCTTTTTAGTCAGACGATTTCGCAGAAAGAAGAATACTTGTGGGTAATGAACAATGGAGAATATAGCAAGTATGGGAAGATAGTGTTAAGCGGGTGGATGGATGATACTGCTGACGAGATTCAAAACCACCGTAATATGGTAGAACCTAAGATAGATATAACTATCAGCTCCAGGGCTTCCCAAGAGTCTGTTGATGCCATTCCTACAGCAGATGAGATTGCCGATGTTGTATGGGATGAGACAACCTCTGATCATACTACTTCTGGATCATTTGGTGAGGAAGTTCAAAGTCACGCAACCAAAACTGAGTTGGATCAAGCTGAAGCGAACATAAGAGGTGTTGACAGCGACTCTCTCAAAACCCTTTCTGACCAGATAGACTCAGTAAAAGAGCAAACGGATAAGATTCCCACTATTCAGTTAGATGTGTCTTTTATTAAGGACATTGAAGGTGGTCGTTGGGTGCTTGACGGACATCAAATGGTGTTTTATAAAGAAGATAACACTACGGAAGTTGCTCGATTTGATCTCTACAATAAAGACGGGGCATTGATTAGTGAAGAAGATGACGCCTATGAAAGGCGTCGAGTTTAAAAAAAGAGAAGGAGGGATTAGGATGATTAGGATGTCGAAAGTATTGACAGGAATTTTTCTTCTGGCTTTTTGTATTTTCATGGCAGGGAGTGCATTTGCCGCTCCTTATCTAGTTTGCGACCCCCAAACTAACGTAACCTCTTACATAGTTACCCTAGATGGAACTGAGACCGAAGTACCTGCTCAAGATTTGGGTAATGGTACTGTACGTCTCCATTTCGATCTAGCTAGTGTAACAGAAGGGGAGCATCATGTTGAAGTAAGAGCGAAGAACATTTGGGGGGTGAGTGATCCGGTCCCTTTCGACTTTACAAAAACACTACCCGCTCTTCCTTCGGGCTTCTCTATATCGACAGAATGATCTACTACTTGGAGGTTGAGCCTTGTCGGTAGGAAGAGTGAGTACCTTATTAGGGGTGCTGGTGGGGCTTTGCTCTCTGATAGGAGCTGTAGCGGCAGTGGACTCCCGTTATGCTAAACAGGTGTACGTGGAGAAAATAGAGCAGCGCTTGGACCAGAAGATATGGTCTGATAGGTATTACCAAATACAGCAGAGAATTTGGCAGCTTCAAGATCGTTACCCAATTCCCCAAAATATGCCCCAATCTGTGAAGGAGGAGCTGCGTAAACTCAAGTTTCTGAAAGAGCAGATTGAGAGAAAACTGAGAATTCCTGCTGACCAACTAGGGACGATAGAACTGGCAGTGGCTCATGCTAAAGCCACTGCCGGCGCCCCTGTACCTCCTAAACGTATTAAAGTTTCCGAGAACTACAGTATGGGAGTGTAGGTGATGTTATGACGAGTTTGATTATCACAAGAGGTTTTGGAAAATGTAAAGGTGAAGCTCAACCTGTAGTAGTAAGTGGGGGTGAAGTGATTACTCAGGAAAAACCCCGAATTTATATTGATAGGTTAGTTACCAAAGATGCTCCTGACACAAGTCAGCTCTTGAAGGTGATTGTGGAGTCGGTACATGATTGAGGCATATTTACAATCTGCAAAAACGTTCGAATTCAGAGTTACCATTGAAGGGGTCCACTACTCCGTACTAACAGCTTATTTAAGAGTGCAAGTCGGTAAAATTGAGCTGGGGTTTCCTGGTGAAGTCCTACGAGACAAGATCGTTGTTACCATTCCCGCATTACAGAAGTTCGTGAGTCTTGCGCTTGATAGGACTTATAAAGTAAGATTAGAAGTGATTGGCGGCGGTTTCTATTTGGTTCCTTGGGAAGATAGCATTGTGTTTAAACCTTCGATTGCAGTCAAGAACGTTGAGGTAGTAAATGAGAAGACGCCGTGTATAGTTTTGAAAAGGAGGTCAGTATGAAACTCGCTCCTAACAAACCTTACAACCTCTCCTTCGAATCCGAAATCACGGGAGTTGATACGTCCAACTTAAAGGGATTCCTGAGAATGTCCATCAATGGCATTGAATATGGAGTTCCTGCTACAATTCGAAAGAACTCGATCGACGTTTCTATCCCACCTTTTGAGAGCTTTGTTAAGGTCTCTTTCGAGAAGGAATTGAAGGTACCAGTTAAGTTGGAGATAGTAAGCCCTGAATTCTGTTTGTGTGTTTGGGAGGATACATTTGTAGTTAAACCTGTAGTTAAAGCTCGTGTCGCCCCAGTAAATATCCAGGGTTCAGGAAAGGTTGTAGTTAAAGGGTTGAAGAAAACTACTGATATTGACAAGCAGTTTGAAAGAGCCGGGATTACAGATCCCCGTGTTAAAGAGTTGATCAAAAAGAAGATGAAGAAGTAAAAGGAGGTTAACATGATCAAAGTTGAAGTTCTTGCTAAAGATGGTGGTACTAAAGTGGTAAACCTCACTCGTACCAAAGCGGTACATGAAAGGTGCTTGAACTGTTCCGCGTGGAATGCTTACGCAGTTTCACAGTGTACCTTTACAGACTGCCCTCTGTACCCTTTCCGAACTGGTAAAGGTGTACGAGGTAGATCCGCTGAGAGAAATAAAGCAATAGTTAGATATTGTCAATGGTGTTCAAATAGCAGAACACCTAAAGATTGCACTGCGAGATTGTGCCCTTTATATGTGTACAGAACAGGTCGTATTGATAACAATGTAGTCCTGGAGAGGGTCAAGAGTCCCCGAGAGTTTCGCTTCAGTAAGAACATGAACGACTAGTATAAAATTTTCTTTTTCCACTACAACGAACTTACCCCACACCCTCGGGTATAACTAAGTATAGGTTGAGCGTTACCTGCGATTTAAGTGCCAAAGGTATGCGCACTTCTGGGCTAAAAATCGATTTTTACAAGCAACTGAAGATCACGTCTCCCCCTTGCTTTTACGACACGTTAACGTAATAATCACTATTGACATCCCTCTTTGCTTAGAAAGGGAGAAACCTTGCAGACTTGAAATTAGGTAAAAACTTAGGAGGAAGCTTGTGAAACAAACACGAAAAGTCAAGGTATTTGATCTCTCGAGGTTGATCGACGACGAGTGGATTCACAAGGCTCCACATGAAGGAGTTCCCTTTACTACGTTGATAGGCGACGCTATTTCGCTGACTCCTATCTCAGAAGCGCGTCTGCTACGTCGTAAACTCAAGAGAAGGGAGAGGAGGAAATGAACTACTTTCGCACTTCTTTTTTCCACAAGATTCGCAACAAACTTTTCAGGATCTACTTGAATGGAAGTGGAGAAGAGGGTGTCTTCATTACAAAGGGAGGTCGGAGGATATTCCTAAAGTTAAAGTCCAAGGGAGCTCGCGTCAACGAGCAACGTGTTAAATACTGGATGGATAGAATTGACGAAGTAGGACTATACAAGCTGGTAAAGGATCGTAACTTTAAAACCTTCTTAGGGAACACAGGAAAATATGTACATCCTCTCTTCTCAGAACTATATCGTACTTGGCCAAACAAACAGGATAAGTTGTGGTATAGGAAGTTGATCGAGAACTGGCATTGGAACCGTTCTAGAGCTAGGGATACTCTACAGAAGCTAGTTTCTGGGGAACTTAAGAACCCTTTTTGGGATGAAGTATCCGCACTGAACAGGGCACTTTTGCTAAAAGAGTCTAAGGAACTACCTCGTATTACTTTGTACAGAGGTGTGTGGGTTTCAACCCCTTATTCGCCAACCTACGCGCACCATATGATCCAGTTTTTTGCAGACTTAAAAGAGATGCAACTCAACCCACAGAAGTACATTCTCAAGGACTTCCCGTTCGCATCTTTTTCAACCCTTCAAAGTCAGGCTCAGAAGTTTGGAATGGTCGATCACGCCAAAATCCCTGTCTCCCGTATTGTTGGGCACTATAGGATTGGTTTTGGTTCAACAAGAGAGAAGGAATTTATCGTCCGTACATCGTACAGGAGAGTTCCTGAGTTAATAACACGGGCAAGTTCGAGTTTAAAGAGCGCGAAGAAGTGGCCGGACATACAGTATTCCCCACTCCCGGAGACCGCTACTAGAGTTTACAGGTTTAATAGAGAAGTGTTCTCTGAAGTACCTTTTCGGAGGAACTTCGCTTTTCGCGAAATTCGCCTAGTAACACACGCGGGTGACACTGATTACGTAGCGGGCTCCCACCGCATTCACTACGTAACACTTCAATTTAACAGCGCGTTCTATGACCGAACAAAAACGTTTTTAGAATCCATGCAAGTCTTAAACAGGGAATGGGTGTTTTACGTTAAGAATCGAGACGACGCCCTCGAACTCTACTCAACTTTCTGTGATCAACTGACTCGCGGCCGTAGCCGTGATCTTGTTTCCAACATCCCCAAAGTAATTGATCGAGTTACGAAAAACTACGACTTAGAGTGGTATTTTGCAATTCCAACTACTCCTAAGAGTCTGCTCACGTCTCCATTTAGTACTACCAAAGACACGACGCACGCTTTTTACTTCGCCTCAAGGGATATACTCAAACCCTTCTAAAATAGTAATCCCACAAAAGGGAACTGAGTTCAATTTTACTAAGTGTTTAAATTTATTTGAGTTACTATCGACCCTGTTTACTTCCATAGGCAACGTAACTGCCTCGGGTCAACAACTGTTTCTTAGAGAGCCACTGAATTCGCTTTTCCCATCTATCGAGCTCGACCTCTTCCTTGAACCCTCCGAGGCCAAAGTTTGATACCTTTACTCCATTCCAGGAAATACTCCTTTCTATAACTAGAAGTTCCTGTACGGTGAAGTTACCTCCCTCGAAGCGGCCCAGCTCGATCCAACGTGCATCCCATCCCAGCCAAAGGACAGTAGGGAGGACACGTACGTCAAACAATCTATTCACGTACCAACGTAGTGGTTTGAAGACGGCTATGTGTAAGGTCTTTCTTAAGGTAAGTCGGTAGATTAGATCGAGAGGTATACGGTAGCTCTTACTCTCGTTATCCGAAGGCCAGACGAACAGGACGCGTTGGAACGTATGGGAGCACCTTCTGCGAAGATCTAGCCAATTAGTTACAACAAGTTCGGAAAGGTTTAAGGGAGTGTAGTACAGAGGGAAGTCCGTCCTCCGTAAGGAGACTACGTATTCTCTCTCCTCAAGGGAGAGCCTGTACTGAGATTTGTTCTTCCAAGTTTTCTTTGGTACTCTCATAAGTGGGCATCCCCTTGACTTAAGAGTTTAACCTACTAGAATAAGGTTAGCACTTGGTTAAGAAGGAGGAATTAAGAATGCCGCGGAAACTCGCTCTTGCAGCGGCGCCAGCGAAAGTCAATCCCAGGATTTCAGTGAAGTGGGGTTGGAGGGAGGCTGGCGTTTCTACTATCCCCTTGTTTAGAGAGATCTTCGAGGAATTCCTTCCCCGATTTGAGGAAGTGTATAAAGAGGAAGGAGCGGTCACTCCGATATCTCAAGCACATAGAGTACTTGGGTCCAAAGCATTTCATCAGTCTAACTTCGGCGAGTATCTATCTCTCAAAGCACAGGAGAAGGATATTGGTAAACCGAAAACAGAGAAGCTCTTTGAGGAGTTTATTTCTCGAATTAAAAAGGAAAAGCCCGCCGATTACATACCTAAGACACCAATAAGAGTGTTTAAGACACCACTATCCTCTAGGTTCCGTCCTACTCGAGATAAAGGAAAAGTTCAGTTTGAGCTCACTTCAGTGGTTGATAAGAATGGGTATATCGTTCTCGAGATTGTACTCACACCTAGAGAGAACCTCAAGAAAGGAACGGCTCTCCTTCAGAGAGCTGCAAAGGAAGACCCGGTTTCCAAAGTTTCCAAACTAACTACGTGGAAAGGCGAAAGAGGATACTGGGTGACTCTAAAAAATGGTAGAAAGATCTTCATTCCCGAAAAATATCAAAAGCAATACCATAATTGGAAGGCTGTAGAGGGGGTAGGAGCTTTTGCTGCGGTGATGGGAACGCTAGGCCTTTTCACGACTGCGGGAATAATGAGTGTTCCTATACTCACAGCAGGTCTTACCAAAGTAGCTTCCCTAGCTGTTAAGGATCCTGCGAAAAAGGCAGCTCTCAAGTCAATTCAATCTGCCATTAAAAAAATTGCGGAGAAGACTACGCTTAAGGTCGCTGCCATTAGCGCTATTGGGGTTGTGGGAGGATTCCTAACTCACATAATTGCCAGAGCGATACAATGGGGGATGAGACTTTGGGCTGCTAATGCACGCGCCGCAGCGCGCATTCTCAAGAAGGAAAGATAACTTAGAGAGCACAAACTCGCAATTGAAAGGGCACCCTCACGTGCCCTTTTTAGTTACATTGTAGTGGGAGGTTGCAGATGAGAGTGTATATTGCAGGAATGGATGGTTACTTGGGTTGGACTTTAACTGTTTACTTACTTGCTAGGGGTTACGTAGTAGGTGGCTGTGATTTGATGTTGAGAAGAGAGTGGGTTGAGGAGATGGGATCTCAATCCGTGACACCCATCGCGAGTATGGAAGAGAGGATACGTGCTTGTGAGGAAGTGTTTGGTAGGAAACCTATTTTCTATTTCGGGGACTTAAGGAACCCCAAATTTGTGTTGAACTCCATTAAAGAGTTCAAACCAGATGCAATTGTCCACCTAGGTGAAATGCCTTCTGCACCTTACTCAATGATCGATGTACATCACACTACTTTCACCCAAGTCAACAACCTAGTGGGGACCTTAAACCTTTTGTACGCCATCAAAGCTGTGAGTAAGGATATCCACTTAGTTAAATTAGGATGTTATGACGACAAAACAGAGGTGCTAACAAGTAAAGGATGGAAGTTGTTCAAGGACCTAGATTACTCTGACAAAGTATGCTGTCTCAACGGAGAAACAGGAGAAGTATCGTTCAACTGTCCAAACCATATAGTTGAGTATCCGTATGCGGGAGAGATGCTGAGAATTGTGAACGACGATGTCGATTTCGTGATTACTCCCAATCATAGAGTGGTCTTTAGAGAATCTCCTTCGGGAGTTGTGCAGATAAAGAGGGCTGATCACGTGGCAAAGAAATCTAGCTTCATAATTCCACAGATAGATAGCCAAACTAAAGTAACTCCTTCTGATATGGAATGGGTTCCTTATGCAGGAAAGGTGTACTGTTGCACCGTTCCTACAGGAATCATATATGTACGCCGGAACGGAAAAGCGGCTTGGTCAGGAAACACAATGGGAGAGTATGGCGTCACAAACCTCGACATTCCTGAGGGATTCTTTGAAGTTGAATATAGAGGGCGTAAAGATACTCTTCCTTTTCCTTGTCAACCTCCTAGTTTTTATCATTGTACGAAGGTACACGATTCTGTCAACATTAGATTTGCTTGCGACGTTTGGGGGCTTAGATCTACTGATATCATGCAAGGAGTGGTTTATGGGATTCAGATCCCCGAAATGAAAGGAGATGAGAGATTAATTACTCGCTATGATGTAGATGAATGTTTTCCTCCTAACACCAGAATTACATGCTTAGAGGGCGTAAAACCTATAAAAGACGTTCAGGTAGGAGACAAAGTCTTAACTCATAAGGGTCGGTTTCGAAAGGTGCTTAAGAAGTTTGAACGAGAATACGTTGGGGAAGTGATAGAGATAGAACTTGAGCGCGCTTTTGGAAAAATTGTTTGTACGCCAGGTCATCCCATCTTAGTAACGACGCTCTCTTCAGCGCACGGTAAAGAGACGACACGGTGGATGACAGCGCGAGAACTAAAAGAATGGCTCCAAGTTCAAACTAATCCGTTCCTTGAGAAGTATGAGAGGTTTAACAGGTTAGTCGCAAACGGGACTTCGATCATAAGCGTAATGGATTTGAGCTGTCCTATCTATTTACATTCAGGAGGGTTTGACAACCTGGTGCGAGTAAAATCAGTTTCAAGTAAGATGTACAAAGGGAAGGTATACAACCTCCATGTTGAAGAAGATCACACGTACGTCGCAAACAACGTCCAGGTGCATAACTGCTTCGGCACTCTCGTAAATCGTACTTGCGCTCAGGCTATTGTAGGAATTCCACTAACGGTTTATGGAAAAGGGAAGCAGAAGAGAGGGTTCCTTCCCATTCAAGACTCCATGCAATGCTTCCGTATTGCTATTGAGAACCCTCCCAAGGAAGGAGAATATAGAGTGTTTAACCAATTCGAGGATGTATACGAAATCATCTGGCTGGCTCGGTTGGTAAAGAGGGAGGCAGAAAAGCTGGGGTTCACTGTCAAACTCGCTCACTATGAAAATCCACGAGTTGAAGCGGAAGATCACTACTACAACCCTGATAGGAACAACTTACCTAGACTTGGCTACAAACCTACAGCAAACCCCGCTGTAGTGATCAAAAACATCTTAACCAACCTAATCAAATACAAACACAGAATAATACGTGAAAAGATAATCCCGGAAATTCGTTGGAGTGGTGATAAGAACAAGTGTAGGATTATTACAGTTGAGGAGTAGGAGTTCCCTTGCCTCTCTTAGCAGATTAATGGATATACATAGTCAACGACTGATTAGAGAGGAGAGTAAAATCGTGGAGATTCCCAAAGTTAACGCAATCAAGGATCTTCCCTTATATCCCCTAGCAAACGCGCTCTCTCCAACATGTTATCAGTGTAAACACTACCTCAAGAACGACAAATGCAAAGCCTTCCCTAAAGGAATACCTCGAAAGCTCCTGTTAAGTCCGTACTGGCATATCGCCCTTCTTCCACAACAGCAAGGTGACTACATTTTCGAGCCGAGGGTATAAATGAGGCTCAGGATCCTCAAGTGGATAACGTATAAGGGCAGGAGGATTCCAATCACGGAGAGAATCCTAAGAGGAGCCCGCTTTCTCTCGAAAAAAGAAGCTATACCAATAGCTGAAGAGCTTGATCGAAGGTATTGGAGAAGGTACGGCGACATCGAACCTCATTTCACGAAGTACGACCTGAAGAGCTTGGGGATTTCAGTTCGAGCCGTAGACGAAAAGTTCCCGGGAATCCTACACGGCACCAAGATAATCCCAATCAAGACAAGTAGAGGAACGTCAGTACTGAGTTTTGTCGTTAATGATACTCTGGGGCGAAGAGATTTACAGGTACTTACCATCATCAGTAAGGAATTACGTAGTGCAACCTCACGCACTGAACTTCGAAAGATCGCCGCGAAATACGGTTTGGGTACCTCCAACCCAAACTTGACGTACGACACCCTGACTCATCTTAAAAACTACTATCTTACTCAAATAGAGAAGCTGAAACCCTTGGTAATACTTCCTCTCAGGGGAGGAAGACCTCAAAAGAGCGCTATTACTCCGGACGATATAATCATTTGCTTTCAACCTTCCGTTTTGAATAAACGAGATCCACTAACACAAAGACACGCGTGGATTCACGAGTTCGGGCACGTCCTAACTGCTAAGCTTCAACCTTCTCAGTGGAAACGTTGGGTTGATGTTTACTATCCCAACCAGCTAAAGTTACGTTCGGAGTACGGAAGAACTAGCCCCACTGAAGGGTTTGCAGAGGAATTTTGGTTGTTCATTTCAAGAGGAAATAACTCGACAAAAGAACTTAACGAGTATTTTAGAAGCCTTCACAAAGAGTGGAACTTACTTTAGAATGACGCTAGTTAACAAGTAAGTAATGACTTATGAAAGGATCATAACGTGGATTACCTACAAAGGAAAAAGGATCCCCATCCGAGAGAGCCTTTTTAAGGGAATTAAGTTTGTTCGTAGAGCAGACACGGAATCTCTACTTAAGAGACTTTCACACTCCTCACCTCATACCTTCAAAGGGTTAGTTCCATATAAGGGGAAAATCGACTGGAAATGGCTCGCCGCCGCGTGCAAGGACACCGACAAAAAATTCCCGGGACTACTCGAGAACGTAGAGGTCCACTTCTTTTCTGATACAGAGAAAAGGAAACTAAAGGGGTTTGCTCTTAGTACAGATGTCGGAAAGCGCAAGATAGCCTATTACCGTCAGATAATCTCTGAGCTAGAGAAATCCAAAACTTCCCAAGAGAAGTTCATCGCAACAGCAAAGAAATTCCATTTAATTCCCTATGGTGTGAAGGAATTAGACGAAAACTTTGTAAACTTCCTTCAAGAATTGGTAGAACACGACTTAAAAAGGTCCCTTAGGTCTTACTACCAAAACAAAAAACTACTAGGTGACCGAAACTACCTCTTTATGAACCCTGCCTTACCTACAAGGAACCCTTCTAGTTACGTAAAGACAGAAAAAGACGTGTGGATTCACGAATTCGGGCACCTTCTTATGGGAAAGATTTCCAATAAAGAATTCGAAGCTTGGAACATAATCTACGAGAGGCAACGAAACAGGATCCAATCAACCTACGGCCGCTCCAATCCCTCTGAAGGGTTTGCAGAGGAGTTCCTTCTCTACATTAAAACAGGTAAATGCTCAACCAACGCTATTACCCTCTACTTCGAAACACTTGAGAGATCTTGGAACTTCCTAAGTAAATAACCTTCTCTTTAAGCGCACCTATACACAACATTATCGTTAAGAGTCAAAACCGATCTATCACTAAAGTACTTCCCAGTTTTTTGGTAGAAACTGTTCACTTCTTTCAGTTTACCTTCTCGAATTATCAGTACACTAGAAGGGAGTTCCTCTCCCAACTTGAACATTACCTTATCCCAGTCAAAATCTTTTTTTGTCTCGCCGAAGTACTTTTCAAGGAAGGAATGTGAGGTAGGTTCTTTGACCAGTACAATATCGTTCTTCAGTATCTTAGGAAAGACATGTCGTACTTCGACTCTCCTATACCTTCCAGTTTTTAAGAGGATCTCTCCAATTTCTCTCAACTCAGACAGATCGACATTTCCTATCTCTTTATGTCGGAGGAAATACAGAATTGCAGCTGCACGGACGGTTAGGTTCTTATGCTTAAGTAACTCAGGTAGTTCCTCTGGCAACCTCTTTGGGATCCTCTCCCTCTTAATTACTGCCTTCTGAACCTCCTTCGCCCATGGTCTATCATCATACACAACACACCTACAATACTTCTCGTTTGTTAGGTGATACAACAGAGAGAAATCACCTGAATTGATTACAATCACTCGTGATCTCACGGGTATCCAAGAACTAACTACATCCTCGAGGTCTCTCCTTCCATTTAGATATCTATTTAGGTTATACAGGTGCCTCGTTCCTCCACTCTTCTCAAACACCCTCCTTGCCGCTTCCAAAATAGTACTACTCATAGTTCTTTTACTAGGGTCAAACCACATATACAATTCTCTTATACCATATCTATCTCTAGCCTCTTTCAGCACTTTCACCCAATGCTCAACCCTCTTAGTCTCGAACTCATCGTAATTGAACACTTCTGCTTCCCTTGGGACTATACCATACTTCCAACTAACAATACTCGCAGGTAATTTATACTGATCACAAAACTCTAGGTATTTTTGAATCCTCCTACTATCCCAAAGTACCTCAGGAGTTGCTTTCACCACTTTACGCTTGCTTTGCGAACATAAAGTTCCCGTTAAAACTTCTCTCTTACCTATCTCAGCTCCACTCTTCCTAACCATCTCAACACCCAACTCTCCTTCTCCCTTTTTAACACTCTTCACTCTCAACACTATTACCTCTTCTTTCCCCTTGAGCAAGTCAACATCCAACTCTACCTTCTCTCCTAACCTCCAATTTCCTCTAACCAAAACCCTTTTTACTCCTGGTATTTTGACCAAGCACACTTCCCCAATTTTCTTAGTTACCAAACCTACCGCCTTCATTTTTCCTCTCCTACTAAAGTAATGTCATTCTTAAATTCATGTGCTCTTCTTACCTTCCAATACTTCCTCATCATCCTCTCAATCTCATCCACTTTAGGTACCGCCTTCTTGTAGCATTCCACAATCACCTTCCTAACCCCCACCGCGCTCACTAACTTAAATAACCTCTCATGATGTTCTCTTACATTACTCTCATTCCACAATTCATACTCTACTTCTTTACCTATTAACCAACTGTCCAACTTAGGAAAATTCTTAAAAACACTCTCCTTCGCCGACCTAAATACTTTAGGAGTATCTATATATACAACACTACCTCTTCCCACTCTCTTAACTTTCCTCAAAAACTCATCATAACTCCCTCTACTAACTACTAACCTTCCTCCTCTAACCCTATTCTCTCTTAACCTCCTTGCTATCTCTTCCATCTTATCCTTCTTCAACTTCCTATCGTACCCTTCACTAGGTACCCTTCTAACACTTTCTAGTACACTTACCACTCTCACTGCGGTGCCAAACCACTTCCCATCTCCAACCAACGCCCGCCCTATACTATACGACCACCATCCTATATCATTACTAATTACATGCAAACCTTTCCTAACCATTAAATGACTAATAGTATAAGTACCTGCAAAAGGTTCTATAACCCTTCTTGTTCCTTTAACTTCCTTATCAATAACTTCTTCTATAGCTTTGATATACTTGTACTTACTTCCAATAGTATTGACATACCACATAATTAATTACTCCTTCTGATACAAGTTTTTTAGAGTTTACCTCCGATCTGTTCCCTTTTTCAAGAGTTCGTGATATACGACACTTATCTAAGAAGAAGTAGATAAGAACTGAGATTGAGAAAAGAAGGGTATTAACAGTGAATAGGAACTCAAGGTAAAAGGCGCTTAAATTGGTACCTTAGTGAGGAACCTAAAATAGGAATAGGACCTAGATGGGAACCTAAATAGAACTTAAACAGTACTTAGTAAGAACCTACACGATAGGGACCTATATAATGAAGGTTCATTTAACTGGGGATTCATATAGTAAGGACTTCATATATTAACGAGGTTCATATTAGTGAGGTTTATATTACAGAGGGTTTGTACAACAGGAGAGGAAGAGGGTTATATAGTAAGGACTCTATATAACAAGGTCTATGTAATAGGAGTTTACATAACAAAGGTTCATATAGTGAGGTTTATATTACAGAGGGTCTGTACAACAGAGGAAGAGGGTTATATAGTAAGGACCCATACGAGTTAAATTCGCCTCCCCTATTATAATTTACCTAAAATTAAAACATCACTTAAACTTAAGAAAGGAGGAGGTAAATTATGAAGAACTTGAAAATTTACAACCCTGACCTTAAACCCCAGGTCACCATCAAAACCCTGATCTCCCAGGTAAAAACCCAGAAACCACAACGTACCTTGGGACACGTGTCCCTCTCCCGAACATACATTCGGGAAATAAAGAGAGAGGTTGGGACCGAAGAGTTCGGGACTCTCGGACCCACCACTGTGTACAAAGTGGTGGTGGAACTGATAAAACAGAGAAAACCTGACCTTCTTCCCCGGATTAAAGAAGAGGTAGGGGAAGAAAGGTTTAAAAGGGAGGTATTCAACCTCTACTACAGGGAAAAGTAGTAGAGGTTGAAGGTAAGGTAAGGAGAGTCCTGTAAACCCTCTTTACACACAAAGGTCCGTTAAGGCCCGATCCGTAACGGGTACGGACGGTCGGGAGCTACACTGACGGACCTTCAAAACCAACCCGAACCTACTGTAATGAGGTTACAAGGTCACAAAGGACTGAACATCCTTTGTGACCGTCCTAAATACCTTAACGACACGGGCCATGATGGCCCGGTCAGGAATTGTAATGATTTCAGTAGATTACCCTGAAAAACTCGTAAATTTCGGGGGCAAAAAAGTCGTTGAGGTATTTAGGGCAACCGGCCCAGAAAGGAGGTGAGAAAAGTGAATATTAAGGAGCTCCTTCAACAGGCTCGTGCTCAGAGTCGACGGAAGAGAGGTCGTGGTCACCGTCCTGTGATAAGTGACCGTAAGGCCTCCAAACCTAAGGCTCTGTTGGGCACGAAACTTAAGAGGAATGAGTGGGAATGGCTTCCGTACCACTCTCCATCAGCATGGATGGCGGAGTGGTCAGCTAACCTACAGTATCAAGAAGAGGTACGTAGGTTAGAAGAGAAGACCACTCCTGCTCCAGAAGGCTCCTTAAGGGATCTCCTAACTAAAGCGAAGGCCTCGGTTAAGAGAGGGAGACCTCGTAAGCAGAGGCCGGAGTTGGTTAGGGACCCGGAGATTCAGACCGGATACGGATTAAAACTCCTCGAGTTAGAGGAGAAATACCCGGTTAATCCGTATTATTGGAACGATTCTCCAGGTGATCCTAGAGAGATTCCTTGGGGAGATTTGGATGACCTGGCCCGGTTGGTAGATAAGTTACTGTAGTACCACGGGTTTAGGTCAGGTAACAAGAACCGGGTTCTTAAAAGGGACCTTGGGATCCCTCCGTCTGCTTTGTTAAAGGAAAGGGAAGGTTAGTTTGGTTCATCTGCCGGGGGTTGTCTCAGAAAGTAGTGACAGACGGGCCACCATGGCCCGGTCAGGAGTTGTAATGATTTCAATAGGTTAACTTAGAAAAGTAGGAATTTTTTGAGGCAAAAAATGAGGACAGGTTAGGTCATATTTTTTTATTTACATATAATTTTATCTAAAATTTTTTTAAAATTTTGCGTGAATCCTGTAAAAAAGAGAAAAGGGGGCAGAAAAATGGAAAAAAAGGAGAAAATTTTGAACCTAACACAACATCCAGCCACGTCGGATCAGATTGAAGCAGGAGTAATTGAACCGAAGGATAAAGAGAAGGTAAGAGAGTTGCTAACGTTTAATGAACTCCCGTCTTATGAAGAAGTGATGTCTAAAGCACAGGCTCTAGCCGACATTGCCGTTGAACACGGAGTTACAAAAGCGATGATTGGAGGAGCCTTGTTCTTCATGACTCCGTTGGCGGCAATATTGCGGTGTAGAGGAGTAACACCGCTTTTCTCTTTCACAAAGAGAATGGTTGAAGAAAAGGTGCTTGAAGATGGTACAGTTGAGAAGAAAGCTGTCTTCAAGCATGAAGGGTGGATTGTGGCCTTTTAAGAGAAAAGGAGGTGATGGTCGAGTTACATTTTCTTATTTATAAATAAAATTTTTATAATTTTAAACGTTAACCGGTAAAAAAGAAGAAAGGAGGAGAAAAAATGGAAAAAGTGACAGTTATCCACAATCCCGATCTTCAGAAAAGAGAGGAACAGGTATCCTTGAGGGACTTATTGACCCAAGCCCGTCAGAGGAAGAAAGGACAATCGGCCGGCCTAGGACACATATCCTTTGCCAGGGAAACCTTACGGACAATTAAGAAGGAAGTAGGTCAAGAAGAGTATGAGACATTAGGACCAGGAGCGGCCTTCTATGTGGTATGTAAGCTAATGGAACAGAAGAAGCCCGATCTGTACAAGAAGGTAATGTCCCAAGTTGGAAAGACATTGTATAGGTCGGAAGTCGGTCAATTATACTACAGAGTAAGAGATGAGAAATAGCGAACCTTAAGTTGATAAGGGACCCTTTTGTTAGGGTCCCTTATGTTAATAACCACTTAGGAAAAGGAGGTAGAGTAATGAGAGAAGTACAGGTATAGTGTAACACGTGTAAGGAATGGCATACCATACATAACTGGAATACAGTTTCAGAACTCAATAATTGGTCCTGTTCTCTCGACTTCAACACAATCAAAACCGTCTTTGTGACCGAAACGAAGAGTGGTTCACTGAGACAAGAAAGGAGGTAGTATGGCCAAGAGAGGCGCGGTTAGGATACTAAACGAGAAAAGAAAGAGACAGTTCAATAAGTACTGGGATTGGGATTGGACGGACCAGTTCAGATGGTGCCGTCCTAAAGTATATGCCCAATCTTTGAGAGAGAAGTTAGAGGAAATACAACCAAAGACACACAAGGAAAAGATAAGGTTAGATATTGCTAAAGGGTTCCTTAGAATTGCTGCGGAAGGACTGTCCAACGAAGTACAAGGACAACCATATGATGTGTGGGATACAATACTAGAAGCTCTAGGGTTCACTGCAGAACATAAGAAAGTACTAATCACAGAGTTCAGTGACCGTACAGGAGAGTACAATCCTAAGTACGATCTGTTCGAGCTAGACTGGAACGCGATTAGAGAAGGTAACGGATTGGTACTATGTGGTGCTAAGACAATGAAGGTACGATGGGAAGTGCTTCATAGATGGGTAGCTCATTTGTTAAGTGAGTAACCGAACTGATTTTGAGTAAGTACTTACTCTTACATTAGTTAGGTACCGATTGTACTTGTCATATACTCTGAGAAAGGTACTAATCAGACAAGTAAGTATTTAGTCAAAATTGGTTCGGTTTGAATAACAAACATACATTTTTTGAGCCAAACGGGCCATGATGGCCCGTGTCTGAGTTGTAATAATTTCAACGAGTTAGCTTAGAAAAGTAGGAATTTTTGAGGACAAAAATGAAGTACGGTTCGCAACAGTCTACTAAAATTTATAGTTTTACATAGTAGAACCTTACAAAAAAGACAAAACAGCAAGTTTTTGTATAAGAAACTGAGGAAATTTTATCTATGTACAACCGAGCTTCTTTAATTTTTTCACAAGTACCGAAAAATAAAATCTCAATTTTACTATGTAAAACCTAACATTTTTGACTTTTTCACGCGGTTTTGCATAGTAAAATTGAGATTTTTCAAACGGGCCATCATGGCCCGTTTGGTTGAGTTACTATGACTGTACTACAGTAGATACAACTCTTATTAGTTCAGGATTTGACAGTTGCATCAACATTGTCTTCCATTGAGGTCCAGCAACTTGATGAACTGTCCTAACCAAAGTACACACTGTCTCTGCCAGTTCTTTAGGTTTACAACCAAGTTCCTGTGCAAGTCTTTTAATACGACACTTCTGTTCACTTGACTTAACCTGTCCTCTCTGTTTCAAGTACACATACTTAGAGATTGTCTCTTTACTTAACTGCAGACCATACTTCTCTTTCAACACCACACAGAACTCTTCAAAAGACAGATCAGAGTGTACTTTTCGTAATCTTTTTACCAACTGTCTCTTACTTATCTGTCGACCTCTCTTTTCCTGCAAATTGAGCTTCAATCCTAATTCTACTAACTCTTCCTCATTCCTCACTTGAACCTCTTCTAATTCCAAATCCAAACCTAACTCCACTGCGATCTGAACTCTATGTACACCATCTAACACTACATACCTTTTGACTTTCTTGTCACTGAACAGTACTACTCTCAAAGGTTTTGTTAATCCTTCCATCTTAAGAACTTCTCTGAGGTCCTCAATATCTGCTTTGGTAAGGTTAGGTAGTAGTCTTTGTAGAGGTTTGTAAGCATAGAACACTTTATCACTAACCTTTGTGATCCGTTTGAGTTGTTTTCGATCAACTTCTAACATGATAACCTCCTTTTTTGTTAGTTTTGTCAGTAATTATACTTCAAACTTGACAAAAACACTACTAAAACGCGCAAATTGTCGTATCTGACAGATACCTGCATTCATTTTTGTCTACAAAAAATTCTGTATTTTCTCAGCTAACTTATTGAAATCATTACAACTCAGGAACGGGCCATCATGGCCCGTCTAAGGAAAAAATTTCCAGCAAAACAAAGCGTAGAATAGCAAATAATAATCTAAATGACAGACTCTTACTGCCGGGGGTTGTCTCAAGGAACTAAACTACGTTAAGTACCTCACAAAACACCCCCTTAGGAACTGAACCCGGGGCGGTTGAGTTACAATAACAGGAGTAAGTACCCCATATCTAAAAAATTTAAAAATCGGAGAATGACTTTTAGTACACTCTCATTAAAAGAGGAGAATGACTTTAGTACACTCTCATTAAAAGAGGAGAATGACTTTAGTACACTCTCATTTATAAAAATCGGAGAATGACTTTTAGTACTCTCTCATTTAAAATCGGAGAATGACTTTTAGTACTCTCTCATTTAAAAATTTGAAGAGTGAATCCGATACTCTTAATTTTGAAAAAACGAAAACGAACCTAGTACTCTGTATTTAAAAAAGTAAATCATAAGAGAGATTAGTTAGAACAAGAAAAGAGGCGATATATCATGTTAATAGGTCTACGCCGATTCGGCGAAGGTTCAGATCGAGATGTAACAGAAGTTGAAGCTAAGGAGATTTTGGTAACAGTAGAAGGACAAGGTTTGTGTGCAATTGAGGAACTGGGCGTTGTAGATCTGTGCACGTTGAAGCAACTAGAGGAAAGTTCGTTTTGTTGCATTCCTTCTCTGACTGGAGAGATTGAGTTGTTGATTGTACCGTTGAGAATGCTTGTTAAGTTAGGTTTACGTGAGGAGACTGAATTGGATGATAGTACTTCGTGTGCGCTTCTTGCGAGAATGAAGAGTGAAGACGAGTTTCATGTGTACGAACTTTCACTTATGTTTGAGTAACAGTTAAGTTAGAAGGGTTAGTAATTATGATTGTTAAAGTACATGCAGGATCAGGTAAGTGTGGTTGTATTGTATGTCCGAATTGCGGAGCACATGAGTTGCTTAATTGCCAATTTAAAGATGTACTATCTGCGGAAAAGTGGCGATGGCAGATACGACCTTTTAAAGTTGATAATTGGTCACATTGTTTAGTATGTGGTTGTTGGTTCAATTTGGAAGGTAAAGTACAAGGCAATCGAAAAGTTCCTTCAGCTACTGTTATTTTCTCTAAAGCAAGAGAGTATGTAAAGAGTAACTTTTCTGAGGTTAGTGATCGTACTAAGTTGCGCAAGTTTGTGGAAATCTGTCGAGCGAATCAGTTGACAATGGAGCACTGGTCGGATCAATTAAGTGACAAACAAGTTAACTTAATGGTTCAGGGTTATGAATTAGTGTGAGCTGAACAGATTTTCTCGCAAAATATGACTAACTGTAAAGTAACATTTTTTTAATTTTTAAAAATTTTTTAATTTTTTTTTCGAAGTACTATGCTGAGCGAGTTAAAGGATTTGTTAGAAAAAGTGAAGCGAGAGCAACAGAGAAAAAGAAAGGAAAGAGGTATACTTCGTATATTAGTACTAACAAAGCTAGTAAACCTAAAGCTTTACTAAGTACGAAGTTGACTCGGTATGAATGGGAATGGTTACCTTATCGTTCTCTATCAGCGCGGATGACAGAGTGGTCAGCAGAAAGTAATCAGAAAAAAGAGAGAAGATAAAGAAGAATAGTGCACTGACAGATTTGTTGTTGACAGCAAAGAGTGAAGTTAAGAGAGGACGACTGAGGAGAAAGAAATCTGAGTTAGTTAGAGATCCTAAAGTCCAAACCGAGTATGAGTTGAAGTTGTTTGAATTAGAAGAGAAGTACTCGTCAATCTGTACTATTGGAACGACTCTCTTGGAAATCCTAGAGAGATTCCTCAAGGAGATTTGAATGATTTAGCGAGATTGATAGATTAATGTAGAAAGGAGGCTATCATGGAAAAAATAGTAGGTAAGATAGTGTACGATCGAGACTCAAAACGATATCATAGATACTTAGTGGAAGGAGAAGAGATAGTAGGTACGATTTATCTTACAAAAGGAGCTGCTAAGGTGAAACAATACCAAATTACACTTGTACCTCTAACTGAGGAAGAAGGAATTGTACAGAAACAATTCTAACAGATCAGACAGGCATTGAAGTTGCTATTAGTGATTCATTATGTTATTAGAAAGCTGTAATATTTGTTTCTCCGTTAGTGTTAAGGAGAGGTTGAAGCGCGAGCTTGGTGTTACGCCAAGACTAATTTACTTACCATTGTGCGTAGTCTTGAGCAGGTTCGCCTCGCTTCGTCTCGGCAAAGCTGCGCAAGATAGAACCTCTCCAACTTTCACAAAAGAGGTCGCTGTCGTGAATCCTTTAAGTTTGTACTCTCAAATTGTGAAAAGAACTTTCAGAAGAGAAAAAGACGAGAGTTCGCCGAGTTCTTCATAGGTACTCTTAGTTTGGTTGTAAACCCTCACGACTGGTTGGACTGTCTCACTCTAACTATAAACCATATAACGCCTATTAAAGAGGAATAGTATGTTCAGCTTGGACGAACTGTTGTCGATCTTTAACGATGTTGAAGAAGTTGAGATGTCTCCTTCCTTTGCTTTTGTTTACTCACAGTTGGTAGAGAAAGGCACTTCTGCTTTTTGGTTAGGAGTGCGTAAGCACGCTTTGAGAGATTGGTATGAACAGTACCATAATGTGTTAAGCGAAGACGTTAAAGTTGAGTATACTCCTGTTAGGATCCCTAAAAGGTCTGGTGGTTTTAGAACTCTGTACATTCCTTCAGATCAACTCAAGGAGAGACAGCGAGCGTGGTTAAAGCTAACCTACATTTTGGTTCCTAAAGTGACGCACGCTTATGCGTTCGAGAAACGCAGATCTTTACGAGATGCTCTTGAAAAGCATGTAGGTAACTACTTGTTCCTAAGACTGGACATAAAGGATGCTTATCCTTCGATCAGAAAAAAAGTTCTCGACTCAGTACTGGTAAAGCACGATGTGCCGCTTTCTGTTAGACAAATGTTGATAAGAGATTGTTACTTTAAAGGTTTACCTCAAGGAGCTCCTACTTCGGGCCGGTTGTTCAATATCGTGCTTTCTCAGACTGATTTAGTAATTGCAGAAGTAATTGCGAGACTACACGGTGTATACACTCGTTACGCAGATGATATACTAGTGTCCTTTCCTAAAGACGCTAAAATCTCCATCTCAAAAACGAGTCAGGTCATTAACCGTTACCTAAACAAAATCAGTCTTGAGCTTCATCCTTCTAAGTTAAGAGTCGGAAGAGGCAAGCTACGAGTTTTGGGTTGTGTAGTTCATTCTGACAAAGTTACGATATCGCGTAAGGTTAGAAGATTGTACCGAGCTATGCTTCACAACAATAAGACAGGTAAGATCTCATTAAGTAAACATAAAATCAACGGTATCAAAGGTTGGTTAAATATGGTGTACCGAAGTGAAACGGTTCCGGCTATAGGACCTATCTCATAGTGAGTGTTACGCTCACTTGCTACTTAGTCACTTCGCAGTCGTAAAGGTACAAGGTCTCAGCCGGAACTACTAAATTAAGAGGAGGTAAAATATGGGAACACAAGCTACTGTTACTGTATACGATGAAGACGACCGTCCTATCTGTTTAATCTACATACTGTTTGATGGATATTTGAGCGGTGTAGGAAAGCAGCTACAAGAGTTTCTAAAAGTACGTCGCTATGTTAACGGAATTCCTGTAGGAGCGACAAATGTCTACAACGGAATGACAGACCTTGCGGCTCAGCTTGTTTGGTATTTGAAGAAAGGAGAGTCAGGTAATGTGTACTTAGTGCCATTAGAAGAAGAACTCGGCTGTACAGACTACGAGTACGAAATTCGGTTTGTAGACGGCAACGCTCACTTACGGGAATTGACACAGAAAGTAGTACTTTATCCTGAAGTAAAAATTGAGTAAAGGAGACTGGATATGCAACTAAGACAAGGTTCTGTAATTGCGGCGAAGGTATGGTTAGACAAGAAAGTAGTTGATCTCTCATTAGCTCTAGTGAAAATAGAACATCAAGACAAGCCTGTTCTGCGTTACGTCTCAGACGACTTGTCTATTGTTACTTCTTACTTCTCTTCGAGCAGCACAGGAGCCAGTATTAGTGATTACGTTCTCAAGTGTCCTGAGAAAGTAGAAGAAGTAATAACAAAAGACATTCAGGAAATCGATGCTTACCTCAGAGCCGAAGAAGAAAAACGAAAGAAGCTTGAGGAAGAAAAACGTCGTGAAGCTAAAGCAAAATACGAGCGTATCAAACAGTCGCCTGTTACTAAACCTTCTGTCATTCCTGGACTTATATTCCGTCGCTCAGACCCCGTGCTGGCATTTGGCAGAAAGTATGTTCACTACTATCTTTCAATTGTGTCTGAAGAGACTGGAAATGAGTTGTACATATCCAATTATGTTACAAGAAATGGAAGGTATCTCGTAAAGAAGTTTAGTTGCGATATGTACTTGTACTGGCAAAAGAAAGTTCCGTCTAAAGGACCAAAACAGATTCTACAAATTTTACATCGTGAGTACGAAGAATTACGTAAGGATTGGTGTTAAGAAAGGAGTGTATTATGAACTTCCTAAAAGGATTAATATTTGGCGGTAGTATATGTTTGATTAGTAGTGATGGTTCATGGTTTCCTGTAGCGAACTTTATAGGTTTATTGATTTTATGTGTAACTGTTAAGTACTTAGTAAAGGAGTAAATGATGACTGAGTTTAAGAGAAAAGAAGAAGTCTATGTTGTGATTCGTTACCTACCTGGTGACAATCACAGAGTTGATGTGTTTGAGATTACCGCTAAGAGTTTCAACGACGCACAAACTAAAGCCTTTGACTACGTTAATTTGGACTATGCGGGATTTTGTTGACCCAAAGTCAATTTCAAGAGTTGTGTAAGAAGATTAGTAACTTGTAGAAAAAGGAGATAGAAGTATGAGAAGTCGTTTGATCGAAGTTTTCAAAGAGTTGCGTAAAGAAGGATTCCTCGCTCGAGCCAATTTTATGTGTTGTCGAAATTGCGCAGGATCAGAGCTTGCTTGTAGAGCTGAAAAACTTTATGAGAAAGGAAAGGAAGTTAAAGGAGCTATCTTTTGGACTCGGCAAGATGAGGAGAGTCTTAGAAATCATAGTCGAATGTACATTGCTTATGGACCTTGTGTTACTCAAAAATATGGTACAATAGGATTGTCAACTAAAGAAGTAGGAAAGAAATTATGCGAAAAACTCGATGCTTATCACATTCCTTATCGCTGGAACGGCGATCCTAATGTAAGGATCTTAGTAGGCGAAAATATTGATCAGGAGGTATGACATGTTAACAATCGCAAGAAAGTTCTCGTTTAATGCCGCTCATCGATTGAGCGAGACTGTACCAGAAGGACATCCGTGTTCTCGAGTTCATGGACACACGTACAAAGGTGAATTTTCGATTACAACTACTCAAGAGCCGCGCGAGTTTAGAGGAATGCTCGTTGATTTTTCAGTGTTAAAGCAACTCCTCAAAAGAGAAGTTGAGGACTTTTTCGATCACAAGTTCTTGACAAGTGATGCTAGTACTGATAAAAAAGGAACGGTAATACTACCTATAGACCCTACAGTTGAATACTTAACCTATCTTAGTACCGTTAAGATGTACTTTGCGTTAAAGAATACTCTCTCACAGCCTACTTTTGAGGCTATTGCGTCTTTGTGCACGACTCTGTATGAAACTGAGCGTTCTTGGGGCGCTTACAGCTTGATATTGCCTGTTAACACTGAAGATGCTTTGACTGAGGAGTTGTCCTCAATCAAAACACTTTAGGAGTAAGCCGTGAAGGACTACATTACAATTTGTTGTAGAAAGTGCGGTAGAGAGCTTGCTCTGATCGCTTGTAGAGAGTTCGAAGTAGTGTCTTGTGACTACTCTGACTTTAGCTACTCTAAGGCATTGAACGAGTTTTGGATCGGCGGATACTGTGAAGAGTGCGCAGCGTCGTTGA